ATCGTCGTGATACATCAAATAACTTTGGTACGAATCCGTGCTCAGAGATTATTCTGCCAGACTATCCTCTTGCAAGAGATCCTAAAGAGATCGCAAAGCGAAAGGGCTGGGATTGTTACAAGGAGGAAACCAAGTGAACGAACACGATGCCATCGCAAGGATCAAGAGACTGTCTCACAGCATCAACTGTGCCGATGAGATCGCAGAAGTGATTGAGCGGCTAATCAAGGAGCGTGACGAGGCAAGGCAGCAAGTGAGAGACATTATTCAACGCAATGAAACACAAATGCTGTCCATCATTCAGGAAGGCAACGGAGTAGCGAGGGTGCTGGACTGCTATAAGGAGGACTGCAAGTGAGCAAGAAGAAGCGCAAGACCAAGATCACGAAGGAACAGCGAATCAAAAAACAGATTGAGTTGTTTTACAAGTCCTGTAAAGAGTATCGGAAAATAGAATACGAACTTGTCCAAACTGGTGATCGGCTGGTGGAACGAATCTTTGAACTTGAAGAGATCATGCGTGGCGAGTACGAGGAGGATGGCAAGTGATAGATGAGTACGACAATGTGACCAATGATCCGTTCCTTGACGAATACTATAAGATCAAGCGAGGGATCGGTCAGCCTGAGATCATCGACAAGATGATCTACGAACGGCACGATCAACGCAACTGCTCACCTCGTATGTGTGATGTAATTTTGGATGCGGCAGATAGGATTCGGGGAAAGTGGAAAGAGGAAGAGATTCGTGAATTTGTGTTTAGGATGTCTATGCACATATTACATCTTGAGGAAACACTCAAGAAAAATAATATTGACTTTTCTCCATACATGAGCTACTATAACACGCCGAAGGAAGACTCAAATGAATCGTGAACGCTACATGGAACTTGACCGCACCGGACAAGGACCCACCAAAGAGGAGTGGGAAGCCGGATGGCATTGGTGCAACGAGTGGGACGGGATGCTCGTTGGACCCGATACGGACGAGGCTCTTGTCTGCTCCTGCGATCACCCCGCCATCGAAGCGTGGAAGCAGTCTGATGCTGGCAAGAAGTTGCAAGAGGAACTTGATAAGCGGTCTGAAGAAATTAATCAGAAAAACTTTTTCATGGGTGAGATGACAGATGAGTGACGATCCATTTTCACGACTAGTTCAAGAGCTAGAGTTCTGTATTGCCGAGCGTGACGAAGCCCGGAGAGAAGTCTGCCTTTGGCAAGGACTAGACACAGGACAGAAGTCAGAAGAAGTTGCCAAGATCCGTGGATGGGATTGCTTTGAGAAGCCAAAGACGGAACAGCAAAAGGCTATGGATAGACTCGCAGAACTTGATGAAGAACTTGGTTTTTGAAAACAAAAGACGCCTACAATGTACATGATTAAATAATAAAGCAAATCAAGAAAGCGTTAAATGGAATTTTTTGAAGCCAATAGTGATGATTTAGAAAAGCTGTCTAGAAAATCAATCAAAAAAGATGATGGTTCTTTGTTTAATGTCGGACCAAACTGGAAGTCCCATTGGTGGGGAATGCCAGCATTTAATAATGAAAATATTAAGCCGTATTCTCAGATAACGGTCAGTTTTTTGACAGCAGAAGACAGGCGCGCTTTTTACAAAAAGCTTGGCCTTTCTGGTGGATCAAAACAAAAATCAATTTGGTTTCCACAGCAGACAGGACCAGATCCTGGCGAGTACAAATATCTTGGGCCAAAGACAAACTCTAGATATCCAGTCTGCATACCTAGCAAAGGAAGGGCTGCGTTACAGGTAACTGGAAAAACGCTAGACGGGCTTGGTGTTGACTATAAGTTTTTTGTTGAAGAAACAGAAGAAGATCAATACAAAGAAGCACTTGGCGAAGATCGGGTTGTTGTAATGCCTTTCCACGACCTTGGAAAAGGATCAATACCAGCTCGTAATTTTATATGGAATTGGGCAAAAGAGAGAGAGCATAAAAGACACTGGGTTGTTGATGATAATATTTATCATTTTTACAGAGCTAACCTAACAAGAAGAATACAGGTTGGCGGTGGTGGATTTTTTAATGCTATGGAGGATTTTGTTGACAGATATGAAAATATTGCCATGGCTGGGCCACACCACTCTGGCTTTGTAAAAGTTGGATGGACAGCACATTCCCCGGTGCTTTTTAATACTAGAGTATATTCCTGCATACTCCTTGACACAAACGTGCCGTATCAGTGGAGAGGGAGATACAATGAAGACACAGACCTGTCTTTGAGACTATTAAAAGACGGATACTGTACAGCTGTATTTTGTTCGCTAATGATGCAAAAGGGCGCGACCTTTGGATCAAAAGGCAAAAAGGCTATGAGCGGCGGAAATACAGACAATGTCTATAATACTGGAGATAACAGATGGTCATTTGCTAACTCTCTAAAAGAGCAACACCCAGATGTTGTTGATGTTATTTGGAAATTTGGAAGATGGCATCACCAAGTTGACTACTCTCCTTTTAAAAACAATACTCCTATTTTTAAAGAAGGTGTTGTACCGTCTTCGACCGATAATGAATACGGCATGAGATTATACAGAAGAAAGACAAACAGTGAAGAAAAAAGTTGACTGGACCAAAAAACCAGAGATACGCTGGGAAAAGCGCCTATGTCCAATTTGCAATGAGCCAACTGGAGAAATGAGCAAATGCCATGACCCAAACTCAAAGCGAATATTTGATTCCTCAGACGAGGACGCGCCATTTCCAAAAACAATTGAAATAAACGGTGATATACTACCGCTGTTTAGTCCACAGTGTGCTTTTAGAAAAAGTAATGAATTTCTCGTGTTTGTAAACTTTCCTATAACATACGATATGGCTGACGCGCTAGGATCTATTGATGGCGTTGAAAAAATAATAGTTAAGTCGCCATACAGAATGTTTGTAACTATCGCTGAACAATTTGACGAACCACAAATAAAACAATACTTTAACAAATGCTACAGAGATCACGTTCTAGAAAAGGCAAATGAAAATGAGAATCAGAGTTCTTGATTACGGACACGTTGAGCTTGTTGATCATATGGGAAACGATCTGACGGTCGTTAATTCTGCTCGTGTTTCATTCAACAAGGAAAGCTCATGGACAATGGACTATCCTTTTGGTGAAAGCGATGAAAGTCCAGTTAAAACGCTTTCTCAAAAAGACAGGGCGCTAATTAAATATCTAGCCGAGCACAAGCACTGGACTCCATTTTCTCATCCACAGATTACTTTGAGGATCAAGGCTCCGATATTTGTGCGCACTCAACTCTTTAAGCATAAAGTTGGGTTCACCGAAAATGAAGTTTCTAGACGATACGTCCAAGAAGATCCTGATATTTACCATCCAAGATGGCGAGCAAAGCCCACAAATGGAGCCAAGCAGGGTTCAGAGGACTTTATAGAAATAAACGATGATTATAATTACATCAATCGCTCATATTCAATGGCTGTTGAGGAGGCGATGACAGTTTATAAAACCCTTCTTGAAAAAGGCGTTGCTCCAGAGCAGGCTCGCTCTATTCTGCCACAGGGAGCCTACACAGAATGGTGGTGGACAGGATCTCTTGCAGCATACGCTCGCGTGTATTCACAAAGATCGGACCCTCACGCGCAATGGGAAGTTAGACAGTACGCTGACGCTTTTGACAAGATAATCGGGCCGCTTTTTCCGGTTTCTTGGGAGTGCTTAACAAATGTCAAAACGTCAGGAACTGCTAGAGAAAATAATCATAACAAGCCTGTCTCTAAAGTCGAACAGCAATAAAATTGTATACGACTACGCCTTTGTAAATGAGCACGGTTTTTACGGTTGTGTTATTGATACGGCTTCTTTGGATCTTTTTGAGCCAGGGTTGCCGCAGAATAATAGACTAATATCTGCCATAAACTACCCGTATCAGGGTCTTAGCAAGGACAGTGCGCTTGACTGCCTTGTTAAGACCTTTTCTATTATGAACAGTTCTTGTATGGGTGTAATAACAAGCCTAGACAAAGGAGATGTTGAGTCTGGTAACTACGAAAAGATGCGAGAGTTTTTGCTGGAGCTTTCTGAGCTTTCGGCAGTAGAGAAACGGGTTGCCGTTGAGTTTTCATGGATAAAGTCTGATGAGCATTTATCAAAATTGCTTAGCGTTGTTGCGCCATATGATGAGATCCGTTTAGTTTTTTCTGGATTTCTATCAAACCCAAAAGACCTTAGAGAGCTTAAACAAGCAGCGAAAATATGCAAGGTGTCTGGCTTTGAAAATTACGAGTACTTTGGTTCTGTTCCAAACAAGATATCCAACATATTCTCAATATTCGATATGGGTTACAAGCTAGTTGGTACGCCATCACAGGCAATTCCAAAGCTTTTGCTAGATAAATTATGATTGGTATTAAAAAACAAACTAGTGTATTTTAAAACAAGAGGATATACATGGCAACCAAATCAACTTCTAGTGCAACCACATATACAACAGCTGAATCAAACTACGCTCAGACTGCTCGCGGTCTTGGTATCAGAAGAAATCAAGACACTCCACCTAGCACAACTTTTGATAAGCTTGGTAATTTTTCTAACCTTTCTAAGGCTGATGTCTCTGTACCAAGCTATGTAGAGACTACATTTGCGGCAGGGGCTTTCACAGCGAGAGTCGCAGGCTTTGCCCAATCACAATTCAGAAGAGATCCTGGAGACACCACCCTCGCTTCCGCCCAAGCCCTAGCTGGTATTGCGGCAAGGGTTGCAGATGGTGGGTTAAGAACTTATTCTCTAATTAAGAACTACGACCTCAAAGAAACCCAGCAAGGTGGCGAAGCAACAAAATGGATGGACCTTTACGGTCGTGTTCTTGAGGTAAACGGTTCAAATATAGCGATTCTCAACGATAAAGCCGCTAACGCAGAAATCACTAGCACAACTTTTGCAGCAGACAAAGCCCCTGGAAACGAAACCTACGACAAGAACAAAGGGGTTACTTATTACACAAAAATGACTGGTGGATTCAAGGGTCCAGGTGGCGGCGACAAATACGACGTTGGTAAATAATAAAAGGCTTTAAAAATGTCAACAAACATAACCACATTAAATAACAATAAAAGCGTCTTCAAGGGTGGCGGAAGAGACGTTGGTCCAGCCGCTGGTGATATTCAGCACAACGACATAAGACCAACCCAACCAAATAACCAATTCACCACATTTAGAGGCCCAAAACAACTGCAAATTTCAGCTGGCACCACAGAAGTATTCAATGTTAGAGCAATGCAGATTGATGATGATGATCAAACTATTGCCATTAAGTTTAACTCTCCATCAGAATGCGTTACTGGTAATGGTGGAATGTTTATATCAGAGCACGACTTTATCATTGACAGCATAAAATTTAGATCAAGCAGCCCAAACGTTGGCGCCCTTACAGCAACACTCTTTAAATCAAATAGCGGAACCGCTTTTTCTTCCGGTACAGCCATTACTGCAGCAATGGACTTAACAACAGCGGCTCACACCGTTGCAACTGGTGCGTTGGTATCAGATACTGCTAGAACTGTAGCAAGGGGACAATCTGTTGGTCTAGTATTTACCGGCACACCCGATCAGGCTTCTGGCGTACTTTTTAGCGTCAAGGCTAGACGCGTAATCCCAGGAACAAGATTCGACAACTACCTAGAATAAGGATAAAAATGTCAAACATTAAGAATTTATTATCGAAACTACAAAAGGCTGTTGGCCAAGACGAAATGGGTATGACTCAGATGCCAATGATGATGCAGCAGCCAGAGATGGGTGGTGGTATGCAATCAGCTCCTGCCGAAATGCCCGAAATGCCAGAGATGGAAATGATGAGCGAAGAAGAGCCAGAAATGGAAGAGATGGATACCTCTGAGGTTGATGAAGAAACCAAAGAAATGTTCATGAGCGACATCAATGCTCTTATTGCAAACGCTGGCGATATTGCTAATCACGTTTCTAAAGGCAAAGAAATTGAAGCTTGGATGCTTGGCAAAATAACATTAGCCGCAGATTATATCTCTGCAGTTCGTGATAATTTTGTTGGTGATAAGTAAATAAATAAAACAACGCAAAAGTAAGAACCGGCAGCAATGCCGGTTTTTGCTATACTTAAATGTGATAGCAAATATTTATACAATTATAAGCCCTCTATGCGACGATTACTATTTAAGCGGTGGCCATACCACTGGCAGAGATCTTATTAATGCTTTGAAAGAGGCTGGGTATTTTGTAAACGTTATAACACCAAATGATCTTTTTCAGGCACCAGACAGTGCAGATCTTTGTGTGTTTTTTGATTTATTCAATGATCCAGGCGGATCAAAATGGTTTGGTCCTGCTGAGCAAAGACAGTTTTTAAATACTAAAAAACCAACTGTTGTTTTTGAATGCGCGTATACTGGAGCAACCCCAGAAGAATACGGCGGCTGGATGATACAACCAGATGTTAGATACCAACCAAACGCAATAAAGACATTTATGGCTGGGTTGATGGCCAACAGCTTTGTTAATATATTTTTAAGCCCACTTCATTATAACGAGTGGTGCAAGTTTATTGGTAATCAAATTCCAAACTCATTCTGCTATTTCCAAAAAATAGACGCTAATATATTCCATAATAAAGGATACGAAAGACCAATTAACGTTCTATATGTCGGGGCAATAACAGAAGCCAAGGGCGTTGTTGAAGCCCAGTATATGTTTGGAAACAACATAAAGTTTATTGGGCGAGGAAATCTAGATCTCATAGATCAACAAAACTATTTAGGGACTGGAACTCCGCAAGAAATAGCAGAAGTTATGAATAAGGCTACGTTCTTTATACACACACCAAACTGGAAAGAGGCGTCTGCGCGAACAGTAGTTGAAGCTGCTATGTGTGGATGCAGGCTTTTAGTTAATGAGAACGTTGGCGCCTGTAGTTTTGGCTACGCAGACATTTCAGATCCAAGCCACGGAATAAACTCGTATAATCAGATGAAGTCTATTCTTAAAGAAAGAAAAATAAATGCTTGAGCAGATTATAAAAGACTCTAAGAAAATACTTGACATTGGGGCAAATGTCGGCCAGTCGTTTTTAAAATTCAAGGGATTAAATCCAGAAGCAAAAATTCTCTCAATAGAAGCTAATCCAGCCTGTGAAGACGCACTCATAGAGTGCGGCGCGGATTATATGATTTGCGCACTTGGTGATGAAAAAAAGACAGTTGAGTTTTTTATAAACAAAAACGAACCAACTTGCCAGGGGGCTTCTTCATTTAAAGAAAATACTGAGTTTTACAGCGAAGGCAATTACAACACAATTAGCCTAGAGACTATTCGTCTTGACGATCTATTGGCTGATTGCGCTTTTGATTTTATCAAAATTGATACTCAAGGTGCTGAGATGTCAATTATCAGAGGTGGCGAATGTGTAATTCAAAAAGCAAACTGGGTTCTTGTTGAGCTTCCTATTGTTGAATACAATGCAGGCTCTGCAAAAGCAACAGATGTTATTAAAAAAATGATGACCATTGGTTTTTTACCTACATGTATAGTAAATGAAAACAAGCTCAATAATGAAACGGTTCAAATAGACGTTTTATTTAAAAAAAATGAAAACGCCAAAAAAGTAAGAAACATAGTTGGCGAAAAGATTAGTGACATATTGGCTAGCCTTGTCTGGTTTGATCCACATTATTACATTGAGGTCGGTTGTTACAGGCTTGGCACATCTCTTGAGGTTATACCTCGATCTTATGCAAAAGCGCATTTTTTGCTTGATCTTTTTGATACAGCCCCAACTTATGAAGGTGCCCCAGAAGACGCACCGTTAACTTTCGATGAAGCAAAAAGCATACTTAATGATTGCGGGGCAATTTTTAATTCACAAGTTTTTGTAGTCGCTGGGCTTTCTTCTGCAACACTGCCAAGTGTGATAAACAAGATAAACTCATTTGACGAAAAGCTTCTTATTTTTATAGACGGCGGTCATTCTTTTGAAACTGTGCTAGGAGATCTGAAGAACTGCTTGCTTTTTAATGGTGAAATACTAGTAATTGTTGATGACTTTAAATGGGATAATATACACGCTGCAGTTGTTGGGTTTTACGATATTGCAAAGATAAAAGGAAGATGCCCAGTAGTAAATGAAAATACTAACGAAAATCTTTGTATAATGAAAGTACCAGCGATTGCTAATAAAACTAACTGAATCAGAAGTTCGTATCTGCCAATGGCTTGCAAAACAGCGCCACTCTTCAAATAGGAGTGGTGGTGTTGCAGATGGGAAAATCGGACCACAGTCCTGCGAAGAAACCGATCTTGAAGGAATTTGTGGTGAGTTTGCTTTTTGCAAAGCCCTTAATTTATACCCAGATATGTCCATAAGTCCGAGAAAAGGCTCGCATGATGTATTTGCGTTTGGCAAAACAATAGACGTTAAAACGACAAAATACAAAACTGGTAAGCTGCTAGCTAGACAGTCAAAGAACGAGACACCTTCTGAGATTTACGTTTTAGTTGTTGGTCAGTGCCCTTCATATAAAATAGCTGGTTGGTGCACAGGATCAGATCTTATTAAAGACAGCAATCTTTTAGATCTTGGTTACGGAAAAACATACGGACTTGAGCAGTCTGCGCTCAAGCCCGTAGAAAAGATTAAAGAGTGTTTTTTTATCTAACCTTAAGAATTGACATTACCGCTTCCATTACCTCTTTTTGTTTTTTCGCTTGGTTGTTTTTCTGAAGTGGATTTGGTGCTAAACCGCAATTGTCGCCACCTATCTGCTGGCAGCTTTGTCCTGGGTAAAAAGTTCCTTGGCAATTAGCTGTTCCAGCAACTTCTGTGCACGCAAATCCGCCGAAGTCTCCAACTACAGAGCAGCAAGCACCAGCTTGAGATACAGCAAAACCACATTTGCGAAGCCACAGCTGCTTGAGTAGGTCAACCATTTCGTTAATTTGCGCATCGGTAATACCTGGGCACGGTCCGGTTCCGTACACACCGTCCTCACCCATTTGGCAATTAAGGTATCTTACGAATCTTTCAGCTAGACCACCTGGACCCCACACAGAACCCCATGTTGCGGGATCTGTTGGATTAAACTCAGGGTGACTCCTAATCCAAGTTAATGGCTCATCTCTATCGGTAACCTGGCCAATCCCGACAATAGAGCCAAGTGGCGGACCAGCATGTACTGGGGTGCACCCGTATTCAAGGCCTAGTGGGTTCGGCTGACAGTACATGCTAGTAATAATCCAATCGTACGCTATAGTGATTGTGTAAGGATACGGAATCTGTGCTGGGATACGCACTCCACAGATATCAACCGTTTCACCGCCTCCACCACCCATAAGATCTTCATTTACACCTTCAGGCTTTTTTAAAAGCGTTGGCGGTGGTGGTGTTTGTTTTAGTGCCGTTAATCTAATTTTTTCTTCTATTGACTTTTTCATTATAATACCTTATACACTACCTTTTAGTGCTCTGATGATCATATCAGTTATCGAAGCCGTACCAAGCTGTATGTTTTCCCTTTTTTGCGGAGCTATTACGCTAATTTTGCTTTTCCCGCAGTTGTCGCCTCCGATTTGTTCGCAGGTTTTTCCAGAATAAAACGTTCCGTTTTGACATTCTCCTGGCCCTCCAACCTCCGCACACGAGAACCCCCCGAAATCTCCAGCTACAGAACAGCAGGCCCCAGATGTCGCTTCTGCTCGTATACCGCATCTAGCATCAAACATCATTTTTGCGAGCTGCAGCCCTCCAGGCGTAAAGAACGGGCTAGATGTAATAGAGCGTGAGTACGGGTGAGTACCATCCCAAAACTGCTGCCATATGGCTGGGGTTGTCGGAGCCTGCATGTCAGGCTCTGTTAATCGCGTTGGCCCGAATACGTTTACCCAGTTTCCTGGGATCGTCGTATCCCCTGGGTATCGACCAGTAAGATACTCAATAAGCATTCTGTATGTTCTAGGGACCGCCTCAAGCGGATTATCTACTGATCCAGCATAATTACTAATCACACCAGCCATTCCAAGGCTTGCAAAAGACGGACATCCAGCTGGAAGCTGTCTTGGTGCCGGCTCGTGTACGTCACCAAACCCACCGCCACTAGAGCAATAAAAATTGTAATAATCGTACTGCAAATAAGCGTCTAGGCACTGGCATACCTGTGATGATGAGGCTGAAGTGCATGTTGGACACAGATCTTTTGCCGTAGCGTCTCTGTACACGTAATTCAAAGGATCTGTTGCAACTTCTATAGGATTTCCGCGCTCGTCCTCGGTTTTAGTTGTTGGATTTGCTACAACCTGAAATCGACCCTCTGGCCTCCGACAATCAGCGGCGGTGGCTTTGTTTGCAACCAAAAGACGTTTTATTTTTTGTTCTAATTTGTTATTCACTTTTTCCCCTTGCTAGAAAGCCTGTGCGTTCCTGGTAGTAGATCTGTGTCAAACGGTTTTCTCTTGAAAGACCCGGTTCTAAGTGCGTGTAAAAAACCGTTAACCCTTCCGTATCCCCACTGGTCTGCGCTTCTGACATTTGGTCTTACGCTTTGCGGATTTGTTTTGTAAGCACCAATGCCTCTTCTGAAAACAGTGATTAAAGTAGAGACCCGTATCTTATGCTTTCCTTTTTTATTGTAGTCGTCAGCTTTTTTCTTTAGCGTGCTGCGAACAGAATCGCTAACGTAGTCACCGCCTTGAGTAAAGTACGATCTTAAAAAAGCATCAAAAGAAACTGGGCCTTCGCACTCTAGAAAATCGATATCTTCTATATTTAGATCTTCAGCCTTAGCCATCTTTTTCTTATACTTGGAAAGATTGTTGTGCAGGGCTTCACGCGAAGAACAGGGCAAATAATAAGTAGTATCGGCCTTTAATCCAGCCTGTTTTCCATCTATATTATAAAACTCTTGTGTTCCGCCACAGCCTAGTTTTTTAGCCATGTTTTCTGCGGCCTCACGAGTTGTAAAAATATAATCTGGTTCTTTGGTATCCATAACTGTACTTTTATTTATACACCTATACTTAATTATGCGAATAGCTTTTATAAACAACTTCTTTAACGCAGGAGGATCGTCTCTTGCGTCTTTTAATTTAGCCCAGACACTTTCAAAAAACCACGAAATGATGTTTGCTGGATGTGTTGACGGTCCTTTTAGGGAAAAGTTCTCTAAGCTTGGGCAAACGTATCTGTTTGCAAATAATAACTTTGAGTACGATCAAAATCTTACGGATCATCTAAACAGGTTTTCCCCAGATGTTATCCACATATTTGTGCCTGGCTCACAACAGCTGTCTTTCATTGACGCATTACCAAAGTGCAAGCTTTTCGCAAGTGTTTTATGTGGGCAGACTGTCGGTTTTGATACATCGAAATTTAACAAGATTTTTTTCAGCTCTGAGTATCAGCGCTCACTCAGCCCCAACGTTAGCAATTTTGAAATTGTTAAGTATGGTCTTTGCTCCACAGAGTCAATAACTCAGCAACGAGAAGTGCCTGTTTTTGGCCGCGTTTCAAGCTTCTGCCCATCAAAAATGATTCATGACACAATTTATTGTTCTGCGCGCATGCCAAACAATAATTTTATAATTGGCGGCGAGATTCTTGATCGACAGTATTTTGATGGTATTACAGCCTACCTAAATTACACAGGCGCGAAAAATACTAATATATTTGCCAATGTGAGCGATGAACAAAAGCAGGAGATTATTAACTCCTGTGATGTCTATCATTATCCATCTTCTAACGAGGCCTTTTGTTTTTCAATACTTGAGGCTTTTTCTTGCGGAAAACCAGTCATCTCATACAGAAACTCCGCTATACCAGAAATGCTTGAGACAGACGAATGGCTGTGTGACGACTTTGAATCTTTGTTAGAATTGACAAAAAAGATGGCTAGCACTTCGGCGCAAGATCGACAAACTATTGGCATGAAGAATTTCGATCTCTACAAGAAGTACGGTGTGGACATTTACGCCCAAAAAATCGAACAAGAATACCGTAACTGAATCTAAAAGCCATGTGTATGCGAAGCTACTAATCCTACAATAAAAACCAATATGAGTCTACCAACACAGTACCAGCAGTTTATTCATTTGTCACGATACTCAAGATTTCAAGACGCAATTGGTCGGCGTGAGTCTTGGGACGAAACTGTTAACAGATACTTTGAGTTCTTTTCAAACCACCTAAAGACAAACTGCTCTTTTAATCTTGACAAGCAGCTTTTATCCGAACTAAAATCTGCAGTTCTTAATCTTGAAATCATGCCAAGCATGCGCGCTCTAATGACTGCTGGCGAAGCTTTGCAGAGAGACAACGTTGCAGGGTATAATTGTTCTTATGTCACAGTCAGCAGAGTCCGCGCGTTTGATGAAATACTATACGTTCTCCTGTGCGGCACAGGAGTTGGATTCTCTGTTGAGCGACAATACGTCGAAAAGCTACCAACTATCGCTGAAGAGTTTACAAACAGCGAAACTACTATTGTCGTTCAAGATAGCAAGGCTGGCTGGGCTAAGGCATACAGAGAGCTGGTGTCCTTACTTATTGGAGGCCAAATTCCAAAATGGGACGTCTCAAAGGTTCGTCCTGCTGGCGCAAGACTCAAGACATTTGGTGGGCGTGCGTCTGGTCCGGGGCCATTGGAGGATCTCTTTAGATTCACTATTGATACTTTTAAAAAGGCTGCAGGAAGAAAACTCACTTCAATCGAATGCCATGATGTGGTCTGTAAAATTGCAGAAGTTGTCGTGGTTGGAGGTGTGCGAAGATCTGCACTTATATCGCTCAGCAATCTCACTGATGAAAGAATGCGGGATGCAAAATCAGGAGCTTGGTGGAACGAAAATCCCCAACGCGGTCTTGCAAACAACTCCGTCGCCTATAAAGAAAGACCAGACATTGGTATCTTCATGGAAGAGTGGGTTTCGCTTTACAAGAGTAAAAGCGGCGAACGCGGCATCTTTAATCGTGAGGCGTGCAAAAAAACTGTGGAAAAGCTAGGCGAAAGAAGAGATGCTTCATATGAGTTTGGAACAAACCCATGTTCTGAAATTATTCTGCGAGACCGCGAGTTCTGTAATCTAACTGAGGTTGTTGTTCGGAACAACGACACAGAAGAGTCTCTTGAGAGAAAGGTTAGACTTGCAACGATTCTTGGAACTTTCCAGGCGTCTTTGACTCACTTTCCGTATCTTTCATCTGAATGGAAAAACAATTGTGAAGAAGAGGCTCTGTTGGGCGTTTCTTTGACTGGCATAATGGACAATCCTTCTACAGCAACTGCCTGCAAAGAAACAGAAATGATGTTAACTAGACTTAAGAAAGTAGCTATAGACACAAATAAAAAATACGCAAACAGCATTGGCATAAAGCCAGCAGCAGCAATCACTTGTGTAAAACCAAGCGGCACTGTTTCGCAGCTAGTTGATGCCGCTTCTGGAATTCACCCAAGACACAACAACTACTACATCAGAACAGTTCGCGCTGACAGAAAAGATCCACTTTGTAAGCTAATGATTGATCATGGCTTTCCACACGAGCCTTGTGTCATGAAGCCAGATTCAACAATGGTTTTCTCGTTCCCAGTGAGGGCCGAAGGATCTTTGACTAGAAACTCGCTTTCAGCAATCAAGCATCTTGAGGTTTGGCTAATGTATCAAAGATATTGGTGTGAGCACAAACCGTCAATTACTGTGACTGTTAGGGAAAACGAGTGGATGGATGTCGGCGCTTGGGTATATGCACACTTCGATGAAATCAGCGGCATTTCCTTCCTGCCACACTCTGATCACTCTTACAGACAGGCGCCATATCAAGACTGCACAAAAGAAGAATACGAAAAGCTAAGTAAGTCAATGCCAAGCAATTTTGATTGGTCATTGCTAAAGGATTACGAAAAGACTGATTCAACTGTAGGAACGCAGACTTTTGCGTGCAGCGGCGATAAATGTGAGCTTGTAGATATAACTTAATGCATTACAAAACTGTCTTTCTTTCAGACTTCCACCTTGCTTCAAAAAAGGCAAAACATAAGCCATTGACTGAATTTTTAAAATCTAATACCTTTGATAACATCTATTTGGTTGGTGACATCATTGATATTTGGAGATTTAAAGACGCTTTCTCAATGCGCCATGAGAAGCAGATTGGACAAGTCGAAGTCGTGGAAAGACTTTTGAAGCTTTCCCGTAAGGGAGCTAGGATTCATTACATCTACGGAAATCATGATGAGTTTATGGCAAAGTTTATAGGCCATGAAATATTCGGCAACATTTCTCTTTACGAAAGAATGGATTACACAACAAAGAACGGTAAGAAGTTTTTAGTCCTTCATGGTCATCAATTTGACCTATTGACCAAGTACCCGATTAGTTCTTATCTGTACAAACTAGGAGATGTTGGATACGAGATAATGCTTGACTTAAATGATGTCTTTAATTGGTGCCGCAGAATACTTGGTATGCGTTACTGGTCTTTATCTAAGTACGTAAAAATTAAGGTCAAGAGAGCTGCTCAGTTTATTGAAAGCTTTGAAGATGTGATATGCAGATACGCAAAAGAAAAAGGCTACGATGGAGTAGTGTGCGGCCATCTTCACAACCCGAAGATTACTGAGGTCAACGGTCTGCTATACGCAAATTGCGGATGCTGGACCGAAAAGGATAACTGCACCTTCCTCTATGAAGACGATCTTGGTAATTTAAAAATTGGAACATATGCAACAAATTGAAATTAAAGAAGCGCACTATCGACAATCTAAGTGGCACGATCCTATCGTCGTTGGTCTTTGTGTTTTCTTTCTCGTTCCCTTTTTTGTCTACGGTCTTTTTTTAGGATCAATAAGGGATCTGTTTTCTAAAAAACACCAGCAGTGTCAGCAAATAAAAGGTGGTTTGTCGGATGAAGAAATAACAAAGCTTAGAGAAATTTATATGAAGAACTATAATAAGATCGAAACCAATGATAGTAAAAATTAAAAAGCTTTCTGATAACGCAAAGACTCCAGAATATGCTACCCCTGGATCTGCTGGTGTAGATTTGTGCTCTGCTATTTCCACTACGATAGAACCAGGTAAAATAGCTCTTGTAAAAACAAACATCTCTATTGAGATGCCACCAAACATTGAAGCTCAAATAAGGTCAAGAAGCGGCCTTGCTTTTAAGAATGGAATTTTTGTTTTAAACGCACCTGGAACCATTGACTCTGACTATCGCGGTGACGTTGGTGTAATCTTGGCGAATTTTAGTGACAACGCCTTCGATGTAAAAGTTGGTGATAGGATCGCCCAGATGGTGTTTGCAAAAGTTATCAAGCCTGATTTCTCAGAGTCCTCAGACCTTTCCCTTACATCTAGAGGCGATGGTGGGTTTGGGCACACTGGTGTTTAGTGTATTTATGATTGATGAGCGCAGAGAAATATGTAAACGAAAATCGTAGCTCACTACTTTCAATATACTCACAAGTGTTGACTGCAGAAGAGCTTTCCTGCGAAGTGTTTGAGAAAAGAATTGATGACAAAGTAAAAAAAGAAATTTGTAGAAAAACTGTAGTTGTGCACAAGTACTTAAATGGCGAGGTTGATTTTCCAATCAATCTTGCTTTTTTAAAACCAAAAGACAGCCAAATTGTAGAAGAGCTTTACAGTATTGTTCTTTGCGAAGAATTTGTAAAAGCTGGTAAATTAACAAGGACTGGAGACATGTACGAAGCTACAATTGGTTGGGATTTTAAAATAATTCCCAAGTTTAAGAAATACGTCAAGGGCAAGTAATGCCTATATACCCATTTGATTGCCAAACATGTCAGCACCATTTTGAGATCTGGCTTAAGATGTCAGATGAAAGACCAACACAGTGTCCTTCTTGTGGGTGTAACGATTGCTTGTCACGTGATTTTTCTGGTATAAATGCTGTTGTGGACTCCAATCAGCCGAAGACAATAGGTGATCTTGCGAACAAAAACACAGAAGATGCGGTTAAAAGAGGTGAGCTTCCAAAGAGCGCTCTTGACTGGGAGTCAAACAGAAAGAAAAAGCGAGAAGTAAAAAATAAAGCAAAGAAAATATCAGAAATGACACAGCAGCAAAAAACAGACTATATTATGACTGGTAAAATGCCATGAGCGTTGAAATAAAAAAAATAGATGATGAGCTTTCGTGTTACACATTTATTTGCAACGACACCGGCAAAAGAATGCTAAATGTTTGGTCTAGATCAATTGGGGGTAAAACGCCAGTTCAAACAGTTGAGGCAAAGTGGTTTAGCAGTGGCTATGCTGGTTCTGGACCGTTTGAAATAGAAGGCGTTTTGTCTTGTACACCAATTGATGACTCAAGATTTAACACAGAAATAGTTGATTTTATGACTGACGAAATATCTGGAGACGTAAAGCTAACGGCTTTTGTAAAACAAAAATGAAATTTATAAACTCAATAGATCAGCTTGGTGGCGAAAAGAAATACTCTAATGAGTATCTAAACGAATACGGTAATGCTAGTGAAGAGTCTAGAGCCTGCGCAAAAGTGCAGTCGTCAGACACTGGAACTAGATACTACATACTACAAAGCAACGCCCAAAGAAAGATATTTAACCCAATAATTGACGATTTTCACAAAAAGCTTCCTGGCAGGTCAGAGCATGAGTTTAAACTGACTGAATGCTCAAAAGAAGCATTCGACGCCTACGCGGATTATCTAAAAACAAAAAATCCTTTAATGCTTAAAAAAGCGGAGATTTGCGTAAAAAGATGAACAAGGCAAAAGTAAAATCCATTCTTAGCCAATGCAAGAAATCAATAAACACAATCTTTGATGATGCTGAAGCGGCTAGGCTTAGTAAAGATCAGATGGAAGAAGTAATCGCTCTTATTTCAAGAAAAATAGAGGGCGAAACCAACAAGGAAAACGCCGATCTAGAAAAACCAGCACCAATCAAGTCTCATGTTTTTAAGACAGGTGCTACTTCAGATGAAAGAGGCGCGTATGTTCATACTAAGTCAGCATCAGAAAAATTTGATCAAATGAACGGTAGATAAAAATGAACACCTCTATTGATCCAAAGCTAAACATTTTCTGGTCAGTAAATCTTAAATCAGAAAAGACATGGCTTGATAAGCTAAATGATGATGGCGCTGAGTGGTTTAAGCTTTCAGACGCAATAGAATCTGGAGCAGAAGAAATACAATCAATGGCTCTTTGGGTTCACAAAAAGTTTCCAGAGCCACATATAACCTCTGTTCCAGTCGCTCAGAATAAAGACGGTTACTTTTTTGGAAAGCGCGCATCAATTACTTTTGGTGACGGCAACGCCCAAGAGTTTATCGGCGCTGGATATCTTGAAAATGATATCGTGAAAATTACTTGGTATAACAATTTACTCGAAGCTACTATGTTTGAGGAGCGCTCTCCGCAAGAATGCGGATTCTCTCTTATAAGATGCAAGAACAAGAACACGACAGCAATTTCGTCTCAGGCTTAAAAATTAAAACATCAGCTTATATCACTGAGCTGATTATACTAAACGACATAGAGTGGAAGATTAAAAAAGGTATTTTGGCTTCAAAGCCAATTTCTCCGTTTTGGAGAAAAAACGCGCAAACTACGCCAGAGCTTAAAACACTTGCAGAGAAGTTTAGACTTGAGCTTAGCTATGTAAAAAATCTGCTTCATGTTTTTAGCGCCCCGGTCTTAATAAAGTATATTAAAGAGCGCGGTATTATAACGATAAGGTTTCTTACTTCAGACAAGCAAAAAGCCATGGTCTTTAATCTTTTTAATGAGCAGGTTGATTTTGAAAAAGCAAAAGCTGAAAACAAGAAAAACAAATTTGATGAGACCATTATAACCGTTGAAGACACTCGTCGCGCTCCTAAACTACGTAAAGGACTTGTATGAGCACAAAACCGCTAGTTGTCGAAGATTTTTTAATTCCAGCAAATCTGCTTCGTGAAGAAGAAGGCCGCGTATTCAGAACAACCATATCAATGGACATTGCTCTGTCTGGTGGTATTCCAGAAGGAACTAGCGTTCTTCTAAGCGGTAAGCCAAAAATCGGTAAAACAACTCTAGCACTGCACTATGTGCAGCAATGCCACAGAAAAGACCCCTCTAAAAAGGCTTTCTTTTTTGACGTAGAGGGCCGTTTGCGCACTGAGCTAGTTGACTGCTTTCCAGATATAAATAAAGAGAATCTAAACATCGTTAGATCTAACAGCACAAAAATATTGAGCGCTGAAGACTATCTAAATCTTATATTTCAAACTCTAAAAGATAATGAGCACTCAATATGCATTCTTGACTCCATTGCTGCGCTTTGCCCGGAGGGTGAGCTGTCTTCTAATATTGGCGACTCTGTTAAAATGGCTGGAACCGCCACGCTTATGTACAAGATATTTAAGAGAGTCAGCCAGATCCTGCCGGTTACGCATAGCACATTTATTGCCTTGACTCACATGATTGCAAATCCAAACCCAGGGCCTGGAAAGAAGAGCTATGCGGTTGGTGGCAATGCTCCTCAGTACGGAGCATCTGTTTGGCTAGAGGCTGCATGGAAGCAGGACATTAATGACTCCGCTAACAAGACTATTGGTCAGAACGCACACTTCAATGTTATTGCTTCAGCGCTTGGCGCCCCTGGCGCAGAAGTAACAGTGCCAATAATTTACGGAAGAGGCGTTGATGAGCATATGGATTTGTTCAATATTTGCTGCGAACTTGGTCTTATTCAAAAAGCTGGGGCCTGGTATAGCATTGGTGGCGCAAAAGAAAAAATTCAAGGCCAACTAGCTGTTGTTGAACTGCTAAGAAAAGACGAAAAGCTTTACTCTTCTCTTCTATCTCAGGTAGAGCAAATGGCTATGCCATGCAAGTAATTTCAATAAATAATCCATCAAAAAGAATTGCATGGGATTTACGCCCGACGACTTGGCCAATGAAAAGCAAGGCGACTTGCAGATCAAAAATACAGCACAGTATTGGGCAAATGATATCAAAAAAATATCCTCTTGATCCGATCCTAGAGGACATAACAATACCAGACACTAGGCTATCTCTTGATTTTTATCTGCCTCAGCGCAAAATTGCCTTTGAGATACAGGGCGAGCAGCACAGTGAAATGAACCCCTTTTTTCATGACAGCATCGCTGACTTTGAAAATCAAAAGCAGCGTGATGAAATGAAAGAACTTTTTTGCGAACTTAATAACATAAGACTGATCAAGCTACACTCAATCAAAGAAGCGGAGAAATATTTTGGAATCACAAAATCTGATGGATCGGTCTGAAATTCAAAAGAAGATGGCTGAGTTTCGTGACCACTTTAAGTTTGCGGCTATTATGGTTCCACCAGAAGTCGATAGGCTTCTTGGTATGACAAGGGATTATTTAAAGTCTGCAAACAGAGAAGATCTTGCTATTGACTGTATACGACTTTCTCAATACGGCCTTTACATTAAAACCGAAGCAAATAGGCTTCGTTCGAATATTTCTTGGTGCGACGCAAACATCAACTCTATTGTCGGCCGAGAGCTACCAAACACAAACGGCTATGGTATAGCTGAAAAGTCACTTATAATTAAGCGCAATGATCCAGTGGCGAAGCAGCTAGATTCAATAAAAACACTCTGCGAAGTTCAATTAAAAACAATCGAGGACATAGACAAAAAAATTGAGTTTATGGCCTCATCTATAAAAAATCTTTGCTTTGAAAAGAGAGGAATAACAAATGAAAGATCTTAAAGGTTTTCTGCAAAAGGCCATCATTACAAATGATATGGAGTCCGTTCGTGAGTTTTACACCACAATATTTGGAGAGACAGCCCCGATAAGTATTATGCAGCAAGGCGCCAATATTGACACTCAAAAAATTGAGGCCATTAAAAAAATACTTCTCGAAGATGTTATTGAGGATCGTGGCTACGAGTATGATACTCAATCCCAGGAGCAAGACGAGCATGAAGATGATGCTCAGTCTGGAGACCAAAGATTCATATCAAGCAAAGAGTTTGAGCTTCCCGAAGACGCGCTACCAAACTATCAAGAAGAAGTCAAAAAGCTTAGCTCTCGAAAAAAACATTATCGTGACGCCTATAGACCAAATATGAAAAAGTGCGAGGTTTGTGCGACAACATTTGATTTCAACAAAGAGTATCCTGCTGGCATGCTACAATCTGACAGCTCAATCAAGATAAAGTGCAATAAATGCAGAGCAAAGTAAAATCTTACAACCAGTCTGTCTGTGAAGAAAGCTTGATATCATGCGCCATGAACAATGGCGCTGATGTTATTTACTCAAGCGATATTGCTATTTCCGATTCTGATTTCGGTGACGCCCTTTTGGGGAAATGCTTCTTTGCAATTGCCTCCCTTGCCGAATCTGGAAACTCAGGCAAAATAAGCCCACAGCTTTTGGTTTCCGAGCTGTCAAAAACTGGGCAGGTTTCATCAAAAGAATCACAGTCAATCCAAGCAATACAGGCAATTGAATCTGAAAAGGGCGATTATCAACACTTTGCAAGACAGGTAAAGTTCTGGAGTCTTTGCCGTTTACTAAAAAAGAAGCTAGAGTCTGGCATAAAATCAATTGGCGATCTAAGCGGATCAGAAAGCATAGTTGACGTTGCTTCGGCGGTTGAGTCTTCTGTTTTTGAGTTTATACCAGAGGTCACTAGTGAAAACGACCTTGTTCAAATTGGTGAATTTGCAGAAGGTCATATAAAATATCTGGCTGAAAATCCAGTAAAGTCAGCTGGAATTCCGACAGGTTATCCCCGATACGACCAAACTATTGGCGGTGGATATAGACGAGGAACAGTGAATGTTGTTGGTGCTAGACCAAAGGTTGGTAAAAGCACATTCTGCCTGAACGTCGCTGCTAACATGGCAAAGCAAGGAATACCAGTTTTGTATCTTGATACAGAAATGAAAAAAGAAACCCAGTCTGTTAAATGGGTATCTTTACACTCTGGTGTTGATCAAGGGTCAATTGAAACTGGTCAATTTTCCCAAAAGGAGAACCTAAAGTTTTCCATTGAACAAGCCCTAGACTCCATTAAGAAGATGCCGTTTTATCACATTAGCATTGCTGGCAAAAAGCCAGAAGAGATAATGTCGATAGCTCGGCGTTGGATTTCCTCTGTTGTTGGTCGTGACGAAGGCGGAAACACCAAAGACTGCCTAATAATGCTTGACTACTTGAAGACTATGGATCTTGCTGATGTTGGCGATTTCCAAGAGTATCAATACCTAGGTGACTTTATAACAAAGCTGCACAACTTTGCAGTTAAAAATGACGTTCCAGTTCTTGCTACGGTTCAGCTTAACCGTGACGGCATTAGCAAAGAGGATAGCAGCGTTGTTTCTGGAAGCGATAGAATTTTGTGGCTGTGCTCAAGCCTCGCTTACCTGAAAAAGAAAACAGACGAGGACGTCGCTGCTGGAGACAGCAAGACAAACGGTGACAGAAAGCTAATTGTAATAGATACTAGATACGGTGGAGGAATGGACGCCTCTTCTGAGTACATAAATATCGTATCTAATCTAGAAAGATCCGAAATGATTGAGGGCAAGTTTAATTTTGAGATACTAGAATCGAATAATAACATTGATCAAAATGACGACGAAGACGATATTGAGTTCTGAAGAAATAAAAATCTTCAAAAAGATTGCCTGCGAGAATGACTACAAAATCTTGCAGGCTCTTGGTTTTGAATTCAATGGAAACTCTTCTGTCCAACAAGAATGCCCCGTTCACGGTGGAGACAACCCAACGGCTTTTAGTTATCACTTTGGTAAGTGCTGTTGGTCTTGCTTTACACATGGATGTCATCAAAAATACGGCAATGATATTATTGGGCTTGTTCGTGGGCTAAGGCAAATAAGCTTTGCCGAAGCAATAGAGTGGATACAATCAGTAATAGAGTCAGACGATTTCAATGATTTTTCAATAATTAGAAACCGTCAAGAAATTATCAGCAACAAAGTTATATCAGATGGCAGGCTCTCGAAACTTGATAAATGTCATCAGTTTATCAAATCAAGGGGGTTTACTGAAGAGGTTTGCGAGTTTTTCGAAGCTGGTGTCTCCCTAAATGGAAAGACCTACCACCATAGATTAATGATTCCAATCAGGAATATTAACGGTGACTTGGTTGGTATAACTGGAAGATCAATATTTGAAAAGAACAAGCTAGGATGGTATTTTCCAGAAAAATATACGATAGATGAAACGTATAGAAAACTTTACGCAAAATGGAGACACTACCCAAAGGGATTCAACAAATCGATTGAAATCTACAACATAAACAATGCGGCCGACGAAATCAAATCATCTGGATTTGCGGTTGTTGTTGAGGGGCCTTTTGATTGCTGGAGAATGCACATGTACGGCATAAAAAACGTTGTTGGTATAATGGGTTCATCGATGTCAAACAGGCAAGCAGACCTTCTGCATTCGGTTGGCGCTGTAAAACTTGGCCTCATGCTTGATTCTGACGAAGCTGGAACAAAAGCTGCCTCAAAAATAAAATCCTTGTTTAATTCACGATTCTCTATATCTAAAATTCTTACCGACAACAAAGACCCAGACATGCTGTCTTTGGAAGAATTTAATTGCAAAGTTTTGCCACAAATAAAAGTTCTATCAAAATGAAGACACAAATAATTATAATGACGGGCAAAGCGCAGAGCGGAAAAGACACTGCTTGTTCTTACGTTCGCGGCTTTCTAAAAGAGCACGGTTATTCATCAAAAGTTTATCCATTTGCAGACGCGCTAAAACAGGTATGCATAAATGTTTTGGGTCTTGAATATAATCAATGCTGGGGTGAGAACTCCGACAAAAACACAAACACTAGATTCAAGTGGTGCGACTTGCCCATGTGCAGCACTGATATAGCAATGATAATGCAAAACAAGCCAGGATCAAGATGCGATGATTACATGACCGCAAGAGATGTCATGCAGGTCTTTGGCACAAATATATTTAGACGATTTTACCAAGACTGCTGGGTACAAGCGACAATTAAAAAAATAAAGGAAGAGGGTCTAGATTTTGCTCTCATATCAGACGCGAGATTTCCAAATGAGATTAACTATGCTACCTTTTACGAGCCTATAGTTATCAAGTTTACAAGAAACCCACTGAACAACCAGCATGAAAGCGAAACGGCCCTTGATAACTATGACTTTAGCAATATAAAGAAATTTCATACAATCAGAAACGATGATATGAATATGGATGAGAAAAACGAATCCATCAAGTCAATACTGAGTCAGTATATATGATTATTGGTATAAAAGCTGAAGCCGTAAATTTTAATGGAGCATACGATCTTAACGATCCAGCCAGGCTATTTGTTAGAAATCAAATTATCTCGCAGCTCAGCTCTATAGAAGTAGATGGTTCTATTTGTATATCAAGAGCATCAATAGGATTTGAGCTTGATTTTATATACGCCTGCCAAGAGACTGAGATACCGTATATAGTTTACATACCATTTAAAGGCATAGAAGAAAGATGGCCACCACAAATACAAAAGGTCTACAAGGAGATTCTTAAGCTTTCTAAGCAGAAGTTTGTAAAAAACGGTGGAGGCTACTCGCCTAAAAAGATAAAATCTACTCAGGACTTTATAGAGTCAACAGCAAACACTCTTGTTGTTGTTAAAAACTCAGAACGTATATTTAATCAACCAATTGTAAGGGTTGAGGATCAGATTGAAAAGGCCACGAAATGAACATCCAGTATTTAAGAGCGTCTTCAATAAAAACCTACGAGGGTTGTCAGTTTCAGTTCTTCCTTGACTCAATACTTGAAATACCAAGCGGGTCTGGGAAAAAGGCCCTTCTTGGTACAATTGTGCATCACGTACTTGAAATAATGGCAAAAGCCACAAAGCTTGGCCACAAAGATGGCCTTCTGCTTGATCACGTGCTTTTGCTAGATATATGCTGGAAGCGTTACAAAGCTGAAAACGCTGGAAGAATTGATTTGGCTGATGGTGCCGATAAAAGGTTTTGCCTTAAGTCTATTGAAAAGGTTCTAGGCACGAAGTACGATCCAAGAAACCTGAAGGTTCTGCACACGGAGCGTCAATTCAGAATACCTTTAACAATGCCAGGCTTTACCTTTGAGTATTACGATGTGCTCAGCAAGAAAACCACTTCTGGAAACTACGAAATCCGTGGCACGATTGATCTAATAACTAAGCTTGATGACACCACCCTAGAGATAATTGATTGGAAAACAGGTTCAAGGAAATCTTGGGAGACAGGTGAGCTTAAAGAATATGATTATTTCGCAAGCAAAGATATACAGCTAAGAATGTACGATTTGGCCGTTTCGATGCTGTACCCACAGTACAAGACTAGACTCTTGACGATACACTTTGTAAACGATGGCGGGCCATTCACTGTATGTTTTGATGACGAACAAAGAAAAGAGACTTTGTCAATTATCAAAGACCACTTCAATACCATAAAGGGCAATCATCTTCCAACCAGGATTAAAGAGGTTAACGGTTCACAGGCGTGGAAATGCAAGACAACATGCCATTTCGGAAAGACAAAAACCTCAAATGGCTGCAGTGTATGCGACAATGTTTTCAACTATCTTGTTGCTAACGGAATCGACAAAACTATACTTAGAGTCGGAGAGGTTCGTAAGACGAAGGCCGAGGAAAAGGCCCTTAAAACATCTGACAGAAGAAACACTTTTAAAGACGACCAATGAGCTATATTCCTGTTCATGTGCACACCGCGTGGTCACTTCTTGATAGCGTTGTAACAATTGATTCTCTTGTTGCAAAGAGCAAAGAGTACGGCATACCAGCAATATGTATGACAGACCACAACAATATCAAAGGTGTTGTTCCGTTCTTCAAAGAATGCAAAGCCTCTGGCATCAAACCAATAATTGGAGTAGAGCTTGACACCTACAGTGGTGATAATTTTGTTGGGCGAATAACCCTTCTTGCAAAGAATAAAACAGGCTATAAAAACATAGTTAAACTTGTGTCTATGGCCCGGACAAAGGAGGCCCTTTCACTTAATGGAATGCCTAGAACACAAATAGAGTCACTGTATCCATATAAAGCTGGTCTTATTTGTCTTGTTGGGGATCTTAAGAGCCAAATTTATTCAAGCGCTTTTGTAAACCACGAAATGGCTTACTTGAGTGACTCCGCTGATGAGTGCGAAACGCTGCTGCACAAAGATTGGAAGTCTCGTATTGAAAAAGTTCTAGAGAACTATAAGAAGATATACGAAAACGTATTCTTGTTTTATGACGTCAGCCTTCTTCCAGCCCATCTTGTTCTTGGTAAGAGAATAAGCGAATCTTTTGAAGATGCCCTGCCTTCGCATAATATCCATTACCTTAATAAGGAAGATATTGAGCTTCACGAGCTTTTAACAAAGGCTAAGGAAGATGGCGGGTCTTGTTGCGAGGCAATGAACGATTCTCGCATATTTGACAAGCGATGGTCTCGTGGATATCTATCAAAGGAGCTTAAGCGAGGAGAAAAAACCCTTAAGCTTTTAGATCTTATTGAAGACTACTCAATTCAAGAACGACCAATTCTTGCAAGCTTTAAAGTTGGAGACCACAAAATAGTTGATCCACACGAGTATCTGCGCGAACTTTGCAGGTCTGGCTTTAAGTCAACCGGTCTTCTTCAAGAGTTTAAGCAAGATCCATCCCTAAAGGAAGCTTACGTTAAAAGAATACAGCACGAGCTTGAGGTATTCAAGCAAGCTGGCATGTCAGCTTACTTTTTGATTGTTCATGATATCATAAACAGTCTTCGATCAAAGGGGGTTCCAGCAGACATTAGAGGCTCATCTTCTGGCTGCATGATCTCGTATCTCATTGGTATTTCTTCCGTTGATCCGATGCGACCAGACCCAACACTTGGCTATGACCAAGGGAGAGAACTTCCATTTGAAAGATTTTACAATGAAGGCAGAAACACAAAAGAAAACGTTTCCTTACCAGATATCGATATGGATGTGCCACCATCTTTCAGAGAGTCACTTATTGGGTACATTAGCAAAAAATACGGAAGTGATTGTGTTGGTCACATTATTACTCACTCAAGATTTAAAGGCCGTGGCGCAATAAAAGAAGTATTTAAGCTTCTAAAACCGACACCAGATTATTTTGATGTTTCAAATCAAATCACAAAAAAGTTTGCTGAAGAAGCGAAGATTTCAGATGATCTTGTTGAAATGCAAAAAGAAGATCCGTCTTACGGAATTATTCGTTGGAATATAGATAACATTAAGTCAATTGCTGAGTACTACGAACAGTTCAAAGAGGTCTTTGATTACGCCTTAAGAATAGAAGAGGTTCCAAGAAATGAAAGTGTGCACGCTGCTGGAATCATTATTGCTGATCAGCCTCTGAGCAACCTATTCCCGATGGTTTATTCAGAAAAGCTTGATGCTATGGTAATAGACGTAGAAGGCGCTGACATAGAATATTTAGGCGGTGTTAAATTTGATATACTTGGCGTAACAGCACTAGAAAAGGTTTTTCAAATACAACGCATGGTTAATTTTAAACTTGATGAAGTTGAGTTTGGGGAGTTTTCTTACTCGTACTACGATTAAGTGTATATATAGGTGATTACGCTATTCGGGCATCTTAGGCCCGTCTGAGTTACGCGTAGTTGCCCATCAGTTCGTAACTGTTCTGATGGGCTTTTTAAGGACAACATGAAGATCACTCAAAACAATATTGAGAGAAAAACAAGAGCGTGTTCTTTTTCTAAACCTAGCTATAAGCTTTGGAATATGACATCTTCACAGGGTCTAATGTTTTTTAGGAGCATACTAGAATGCTCTGGCATAGATGACACAGACCATCTTTTAAAAATTGCAAAGCAAACTATTGATCATCTTAAAAACCCAAAGGACAAAAGAAATAAGTCAAAAGAACTAGAGCTTCTTATGCTAGATTGGTACGATCGCTTATCTAGCGGTAGTCCCGCGTATGAGATATACAGCAAAAAAGAGTATTTAAGTGAGGTTTGGGCTTGTTGGTTAGTGTACTCAAGAAAGTACATAAAAGAAATTGCAATTCCCACAGTTTGTATACCTAGAGGAATTTTCGGTGAGATCAAAAAAGGCTCTATTATAGCTGATCTTGGCAATGGGATTGGTATAACAAGCGCAGCCTTTAAACAAGCCTTTCCAGACGCTTCTGTGATTGGAACAAATATCATAGCATCAGATCAATGGAGGGTGGCTAGCTTTTTATCAAATGAATATGATTTCGGTCTTGTTGAAAGCGCTGCAGATATAGCTACCAATGTAGATGTTGCGTTTGCTTCTGAGTATTTTGAGCACTTCGAAGACCCAATTGATCATCTTAACGAGATATTTAAAGCAATTAAACCAAAAAGAATGATTATCGCAAATGCTTTTACCGCAAAAGCAATTGGTCACTTTGATGTTTACAAAAGAAACAATGTTAAAATAAAATCAACATCTATGGGTTCTTTTTTTTCAAGGGCGATGAAAGACTTAGGATATTCGCAATTAAATACTGGTCTATGGAATAATAGACCTCAAACATGGATACTTAATTAAAATGGATGATATAGACATGCGCGATATGGACCCAAGGCTTGCAAAGGCCATGATAATATTTGGTCTTAAGTTTGCCGAATACACTAAAGAGATGGACTACGAGCTTTGGACTAGAGCCATAGATTACGCAAAGACATTTACAAAGGTTGATGGGGTTGAGATTAACTGTGACCCTAGAGAAAAAAATGAATTTCAATAACTTTGGAACCGTAAAAGCACGTCATAAAGTTCGCGGAATTGAAATAATTGAAAGGGAATACAGCATAGAGCTTAAGTCTGATAGCAGCTCTGTTTTCCTATCTTCTATTGAAGAAATAGACAGTGTTATTGATGTATTAAAGTACGCAAAGCTTGCGCATCACAAGAAAAAGTTTTTCACACTAAAAGATTAGCGTGTATTACGCTATATGGAAAGCTTCCGCTTTATAAAAACGCTTAATCAAATTGCTTTAGCAAGAGAAGACCAGACTCAACTGGCCACTGGTGTTCCTGGCGAGGCTGAAGAAGGTGGTTCTTTTTTAGGTCTTGGCGAATCAGACTGGTGGGCCATCAGTATTTTGGGCGGAATGGGAGTATTTACTGGCTTAAGTTGGATCGTTGACCAAGTTTTAAAATATCTAGGAAAGAAAAAAGAATGCCTTAAGCTTTTCGGTAGATATCTCAAAGGCCCTTTCCTTCAACTACTAAACGGAATGGTTCAAGGCGTTTTTGGTGGCACCATAGGAAGCTACTTAAGTGGAAATCCATCTACTGGTGATACCTTGATGAAGGCTAGAGAGCTTTGGCAAAAATGGCAATCATCAAACTACAGAGACACTTTAAATAGGGCAGTAGACAATCTTTATTCTTCTGATCCAAATATTGAGGACGTTAAGCGGCAATTAAGAAGATGCATTGCTGATGGAACCCTAGACAAATTCATAAAAGATCTAATGTACGCCACATTTGTATCAAAGTTCCCGAATCTACCAAAAGAGCTACTTGAATCAATTAAGCGTTTCTGGGATTCGTTTTTAAACAATGGGGATTTGTATGCATTTGGTGCTGCGATTGCAGCAGCTGTCTATCAATTTGGTGCTGGAGCAGGAGAGGCAGCGCTTGTTCTAGCAGCAGAAGTGCTTAGTCAGGGTTTTGTAGAAGAGTATGGCGTTGGTTATACTGTAATTGTTGGTGTTCTAACCGCCGTTCTTATTGGTCTTAGCGCGTTCTTCCTGGCTGGCGGTACTGTAGCTGGTATTGCTGCTTGGCTTAGCTCCACAGCTAGCGGGATAATATCTACTGCTGCTGCTGGCGCTGGTTTGAGTTCAGCAGCTATTCAGAGAATAAATGAAATAATTCAGCAAATAGCTAGACAAGTATTGCCAGCCACATGAACAGTAAAGACGTAAAGCTTTTTAATTACATAGCAAAAGTCGCAGCAAAAAGAGGCGATACTGTTTTAGCGCCAGGCCAGACCCAAACATTTGAAGACATAGGTCCTGTTAGCGAACCAGCAGAAAAACCAGACAAGGAAACCGAAATTGCCTGGGAAAAATGGATTACAGGGCTTTCGCTTGCCCCAATTCTAGTTTGGGCATTGAGATCTCTTTGGAAATACCTTGATCCGTTCTGCAAAAGAAGACTAGCTGGGGTTCTTGAGTCTTTAAGCGCAGCGATGAAAAAATTAAATGAAGCGGCTAGCCAAAATGAGTTTGCTGCGGCGGCAGAGGCTCTCCGGCAAATATTTCAATCATTACCTAAAAACTGCAGAGATGGAGTTTTGGAAAATCCAGAGTTTGTTGCCGAGCTTAGAAGAATCTCAGACGGTATGGCTATAACCATTGAGGACTTGATTGGCAAATACATTATGCAAAAAAATCAGGACGACGCCCTGAGATGGCTAGTAAACTACGGAACCTCTGCGGCAACAGTAGCAGCCGTTTATCTTTGGGCTTTAAATCAGCCAGGCTCAAGTCCTAGTATTGCGGCAGAAATAGCAGCGTGGGCAGAAACAAATAGAACTGTGCTTTGGGTAATCGCTGGTGCTGCTGTGTTATTAGGTCTAGCTGCTGCACTTAGCGGCCTTGGCCTTCCAGTCGGCATTGCGTCTGGCGCTACTGGAGTTATACTTATGGCCCTATTGGCTTGGCTAAATCAAGATCCCCCGCAAGATGCTGGTGGCGGGATGGAAGCCTAAATAGAAGCTTCGTTTATTGCTTTAATAAAAGAAGAAATTACTGAGCTGCTTGTGTAGTCAGTAACAGACTTCTTAGCTTCCCACATCTTGCAGGACCAGTAGTTAGCCTTCCATTTTGGACCAGGATTACTGCACCCGTGACGTGATCTGTAATTTTTTCTTCTCTTTGGGTCGTCACGTCGTATTTCCATGTTTGGATCACCGAACATTACGCGGACAACATTTCCGCGATCGTTCTTGACGTAAACGTAGAATTTCTTCTTCCCGTAGCCAGGATCGCCCTTACCTATTCGTCTTGGTTGATTTAGGGTTACTTTTTTACCCTGATACTCAACTGCCTGGGCTTTCTCTGAAGCAAAAATTACGTCAAGTTCCGAATCGTTCATAACTTCTCCAGACCCTCAACACTCTCCGTTATGGTCCAGCCAGTGTTGCGAGGAAACTCAGGATTCATTATTTTAATGGTTGCAATTCCTGAGTTAACCTCTAAAACCTCGCCCCAGACGCCAAAGTTAACCGAGTCCTTGTTTCCGCAGCTAACTATGTCGCCCTCGGAAATGCTAGCAACCGCTGGCTGCTGTGGTGTGTAATCGTAATCGTTTTCTTCTTCGTTCATGATAGTTTTTCCAATTGATCTTCTGTCTTTTTGAGCACTGTTCCTGGGCCATACGAAGGTCCGTCATTTTCTACGGTATAATGAATAAGGTATCCGCTGTTTTCTGGCAGGGCCTCAATCATAGTAACGACCCCTACGCTGCCGTAATGCATGCACTGCTGATTTACGTCTTTTACGCGATCGCCAACCTTTATACCTTTGTACGAGGTTATTTCTGTCCCCATTGCTATTTGCAATTTTCTCAGTGCGCTCTTAATCTTGTTATTAGCTAAGCCCATGTATTATTATACACAAATTTTAAGGCTCCTCATCATCAGGAATAACTGGAGGAACTAGACTCACTGGATTTGCCGAAATCACCCCTGTTATTATTCCAGGAGAAACAATTGACTCAAATAGCGCAATATCCTCTGCGTAATACTCCTCCAAAACAGCTGTCTGCTCGGCCGTAAGGGTTGGCTTTGGATAAGACGCTGCGTTTATTTGAGGAAGCGGCAGTATAAAACCTATCTCAGCAGCCGCCTCGTTTATGTGTTCTGGAAACTTATAAAGCTTTGTGTTTACGTCAACCCAAAGGATCTGCGGCATAAAGTGTCTATTTTTACTAGCAATTATTTGCTTTCGACGCTTTCCACCAGAATCAAAGGCGGTATTATTAATTAACGAGTTAATAATTGAGTCAACGTCATTAGTTTTAAATTGAGAAACTGCAGATCGGAATCTTTCTACTGGATCCCGTATCATTGCAAGTATGGGTTTTGATGGATATTTTTCCCTTAGTACATATGTTTGCCACATTGAATTGTTTGCGTTTTTTCCTTCTGGGAAATCCGCATTTTCAATTAAAGACTCCTCAGTTGGCTGAAAGGCTTTTATTACGCACCTAGATAAGGTTGAGCATCCAGACTTTGGTATAAACGCTAGACTATAATTTGGTGTTATAAAGTAAATCATTTTTTAACACGGCACGTTTCCTAGAACCGTATATCCCTTAGCTGTCGCTATTGATGAGTCTGCTGATCCAGCACCTGTTGCACAGCCTATGTTTATATACCCGTCACCGTTAGCAAGGTCTGTAAAAAACTGATTTATAGCTGTTGAATTTAAACCAGTGTTTTGCAATTTTGCACCACCAACGAAAAAACTAGAGGTTGAGTAAGAATCAGAAACTAAAGAGCACCCGACAGCTCGTATTGATGTCAAATAAGAACTTCTTAAGTCGATGTCGTATAGTCTCTGTAAACCAGAAAAATCAATAGACGTTATTCCAGCACCATTAGCGTTAAAAATTTCTAGATTTTGAAGCGAAGACACGCCAGTGATTGAAGTAAGCGGCAAGTTGTTAGGTAAATTTACAGAATATAATCTCTGCCCATTGCTAAGATCAAGACTTGTTAAGCCAGTACTTGATAAACTCAATGAATTTATTCTACCGTTGTGCCTATAAGATGTCAATCCCGTGCCAGAATCACAAAAGAAAATGCTTAATTGTGATAAGGAATAATGATCAATAAAAGTTATTGGTGATCTTGAACTTGAATTAAACGTTATATTTGTGATGTATCCAATTATTTTGCTAGTAACATCACAAGAATAAACAGAAAAATCTTTTTCTGCTGTTGTGTTATACGGGGCCACAACAGATTTTGATATGAAAATTTGAGCATTTGGATTACCGCTTCCATAAATTGTTGTAACGCCATCCCACCATGTTACTGCAGCGTATCCTGTTGTTGTAAAAACATAAAATGAATTAAGACCGCCAAAAGTCGCGGTGCTTCTATTAGTTTTAAACCTAGCTATTTCCGCAACACTAGGCACCGAAGAAAAATATTTAGCGCTAGGTAGAACAATCATACTGTGAGTGTTCCTGCCAAATTGTATGTGTCTGTTGCGTAGCAAATTACGCTTGCTGCTCCAAACTGTCCGCTTATCTTGTTTCCAGATGCGTAGCAGTTTAGTGTTGCTCCTGAAAGACCAGTGCAAGTTACTTGTCCAGTTCCAAGCTGAATTATTGTGGCGTTGAATCCAACGTCAAGGCCAGTCGGTATTCGCAGCGTGTGGCTTCCTGCGCTGTTAAAAGTTATTACTCTTCCGTTATCCGAAGCCTGTAGTGTGTAACCCGTTGCGGTTTGTGCGTTTATTGCGTTTGATGTTATGCGGTATCCGCTTGCGGCAAGCATGTGGCCAGTAGATTGTACGCTGCCCCAACCAACAACAGATCCTGTTGCTCTAACATCAGAGCTTGTAATTATTGATTGGCCTAACGCTCTCAATGGTCCTGAATCAAGGATAACCCCGCTTGCCGAAGACCCTTTAAGGATAAGCCCACCTAGAGTATTTCCGATTGTTATTTGGCTATTACCAAAAGTTCCGTTTGTTCCAATGTTTATTATCTTGTGGCCACCAAAAACCGAGTTTGTTCCAATATCTATAAACCCAGTACTGCTACCAACGGTTGTGTCTAGTTGCAGACCACCAATTGTTATTCCTGTTGCGTTTGGTCCTATTACGTTTGTTCTACCGTTTATTGTTACCGTGCCAGTAGACGCTATGTTTGGACCTATCGTTATGTTTGTTGTTGCTGAACCAACAGAAGCGCCAGTTCCTATATTTATTGTCTTTGTTACACCAGCTCCGTTTGCGCCAGTTCCAATGTTTAAAGTGCTTGCTGATGTGGTGCCGCCAATAGTCATTGTTGTGGCAGCGCCGCCCATTGAAAGTGTTGTGGCTGTTGTATTAAATACAGTTACAGATGCTGCGGTTGTTGTTATAGTTCCGTCATTAACAGAGAGGTCACCAACTGTGACAACACCAGTCGCGTGACCTATTTGTATACCGCTTGCCGAAGTTCCTATGTTTACTCTTGAAACGTTTGTGTTAAACACGCTTGCTGTACCAACAAGCGGAGTTATTATGTCAGGGGTTCCTAGAGTAAGCGTTCCAGAAGCTAAAATGTTGTTTGGAACATCGTTTGTTCTGCCTGGTCCAAGCACAACTATTTGGCCGTTGTTAGAGTTTACCCGGCCAACACGACCAATGTTTTGCACAAGAATGCTTGCCCCTGTTGGTCTTACAGCAGTAAGCCAGCCAGTAGAAGCAACAAACACACTATTACCAACGGTAAATGCAGAAGTGTCAACATCATCAAGTGTACCAATTACTGTTACGTATCCTGTTGCGTTTGCTGTTAATTGCTGAGATAACAATCCAACAGCTGGCATTTTTGCTGAGGTGTCGCTTCTCGCAAGCTGAACCTCAATCACATCAGTAGAGCCAACAACGCCAGCAATAAAAACAGGGTCGCCTTTTCGCAGAGTTATAGAGTCGGTGTTCTTGCACGCCTTTAGAACAGAACCGTCTAGATCACCATTGATGTGGTCAACAGTAAGTGTTTTTGTTATGTTTACATCGCCAGGAAACGTTGTTGTAGAATTAGTGTTGCCAATTCGAATATCTAGTGGTGATGGATACAGAAATCCCGTTGTTGCAGTAAACGAATCAAGCGTAACAGCTAGAGCACCAGTAGGCTCAATCCCAAAAATGTTTGACTGTGTTCTGAAAATTAAATCACCAACGTCGTTTCCAGCTATCTGTGAATATGACCCATTGTACGATTGTGCTGTTATCCAATGGCTCCACCCAGTTGTCGGATCCTCTGACGCAAAAAGATTAAGCGCCCCTATGTTACTAGTCAAAACGCCACTTACGTGCATCGATCCGCTTACGTAAACGTCTGGATCAAGCCCTATTGTTGTGGAACCAGTTGCTTGTGTAACGTAAATACCGCTTGTTGAACCGTATACAGCGGTAACACCCTGATTTGTGATTTCTACTGGATTTCCTGACGCGTTACCAACAAAAAGTCTTTTGTCTGTTATGTTTACCGCAAGCTCTCCCTGCAGCAAAGATCCGCTTGCTGGCGTTGACGTAGATGTTGTGGAGTTTTTTGTCTTTATTCTTGGCATTACATTAAATATACACGAAATTACCGCTGGGCACTTTACAGATCTACAAGATCCGTCTAAGTGTATTATAGCATATGGGGAGCAATGAAAGCAGGGTTAAAGATTTTATCGCTCACGTTAAGGCTGTGGCAAAAGAGCACGGAGTAGTTGTAAAAATAAAAAATAGCAACAACGTCAGGGAGCCTGCTGGTAACACCCTTTGCTGTGGATACTTTTTAGATTCTGATAACGAAAAAACCATAGTGGTTGCCAGGGGCGACAGGCCGCTTCACGAATGGCTTGGGTTTCTTGTGCACGAGTACTGCCACATGATGCAATGGATAGAGCGATCTCCGGCTTACACGAACACGTTTCTTAAAGGCGGTGAGGACGCAACTTACAAGCTTTCCCTTCTTGAAAACGGCGAAGCAAACTACAACAAGCGGTTACGCCGTGTCTACACTAAAAAAACTATTGCCTGCGAGCTTGACTGCGAAAGGCGAGCCGTTAAAACTATAAGAAAATTTGGGCTACCGATAAACGTTGAGGCTTACAAAAGATCCGCCGCGATAACGCTTTACAAATACTGGGTTCTTTGTAATACTGGTAAATGGATTGGCGACTCCTTCGAGAGGAAAAGATCGATTATAAATAAAGTAAAACCGTCCCTAAAGGGGCGGTTTAATTGTGTACCAAAAGAAATAGAGGCTGCTTTTTCACACATCAGCACATAAGATGCTGTAAGCCTTTTCTATCGATAACCTTTTGTCTCTCTCCACACACGGTACTAATCCAAGTATAAGAGCAGCCATCTCTATAAAAATCCAAAACCTGCTGACCCATTATCGCTCCTGGAAAACCCAAGCCGTTTATGTCTGGCGAGCCGTAAATGGCATTATTTAAACAATCACACTCTGCTTTTCTTGACGCTTCTGATTTTTGCTGCTCTGTTGAGCTTGCTGGCAAAGCGGCTACTACAGACCCAGCATAAAGCTTGCATTTGTCAATTATTACATTACCCTTAGTAAACTTATTTGTCGAACACGGCTTAGTATTATTTCTCTTAATGTCTTTTGCGCACTGATTAGATCCAGGGCTTCCAACAGAGCTAGACAGCTGCTTGACCGCTTCGCATATTTTAGTTATGCTTAGTTGATCTGTGCCTTCTATGCAGCAGTTGCATGAAAGACTAGTTGGCGATTGTGAGCCTGGCGCAATTTGCGTTTCTTGACGCGCAAACAACGTAATGTGTTTTTTGATTAATCTTTCTAGTTTACTCATTTTCTAGCCCAGCCTCGCTGTTTTCTCTGTCTTCTTCTTCTCTTTCCCGTATTTCTAGTTCAGCTTCAGACCACGTGTCAGGCCAGTGATAGTAAGTACCACCACGGCTTAGATGCTGCATCCAGCTTAGTATCTGCTGCAAAGTCCATCCTCGTTGTAAAGCAGCACAAACCTCTCCAACAACAGTTGGTGTCCATAAGTTTTCTGTTAGGCCATCTTGTATAGAAATTGCGACTCTTGCAACAAGCTGCTCTGCGTCAGACCCAAGTGGAAGATTAAGAGCATTTACAAAACTCCATATTATTGACCTGACAATCTCTGAGACTACATCTGTTTGTCTTCCCAAATAAAACCATACAGACAGATCCCACAAGATGTTTTCAACAAGCGTAAGATGCACAACAAGCATTTCAGCCAATTGTTGCGTAAATCCAAGCCTGTTTACTAAAAAATAAATTATCGCGTTATTTATACCGCCAAATCTTCGGATTATTGAATCAAGTATACTTGACATCCATAAATCAAACTTTGATGGGGCTGACAAAGAGTGTGTTGGTGTTGCGTCTATAGGCACATTTGGTTCGTCAAAACGGGCAGGAAAGCTCTCAGCTGCCGCGTTAATGTGTTTTATTATGCCCAATCGCATTTGATCCATAAAATTAAATACACGAACACTACAATCCTACATGAACAAGAGGAATTTCGTTGTTTACGATATTGAAACCACTGGTCTAGATTATGAAAACGGTGCCGAGATAGTTCAAATAGCTGCAGTAACACTTAATTACTCGGATTACGAAATATCAAAAACAATTCCCGAATTTTGCATTACCGTTCAACCACAAAGTCCTGAAAAGGCTGACGCTAAAGCAATACAAGTAATTGGCCAAGATCTTTGGACAAAAGCGCAAACCGATGGAATGCACCCAAAGACAGCTCTTAGAAAGTTTAAAGAGTATCTCTCTATATCAAACCCTTCTGAAAATCCATGGGAATATCCCATAATTGTTGGCTATAACAATTGTAATTTTGACGATAGATTTGTTGAATACTGGATGCGCAAATACAAGATAATTAATGGCAAAAATGATTGCCCGTGGTCAAACATAAAACTCGATATGATGCCCATGATGTTTTCTATTTTTGGCAGGGATAACCTTAAAAATAACAGACTAGACACTTACGCTGGTTTACTTGGTATGAAAAGGACATCTGAGACTCACGACGCGCTTGAGGACGTGAAGATTACGGCGGAAATGTTTAAACGGTATATGTCGTTTATGAACTTTAAGATACGTCCTAAGATCAAGATAACAGCTGAGTAAAGTATGTTCAACATCGAAGAAGTAAATTTTAAAAACGACAAAACATGGCGCTTAATTCAAAGTGGAAACACTGGCGGTGTTTTTCAACTCGAAAGCGAGCTTGGAAAGCAGTGGGCCTCCAAGATAAAGCCTAAAAACATAAATGAACTTAGCGCGGTTCTTGCACTTATTAGACCGGCGTGTCTTGAGTCTGGAATGACTGAAAAATACGCGAGAGTAAAGAACGGTCTAGATGTTGCCCACAAGTTTGGTGACGAGGACGTTGACCGCATTCTGCAACCAACAAGCGGCGTTCTCATTTACCAGGAACAGCTAATGAAGTTTGGTGGTGAGATCGCATGGAAGGAAATGCCTTATATTGACCGTCTAGTTATTGTTGACAAGCTAAGAAAGGGCATTGGAAAGAAGGATTATAAAGTAATCAGTGATCTTCGTGAAAAGTTTGTTTCTGGTTGTGTAAAAAATGGAAAGTCAAAGGACTTGGCAGAGCAGCTGTTTTCAATGATTGAAAGCGCTGGAAGATACGCCTTTAATGATGCTCACGCGAAAAAATATGCAGTGTGGTCTTACAGAACTGCGTATATGAAGGCGAACTTTCCGCATGAGTTTTATTGCACATACCTAACATACTCCAAGGCTAGACAAAAATCAAGAGAAGAGCTTCACGATATGATTAACGAGGCAAAGCTTTGCGGTATAAAAATACTTCCACCAACAATCACGGAGTCGTCAAAAGACTTTAAAATTGTCAACGATAATAACTCAAAGAGTATTATATTTGGTCTTAGCCACATCAAGCAGTTTGGAGAGAAGGACTGGGAAACAATAAAGACGAATAGACCAAAGCACTTTTCTGAATTCATAAACCTTGCCTATAGGGAAAATGATTCTTTGCGATCTCTTGGTGTAGAATCCCTAATAAAAAGTGGGGCTTGTGATTTGTACGGAATTGGAAGAAAAACAATGCTTGATGTCGTTGGTGCCATGAACGAACTAACACCAAGAGAGGTTAAGTACGTTGTGGACGAAATTTGTAAAAATGAACCGAACAACTCGGTATCATTAATTAAGCAAAAAATGATTGAGTGTTCTGAGACTATTAGTACTAAAAAGAGAAAGCCAATAGTCAAATCTGAGGCTGATGCAATAGATGAAAACGCAAAGGACACAACTGACTGGAAGGCCTCTAGTGAACAAGAACTTTTGTCTATTGCAATGACTTGCAGCGCAGTAGACGAGTACAAAGATATAGCTGACTTTACATGCAAGGATTGCCACAGGATGCTGCGAAACAACAAAGGTATCACAAAAAGGGTTATTGCATCAATTGTAGACACAACGTTTACAGTCACGAAGAAGGGTGAAAATCCTGGCCAGGAAATGTGTCAAATAAACATTACTGACTCAAGTGGCAGCATAAGAATCGTTATTTTCCCAAATGCATACGCAAAACACAAATCAAAAATTAGAAAGGACGGCAAATATGAGTTTACCATAAGAGGAACCGGAAGTGGATGGTCAGTAGAGTCTTTAACAGAAATAAGTTAATTTTATATTGAAAACAGAGTTAGATAACTACAATAAGGCACAGGTACAACATGTCAAATTTTAACAAAGTCGTTTTGGTAGGTAACTTGGTTAGTGATCCCGAGCTAAAGGAAATTGGCGATAACAACAGTGTTGTTCGATTCAGAATGGCAATTAATCGCCGCTACACCACGAAGTCTGGTGAAAAGAAGGAAGAAACCACATACATTGATTGTGAGATGTGGGGTTCTAGAGCTGGTGTAATTTCCGAGTATCTAAAGAAGTCGGACCCGATTCTTGTAGAGGGACATCTAAAGCAAGAAAACTGGGAAAACAAGGATGGCGAAAAGAGAAGCAAGATCCTTGTTAGCATTGAAGACTTTGAGTTTCTTTCAAAGCGAGGCTCTGGCGATTCACAGCAAAGCGAATCAAAGCCATCGCAAAAGATCACAAAAAAGTCTACTCAAAAGCAGTCTGATCTTCAGGACATCCCATTCTAATGTCTTCAATTAAGATTGTCAAAATTCTTGAGATCTTGCAGGCCAGGGGTTTACTCAAAGCCCCTGGCCAGCTTGATTTACTTGCTGAAGAAATTGAAAAAGAGCTTAACCTTTCATCGAAGGCTAGCACTAAAAACTTAGGAAAGTTTAAAGGGTTTACTACAGGTGAGCGATAAAAAAAGAATTCTGCTAGTTAGTGAATTTAGCCTGCTAAACACAGGCTTTTCTGTTATGGCATATGACGTCCTTTCAAGACTTCATAAGAGCGGAAAGTACGAGGTTGCGGAGCTAGCATCTTATGTTTCAGATGACGATCCAAGAATAAATCAGTTGCCTTGGAAGGTTTATCCAGTAATACCATCGCAGTCGAAAAAAGACGAGATGGAGAGATTCCAACGCGAATATCAAACCTCGCAGTTCGGCTCGTTAAGATTTGAAAGTGCAGTAAATCATTTTAAGCCAGATATTGTTTTTTCCTATCGGGATTACTGGCATGATGAATTTATAACAAAATCGCCGTCAAGACCGTATTATACTTACATATGGTCAGCGTGTGTTGATTCAGAGCCACCAAGAGATGAATGGCTATCAACATTTTCAACTGTTGATTTGCTAACATCGTACACGCAATGGGGGCTTAATGTTCTTAGAAAATACGGTGGAGGAAAGCTAAACGTATCTCAAATAGATACTATGCCAGGCGTTGACATAGATGTCTTCAAGCCTATGGACAAAATAAAGATTAGAGAAGAGTACGGAATACCAAAAGACGCAAATATCATAATGACCGTAATGAGAAATCAGCCAAGAAAGCTTTTTCCAAATATTATGAGCGCTTTCGCAAACGCTCTTGATAATTTGTACAAGCTTGGGCTTGGAGATATCGCTGATAAGACCTATCTATATCTGCATACAGGAAATCCAGATTGCGGATTTGATATCCCAAAAGAGATAATCAGATACGGTGTTGGCAATAGAGTAATAGTTACTTATTATTGCCAGACGTGCAAGCAGTCCACTCCTGGTTTTTATTCTGGAGATAGAAAGTATTGCCCAAAGTGCAGAGCCAAAGCCTGCGCAATGGCAAATACATCTAACGGATCAACAAGAGAGGAGCTTGCAAAAATCTACAACCTTGCTGATCTATATATTCAGTATAGCGTAGCTGGCGCACTTGAGATTCCAATAATTGAAGCAAAGGCTTGTGGTGTCCCAGTAGTTTCTGTGGATTACGCAGCTCCGTATGAGCTAGCTAGACTTGGCGGTGGATACGGACAGGTAAGAATGGCTGGCTGGAAGCAAGAGTCTGTCAGAGAGACTAGTCAGATTCGTGGCGTTCCAGACGATAAGCACTTGGAGGAAATATTGACTAGCTTCCTGCAAGAAGGCGAAGAAAAAAGACTACTGATGCAATCTCTTGCTAGAGAGACAGCTGAGCATTATCACTCAAGTGATGGTTTTGCTAAAAAATGGGACGATATATTCTCGTCCATACCAGCAAAAAACCCGTTTAGATGGTTTGCACCGCCGAATATTTCTAGCTACATTAATCTGCAGAGTAATGGATCTTATGATGCCTTTAATGCTTGTTCTATAGCTTCTCACGCATTCACTAGGGGGTGTATGCAGGGGACACCGTTTCAAATGGCGGCAATATCCGATGTTATGAACAACAACTCCGCTTTCACTGGAAACGACATAAATCTTGAGAAACTAAACAACATTGCAAATAAGGAAGTCTTTGAAAGGAACAATTTCGAGCAAAATCGATATTTCAGCAATGTTAATAAAAAGAGCGCAGTCCAAAATAAAGGGAATGTGAAATTAATATGAGAGTAGCATACATATCTGTTTACCGTGATGGCACCGGTTATGGAAACTCGTCTAGAGATTTTATTAAGTGCCTACAGGGTCAAGGAGTAGACGTAACACCAATTTGGTTTAGTTTAAATCAAAGACCAAACTTTATTGACGCCCAAATAAAAGAGGGCGGCTCGCTTGATGGCGTGGATGTTGTAATTCAGCAAACGATTCCAAACACATTTGTTAGAACTGAAGGGGTAAAAAACATCGGTCTTTTTTATTGGGAAACTTCTTCGTTTTCTGACTCTGGCTGGCAGTACTCTTGCAATTTGATGGACGAGATATGGATGACTACGCCAGAGCAAATTGAGGCTGCTGTAGATTCTGGTGTTACTGCTCCGATTGGTATGGTAACAAGACCAGCTGATTTTTCAAAATATAATAACTGGTGTAACCAAAAGCTAGATCTTCCAGAAGAAATACAAGACACGTATAAGTTTTACACTATTTCAGATTACTCGTACAGGAAGAATGTTTCTGGTACAATTGCGGCGTTTTTGTCTGAGTTTACATCTAGAGATAACGTTTCTCTTGTTATAAAAACATATATTGACGGTAAAAATCCATCGGAATCACTAGACGCAGTAAAGGCGTCTATAGAATCTCTAAAGTCTGAAATTAAAAGACCAGAAAGATTGCACCCTAAAATATACCTTATCACTGATGTTTTGCCTGAAAATGAATTAGCTGCTATTCACGGCAGCTGTGATTGCTTTGTCAGTGCTTCTCGTGGAGAGGGCGAGTGCATTCCAGCTTTTGATGCAGCAGCAATGGGCAAACCAGTAATAGCAACTCACTTCAACGGTATAAAAAGAATGTTTCCTTCAGGTTACGAGCCAACAGTGAAGGACATGATAAGCAAGCCAGTTTTTGCCATGTCAAAGGGCGCGATAGTTCCAGGACTGTATTCTCACAGAGGAGAGTGGATGGAGGGGTCTCTTTCCGAAATGATGCTCAAGATGAGAAGGGCCGCAAATGGGCACTACGAAAAAATCGCAAAAGAAAACGTAAGACACATGCACAACACCTTTTCGTATGAAGTGGTTGGTCCCAAGCTAGTATCAATGCTGAGATAAAAATGAATCCAATAGTATCAATACTCAATCGGGTAAATTTGCCTAAAAAGGAAAAGTATCGTATTTTGACTTTTCCAACACACGAATCTTATCAAACAAACCTTGCTGAGACTGGGCACGAATTTTTGCTCTTTAATCGCGGCGGTAACTCAAAAATATGGGAGACAAAATATAAACCACTCCCAAAAAACACACACGTATACAATTCAATAACAGATACTGAATACGACATTGATTTTATTTTATCGCAAGAGCGTTTTGGCCAAATACAGTTTGCTCAAGAGGTTTCTAAAAGCCTTCGCTTGCCAATAATACATCTTGAGCACATAGAGCCACAATTAAACAATTGGCCAAAAGAACAACTTGATTACATGAAGTCCTTTAAGGCCGACATAAATGTCTTTATAACAGAGCATAATAGAAAATCATGGGGAATTGATAACTCTAGTGTTGTTAAGCACGGCATAAGAACGGATGATTTTATTGGGTGGTCTGGCCCATCTGATGGTGAAGTTAAGTATGTTCTGTACATAGTGAACGGTCTTGAGTCACGAGATCAGTTTTGCGGATTCACCGAGTGGCTATCAGTAAAAGAAAAAGTTTTTCAAATCGATCCGTCAATAAAGTTTGCGCTGATCGGTGAAAATCCGGGTATAAGTCAACCAATTGCAAACGAAAAGTCTCTTATTTCTTCAATAAATAAATGTGCTTGCTATATTAACACCTCTAGACTTTCTCCTGTGCCAATGTCTTTGATGGAGGCGATGTCGTGTGGTGCCCCATGCGTCTCAACAGCTAAGCAAGAAATACCAAACATAATGCGCAACGATGAAATTTGCACCAATGATATTGACAAAATAGCCGATCAAATTGTTCGTATTTGTAACAGTAAAGAATATGCCAATAAGATCGGCTCTCATTGTCGCAATAGAATTGTTCAAGACTACAATATAAAAGACTTTATCAGCTCTTGGAATGAAATTTTTGACAGGGCTTATTCAATTAGAATTGGCGGAACAATATGAAACTAAATATTAATCACAACGAAAACTATCTTGATGGCTACGTTAATCTTGAAAAAAATGGTTCTTTTAAAACAGATCACGTTGTCGAAGACTACGTAATAAACAGCGTAAGTGGAACAGAATCTATACAGGAAATTATTTGTCATCCAGGCGCTCTAGAAAAAAGCAAGGCCGGATACGGTGAAATTTTAAAGTCTTGGGCTAATTTTTCCTCAAGTTCATGTACATTAAAAGCAAAATGCATAGACATTGAGGCTCTTGCAAACGCCCTATCATCTGAAGTAATAGACTCAGAAATGTTTAACTCTATGGTTAGTGGCTATCTTGTGTTTTTTGATAGACATTCATTTACACAAGCACTCTCGTCTGCTGGTTTTAAACCAACGAAAACATGGTACGGGCCACATCAGTGGGTATTAAACGTAGAGGCTAAAAAGCAATGAAGCCAGTAATTTGCATATTTTTGATGGAAAACAGAAACGGGCCATTATTCTTTGGAACGGCTTCTGAATGCAAAAATGAGCTAGAAATAAACCCTGATTACCAATACATTTTTGTTGACATTGGCATATCTGGTGACGAGCTAGACTGCAAGAGATCAATTTACGGAAGCCTACAAAATGTAAGATTCGTAAAGATACTTGAGTCTTTCTTTGAAGACACAAAGATGCTTTCTGAAAAAGAGCGACTTGAGTCTAGCATATTCTTAATTTGGAATGATTATTTGAAAAATCAAAAAATGCCTTACAAAAAGGCGGGGTTTGATTATTGCGTTTGGTCAAACGAAAAATACTCGCACAAAATTTCAGATCTTATATCTGCTGCCTTAAAAAACACAAAGCCAGTTCTATACAGATCAGAAGACGACGGTTTTTCTCAATACGGCGCTTTTAACATTTACAGGTACGAGGATATAAGCGAAGACGAGCTTTTTAATCGTGAAAAAGAAAGGCTAGAGTTCGTATGAAGTGCTCGATAATAATACCCAATTACAACCAGGGTCATTTTTTATGGCGTTCTGTAGAGAGCGCGATAAAACAAACACTAGACCCATCAGAATACGAGATTATAATAGTTGATGACGGCAGCAAAGACAACTCATTGCTTATAGCCCAGGACATTATATCCAAAAATAAATCCCATAATATAAAGCTAGTAAAAAAGAAGAACGGTGGTACGGCAAGCGCACGAAATGCTGGTCTTGTAAACTCAACCGGTGAATACATAGGATTTCTAGATGCTGATGATGAGTACTCCCCTGAAAAGACGGCTATGAGCATCAAGTATCTTGAATTTGGTTCAGAGGTTGGTCTCGTGTACTCTGATTATTTTGAGGTTCACGGATCAAGGCTTTTTTATTCGGCTAAAAGAGATTTTGATCCGCAGATTTTAAAGCAGGACTGCATAATTTCAACAAATTCGTTTATTAAACGAGGGGTCCTGTCCACAGTTGGTTACTTTAACGAGTCTATAAAAATAATAGAGGATTACGATTTTTGGATGCGGATATCTGCCGCAAATTACATGTGTTTGCGGATTCCAATGCCTCTGTTTACGTACTACGTCCACGGACAAAATAAAACAATCGTATCTAGCAATGAAGACATTTCTAGAGAGCACATGATGCTTAGGAGATAAAATGACAGCAGTAATGAATGAAAACTGTATAGATGACACATTTTTTCTAGGTTCGCTCTACAAGCGGGCAAATCTAAACTTTGTTATTGATGGCTGCATGACACAAAAATATTACGAGATAAATAAATTTATTTCAGAATTTACATCAAAAAGAGTTTCTTTTAATTTATTTACTCTTGGTGACACGGCCACAATATCGGTTCCTTCTTTTCCTGTTTTTTCTGCTTCGTATATTTCTTCAATATATGGACCAACTCTTTGCTTTTCTGCACAGGCTTTTTCAGCTGTTACTTCAAGCGTAAATCTAGCAAAGCCAGTTATTGCTATGGTAATGGATATTGAAGATTGGTCTAACAATACTGTAGATTTTGGTCGGGCGGATCTAATTGCTTTCCCAAACGAATACATCAAAAATGTATTTGATTCAAGATACGGCGGTTCTTATGGAAAAGCAGCCATCATACTCCCACAATCTGCAGAGGATTACATAAGGATAGTACAATATGCCACGAAAGAGCAAAAAAGCACTGATTAAAAAACTGGTTGATCTTGGTAAGGCCGAAGCACTAATTTCCGATTTGCCGATTTCTGATCTTGAGACTATGCTAGTTGAAGCTGAGCCAACAAAAATTCCAGAAGAGCTGAAAACAGAGTCTGGTGTAATTGATGATACTGATCCAAAGTGGTCTGACTTTGTCATGTCGCACCTTACTGAGAAAGAGTGCAAGGATGGAATGCCAACATGTGATGGTCTTCGCAGAATTTTTAAGAAGCTTGTCGGTAAAATCACTTCTGTTGATGTTGATGTTCTTAAGTCTCCAACTATTTCAGATAGAACAGCTACTGTTAGATGCTCTATTACGTTCCGCAGACACGGTGTTGTCGGTTTTAATTCAGAGTACGTAAGTGACGTATTTGACGTAAATCCAGACAACACACCATTTCCTTACTGCAATGCTGCTGTTGCCACAGCTGCAACAAAAGCAGAAGCTCGCGCACTACGTAAAGCGATTGGTCTAGTAAAGGTTTATACCCTTGAGGAAGTAAATCAAAGCGCCTCAAAGGATGAGATGGACCCGATGATGATTGATGACAATAAGCCAATTTCTGATAGCGCGAAAATTGCAATTAATACAATGTGCAACAGAATGGGGATCGATCAGAATAAGCTTATAAAGTTCTGCGGTCTTTCAGCTGAAAGCATTCACGCTTTGACTTACAAGGAATCACACGAAGTAATCAATGTTCTAAACGGCTTTAGCAGAGGTCCTGAAAATGGTGGTCAGATCGTTCCAGATCAAATCAAGGGTGAGGTGATTTTCTAATGCAATACAACTCTTCTTATCGTATCTATAAACCAAATACCAAAGATCACACAAAAGGATGCGCGTCTTCATGGGAGTGGAACCACAAGACATGCAACTTTTTTCTAACTGTTGCAAAGCAAGAAGCTCAAAAAGACGGTGATGGCAACAATCGTTTTTCATGGAAAGAGGACTCGGAAACAGTAAAGCTTGATATAGAAGAAGCTGCTGAGATTGCGTGTGTTATTTCGGGGAGAAAGGCGTTTCTTGGGGCTGCAGACGAGTCTGGAAAGGGCAAGGGCTTTTTCCATCAAAATAAAAGCGGCAATGTTATATTGAAGCTTTATAAGCTAGACGACGGATTTGCTTTTGAGGTAAGCTCAAAAAAAGGAGACCAGCGTTTTTGGGCTGGTCACCGAATAACCGTATCGGAAGCTTTTGTTATTGAGACAATTTGTAAAAATATAATTTCAAGCACATTTGCTGGTTGTGGAGATTAATCAGCATATGTTTTGACTATATCTAATATCTTGTCTTTTGATGTTTTGTTATCTGATATTCTATATCGCTTATAGCATTCTGTCATTGCTATTTTTGCAACGGTTTCTTGTTTCTTGAGCTGTTCTGCTAAATTATTTCTAGATGTAGCGTTCCAGGTAGTCTGCAGCAAAGCGGCATTAAAAGTGCCCTTGAAAGACGCAATAAGTGACATAAATGCAGAACACAAACACGATGTGCCGTCTTGATATGGCGCTATATTTCCAGCTTGTGATGTTGAGCATCCACCAATAAGCGCACAAAGATCACCAACTGCATCTTTTGCCTTTCTTAGGTTGCCTCGTACAATTGTATCTGATATATTTCCAAGAGAGGCTGTTATTCCAGCAAGCTCATTGCAAGCAGAGCAGGATTCCTTGTTTGCGTCTGGAGATCCGCATTTATTTACCCCGGGAAGAATCGGCCTCATTGGGGGTAAACCGATAGGTCCAGACGGTGAAGGAGAGGGGGTAACCTGTGTCGGTGCTGATTGGGATATTACAAACTTGAGTTTATTTAAAGATCTGTATTCCATTTTATGCTTTCATTGTCGTTGTAAAAAATGCTACTACTGTTGAGATCAAAAATGCAAGCGTGCTTGATGTAAAATAAACTTTTGTCTGAAGCACCGCAAGCTTTTCCTTTATTTCACCTATGTCGTTTTCTATACGAGTAAGGCGATCATTAGAGCGCTGAAGCTCGTTTAAAACTAATTTTCGATACTCCATCCACCCGCTGTCTTCCATTTTAACCTCACACGTAGTCTATAATACACGAAAGGCTCATAGTTGATTGTTGAAAAGTTTTAGCTGGCGTAAGACTCAAGCAAATATACCAGTCATGTCTAGTTGAATACGACAAGCTTCCTGTAGGATTTGAACCACTTACTCCTGGGCTTGTTCTGAGTACTATAGACCCAGTAGACCCTGCTGGCATTGAAGACCAAGAAGCTGCTCCAGACCCTGGTGCTGTTTCGTCGGTACTTGTGTGTACGCACTCGTACCACTTGAAGTCGTAAAATGAAGTTGATATTCCAGTCGAAGAACCGTCATTTATATACATTCTGCAGCTAGAGACTCGTATGGATGATAAATCAGAAACCCTTAGATTTAGTGGCGCCGCTCTATTTGGTATATAGTTTACATTTATATCCTTATACGAACCAAGCTCTGGGCTTATTACGTCTGCCGTTGATGACGTTTCGTACACCGAGTTATTTATTTCTTCAGCGATAGCCGTTTTGTCACCAGGAGAAATAAATGTTTTTCCCTGGTACTCTCCAACTTTTTGGAAAATTATTGAATTTTTGGCATCAACTGCGCCAAAACCAAGAGCCGTTGAAAATGAAGAAAAGTACTTGCTTGACGATCCAATAAGTACATTTTTTGCGCTGCCAAATTGTCCATAAAGACCAATAATTGGCATTATAGGTACTCTGTTGTAAAGTATATTCCAAACTGGGTGTGCGAACCTATTCCTGTTGGTGAAGCTGAAATACAGACGTACCAGTCGTGTTGCGCTTCTGTTGTATTTGATCCAGATACTCTTATGCCACTTATTCCTGGGCTTGCTATTAAGTCAACGTATGGTGTTGATCCACTGCAGGAAATCCAAGACGAGTCGCCTGAGCCAACAACTGCTTGGGAGACCTCTGGATGAACAATTTCAGCAACTTGGCATACAACGCCAGATGGTGCGTTGTTAACGTTTGTCCTGTCGTAAATTTGAACTTTGGCGTTTTGAGTACGAACAGCCGAACCGTGGTCAAATCTGATGTTCAATGTAGATTTGTAATTTGGTATATTTACAAGCGGAAGCGATGCGTCTGTAGTGCCACCTCTGCTTATTAGTGCTCCTGTCGCATTTACATACTTTACGTTATCTATTTCTGCACCAACGGCAGTGCCGTTTGCGTCGCACACAAATGTTCTGTCTTGGTATTCACCAATCCTGACGCTAGCAAAAGCGCCACCATTTCCAAAAAAACCTATTCCAGAGCCATTTAAATTTTGGCTTCCGCTATTTATTGCGCCTATGCCTTCGTTAGCGTAAAAAGTGACTGTTGCCATACTGTATTATACACCAGGTCTTGGAGTATTAGCAGATCCGTATTCCATTGGTGATTGAGTTGTGTGTCCGTAGAAAGGCCAAACTCCGCTTGCGCACCCGCCATCGTGAGCGTTTTCTACTTGAAAATAGTATATTGGTCCGTATGTGCTTGTGCCGTTTGGTGAGGGGAGTCTTCGGGCTTCCACAATCGTACCACTACAAACTGGTTGAACAGAAAAGCCTTTAGGATATGCGGACTTTGTTCCAGCAGCAAGCGTTATTCCAGCAGGAACCCCATCCGGCCAAACGTTTGCTGCTGTTATTGCGTTTCCAGTAGCAGTAACAATCCCTGGGCATACTAAGCCTCTTCTGCCTGGCGGATTTCCAATCTCTATAAGATTTACACACTGGACTTTTCTGTATTGAATTGGTATGGTTTCGTCTTCAACAAAAGAACCAAAAGGAGTTGAGAATCTTCTATCTGGCGGAAGATCTCTACCACCGCTAAACTGAACTATAACTCCTTGATAAATCCATCTAGTCGGCATTCGCGCCTGATTGTAGTTTGGTTCGTTACCAAGCGGAGACGCATCCCCTTCAGAAAGCGGTCCGGGATAAGTTCCATCGTACCCTAGTATTTTTATAAAGACACTATTGTATCCAGCCTGTTCAAAAATATAAAGCGGCTGATAATCATTAAGAGATGGATCAGTACCGTTATTTGATTTAAGAACATTGATAGATCTCATCTGCACAATTGTACCAGATGGTATTTTATGATGAATCCTATCGTGTTGATTCGCAGAAGATTCGGCTAAATTTATTGCGTAGTTATTTATTTCATTTCCAGAGACATAAGACCTTGCTGGGTATGGAAAGTCAAGCGTGTCTACTGGCATATTTTTTGTTGTTGGATCTGGAAGATTGATTTCATGTATTTCTATTTCTCTCCAGCCGTATCTGTTGCAAAAAACACTATTGCCTGTCGAAACAACTCCAGTTATCTCTGCTAAGAAAAAATGATTTGTTCTCCAAAGCCCGTGTCTTGGGTCGTATCTTACATCAAGCATTCCAGCTACATGATGCGTTGGAAGAGACTCTCCACCGAGCGGAAACTTTGCGCCTCCTGCGTTTTTTGTTATAAACTTTGTCTGGCTGTAGTTTTTTGGGCTACTTTCAATACCATTAAGTTCGGCTAGATTTACAGCCCCAGGAACAGGCCTTCCAAAAATATCGTATCCCCAACCAGCAATAGCTACTGGTCCAGCAAGACCTATAAATCTTGCTGTAAATGGGTTTATTGTTCCAGGCTCACCACCTTGTGGAACTGGTCTGTTTCTTAAATTTGAAAGAGACGTATCTCCTGGTACTAGACCGTGTGTGTCCTTTGGTATTTCCATTTTAAGTTTCCGGCAGTGCTACTTTCTGATCAAATTCCTTCAATTCAAACACTGGTATGTACTTGCTCTCTGTTTCTTCCGGCGCCGCTGTTGAAGTAAACGCTACGCTTCCACCAATTGGTATGCCGTGTATACTAGGTATTATAGTTTCAGAAGCTCGTAGGGTTTCTGGATAAGCGCCGCCAACAGGCGTAAAAATTTCACTCAATCCAGCGTATGCAGATGCGGTGTAAGTGCCGTAAACGTCAGCGTTTACCATCTCTTTTATTGCACCGCCCGAAATAATCGAAACATTTGGTTTTTCGCTACCAGGAGACGTACTACACATCAGGAAGCTGCTGTCAACAGACGTGTTTTTGTCTTGACCAGAGGTTATTACTGTGGCTGGTGTTGATCGTGATCTGTCGATGTATATGAATTTTTTACCAGATTCTGGCTCGTAATCTTTTACGATTGAGTCTAGTTTTATGAACTCTTTCTTTGCGTCTGCAAGCCTAAATGTATTTGATCTTTCAGAGTCTATCTCTTGCTTTCTCCTGAAGCCGGTTGGACCAAAGAATGTCTTAAACCTATATGTTGTAGTAAAGCCGCTAGTTCCATAAGAAAGTGAAATGTCTGCAAGATTTGATATCACCGCGCCATTAGACGATATTTCGTATCCTATTGAATACTCTGGAAGACCAGCAACTGTTATTGATGCGTATCCAACAGTCGAAACTTGACCAGAAGAGTTATCTGCAAGTATATTTCCTGCTACATTCATGTTGCCAACATTTCCATAATTCCATGGCGTAAGACTAGTATCGTCTATTACCTGCGTTGGTCTTAAGTTGTAGTTCACATTTGTATTGTTTCCAATGAAAGGGCCATATTTTAAAAACCTCCACTTTAATGGAACAGCCACCTTGAATCCAGCTCCCATTGCGGGAGTATATCTTCTCTCTGCTAATCCTATTTTTTCTTGCCAAATTTTTGAAGAGCTGTTTATCATCTCCATGTATTTTTTGGCTGAAATTTGTTTTGATGCTGGAACTATATCATCAGTTATGGCAACTATGCTGTAGTCGCTGTAAATCCAGGATAAAAACTCTCTAGCGCCCTCGCTTTTGTCTTTTTTAGTTGTGAGAAGCGCTGGAACTGTAGTCACAGCATCAACTGTTTTTGTTGCACCAAGAAGTCTTGGGTCTGATTCTATAGCATTTTGATCAGATGAGTATGAGTATACAGTATATGTCGCGATCCTAATATCATCGAAGCCAACATTGAACGGTTCATTTATTGTGGCTACGAAATATCTTGGGTCAAATTTATATTGTTCTATAGAGACATCAGATCTAAGAAGGTAACAGTCAGAGCTTGATGATGGAAGTGTTGTATTTGATTTGCTTACTTTCAAGTAAGAGGCTGGGTCGAAGTTATCTAGTCTTGTACCTGGCCTATTTGAAGAAAGGGTTCCGAAGTCTATTTCACAGTACGGCCTAAATAAGCCCTGCTCACTTCTGAAAGCACCCGAGTCTGTATTCAAGTGCAGACCATATAAATTATGTACAAGGCTATCATTTTGTGGATCGCTTAAATCTGGGGCTGAATCAGTTATCTCGTAAGTCATTGGTATTTTTTTACCAGAGTACACATACGAGCCACTATTGCCGGAAGAATCAGCCCCAGTTATTGAGCTAAACGATGGATCGTTAAAAATAAAACCAACAAACACCTTGCCGTAATATTCTTGTGCGACACGAAGAGTGGCTTGATAACAAGCCTCTTTTAATGCTTCTGTCTGTGGTGTTGGAATATATCCACTTAGAAATGTTGTTGGAACATCAGAAAATGACGGGCTTTCTCGGTTGAATGGTGGTGAATATATACCCATTTTCATCGGTATGCCATTTAGTGCGCCAAATGTTATAGCTTGAGTTGATCCAGAATGAGAGCCAGCTATGAACTTATTTTGATGAAAACCACTGTAGGTTGTATATGTTATTCCGTTTACGTAAAGCTCTCTAAAAGCATACCAAATCGCAGTGGCCCAAGCTTCTTTGCTGTGCAGTGCCGCTCTGAGTATTCTTTCTGTTGCAATGTAGCCCTTCTTAGTAAGCTGTGATTTGCTTTTATTTGTGGTTGGGTTTCCAACAGAAGAAGCGTTTACCGCACCAGCCGTTTTAGTCGATCTTATTCCACCAAGAGTGACAGTCGGTAAATTAGATACTAGTGATGGATCATCGGAATGTATTGATGAAAGATCAATGAATGGCTGATCGCAGATATATCCGTCACCGTCTATGTGGTAGACCTGGGTTAGATCTGTGTTTATGTGTAATGTTCTTTTGTTATCACCAATAAATATTGCTTTTGTCGGATCAGTTCTTAATTCTCTACCAATCTCATATGATGAAAGCTTGTTAGATAGAGAGCTTATAAAGGTATTTATTGAGTCATTGGTGAGTGCGTACTGATTTACGCGGCTAATACCTCGAACTGATATGGTTTTTGTGCTGTCTGTTTCTAGTGACTCGCAAACAGCGTACCAGTCAATGTTATTATCTTTGGCGACTCTGTTTATGAAGTCTTCGATGCTAGCATTTTGTATCTGAACTCTATAATTAAGTGGAACTCGTGATGTAAATGTTCCGTCAAAAGATATTTTGTATTGCTTGCCGTAAAAATTATAAGTCGGTTGCTCCAATCTAGTATCTAAAACGTTGCGCCAAATCATTCCATCGGCAGTCCAGTTTGCTGCAATGGCATTGGCAAATGTGTTTAGTGGTGTAACAACGTTGTAGCCATCCCATTGAGTAGCACCACCACTAAAAGCTGGACAATGGTCTGTAATAACTGGAATGTCTTTCAGTATTGCTCTTGGATCAGTTAGCTGAACGTTAATTAGCCTTCCAGAAGACGAATGCGTTCGGCGCCAGCTAGTAACAACGCCACCAAACTTAAAACTACCATTTTGAAAAAGATGATAACTTCCTGGGTTTCCAGCTAAAAACTCAGAGCCGCCTTTTATAGAGGCAATGAGCGCCTGCTCATCTGTGGCGTAATCAAGAGTTCCGTGTCCAGTGAAATTTTCTCCGTTGTCCTCGACTAGCTGGACATCTAAGGTTGATGGTGAGCCATTAAAGCCTAAATTACAGCTAAAGCTTACAACAGAGCAACCAAGAAACTTTATTGGGGACCCTATTATTGAATCTGCTGGCATTATAAAGTACCACCCTGTCCTGGAGTTAGTATAGTTGCATTAAAAGAATAATTTCCTTTAAATATATCAAGTGACTCGCTAAAAGAAGTAAGCCAAAAATTTGATCCTTGTGTTCCAGTAGGATAGACATCTATCGTCGTTAATATTGCTTTTGCGTTATTTCTGTAAGTTCCAATAGTGCCAAAATCTGCCTTAAGGCCAGTTCCTATGACAAAATTTGCTGAAATGTTTCTCTTTGTTGTGTTTGTTGTTTTTATGTCCTGAATAACGGGGCCTGCTGTTCTACCTGGGACTGGTATTTCAGCAACAAAGTTTTCTTTTGTGTTTTGGCTAACATTAACATCAAAATCTATAAAATTTGTACCCGTTAAATCTACTGCTTTTTCCTTGAATTCAGCTTCGTAATTTACAGTCGCAGATCTTCTATTTTCAGAAATGGTCATACCATAAGGACCATAAATATATGAAGATCCTGTTATGTAAGGATTTGTTAGTGATCCAGTTTCTGTTATTCTTGTTTTTAGCACACCAAAATTATTGGCAGCTATTATATTAGTGAAATAATCTTTTGCTTTTTTATAACCAGTTGGTCCTGGCTGAATTCCCTTTATGGCACCAGAAACTCTAAAAGATTTATCGTAACCGTGGGTGTTGCTTATTGCGTTTGGTCCGCTAGCCCTAGACGTCATTGATATGTTAAAATCGTCTTGAACTCCGCTTGTAGTTGTTTTAATAAACTTCCATGTCTGTTGTATAGAATAAGATCCGGCGTATTGATCTGATTGTTCAGAAGTTTGATGTCCGACGTATTCGTATCCTGACTTCGGTGCATATAAACTGTAAATTGTTATTGGATTAACCAGGCCTGTTTCTGATACCTTTTTTTCAACCCACTGTCTTGCTTTTACGAATGGGCTAAAGTTTCCAGTAGCTGCATATTCAGTAGCAAATGCCTTGTAGCTTTGTGCAGAAACAGATCTTGTAACAGTATAAGAATTTTCAAAATCGTTATCGGAAGAAACAGTGATTGAGTCAGAAGCTGATTTTAAGTTAAAACCACCAAACTCAGATTGCGCAAAAGTAGGATTTACTGGCGTGTATCCGTCAATAAGTATTTCATTTGTAAGTATTGTTATTGTGTAATCTGTTTTTACAACGTGAATAGCGTCTGCAAATGAAATATTAGAAATTTGCGGCTTACATTTAAGAACACTCGTTGTTCCGTCGTCTGTTTTTATTTCGAGTAAATATTCAGTTGATACTTTATTTGTAGCGGAGCCAGTATTCGGCTCTCCTGGATTGATTGTAAAAAGATCACGAAGTGCTCTTTGCTTCTTTAAAAGAGATCCAAATTTTTTATCATCGGTGTTAATAGATGTATCGACAGATTCTGCTGTAGATAAAGTTGTAAAAAATTGACCTGTTGGTCCTGGAGACCCGCGATCTGGAAGAAGTGTTCCGTTTAGTGTAAGCTCAAACTGCGACGATAGAACTGTGCCATCAGTCGTTCTGAGATAATTTTCAGAAAGGCTGTAAAGTGGTGCTGGGGTAATGTATTTACCATTATATAGTACTATTGCCATATTTTCCTCAAATCAATAAGTGCCGCCATCAATTATAGAATCAAGCGGGCCAGCGCTTGAAGAAGCAATTGAGGAGGCTATCCTGTTTCCGTACCAAGTTACACCATAATCAAAACTGTAAAATTCAAAACCGTCTATTTGTGTGCCAGTCGCTGTGACTGGAGAGTTTAGTCTTGGCTTTGAGTATCCGCTAGCCCATTGTTCGCGTGGCCAAATAATTGAGTTGTCGAAATCAACCTCCCTATTACCAGCAGCGTCTTGAACTGCAAAAAAAGTCACACGATAATCTCTCATGTAAGTCGCTGGAAGGCCTGTGGTTCCGCTAGCATCTTGGTCTTGAAATGGTGATTTAGATATTGAGACCTGTGTTAGCGGCTGATTTAGTGTTACTTTTTGTGTAGTTCCGCTAGCTGGGTAAATAACAAAAACGCCAGTTGATGTTGATCCAGTTGCGCTTACTTGATAGCCGCCAAATGAAAAGCTTTCAATAGCCATGTTTCTGATTGTTCCGTTTTGTAACAATCCAGAACCAGCCATGCTAATAACGCCGCCATTAAAAGTTATGTCTCTATTAGATCCAGCAACTATTACTTTATTTGATTCAACATCGCCATCAGAGCCAGCCCTGTCGATTTTATTAATTTCTGAAGCGGTGGCTGTAATTCTTGTGCCGCTTATTAACAGGACTCCGTTTATGTCAACTCCAGTTGTGCATATTTTAAGAGCAGAATCGGTTCCGTTTCCAGCAGCAACAGCACGTAGCGTTGTTGGCATACCGTTATTTGAGTTAGATATCTGTAAAATATCTTTGTATGTCTGGCTTGGCGTTTGTCCTAAAAATGAAGTTCCCATATTGTTTTATACACCTCATTCTATACCAGAAATATAAAGTTCGACCTCAAGACTTGAAACATCAAAAGCCCCTATAAATGCCGTTGTCGTACCAGTAGAAGATGCATAAGCACCAGATATTGCTATTGTTGTAGTTCCTGTCGATGAACCAAAGCCCTTAATAAATATTGTGCCTGTTGAGCTTTCAAAGGCTTGTGCATACAAAAATGCGGTTGTTGATCCATTAATTATACCATCACCGCTTGCGTACAGGAAAAGCGGCATTTGCGCATTATAATTTCCAGTGCTAGCGCCAGACATAAAAATAGATGTGTACTTTGTTATGTAGGCCCCCTGAACACAGCTTGACGGTATTACTTGCCATTGTTCAAGAGCGCTGCTAGTATAAGTTTGCCATCTTTGTTTTAGGCCTACATCCCACTGTCCGCACTGATCCATTGCGGATAAAATAAGTGGAACAGTTCTAGTAGCTGGAGTTTCTACTGTGCCTATGTACATAGGCATAGCGCCTATGGTTAGCCCTGGAGCGCCAGTAGCAAATATTGTTGCAGTACCACTTGAGACGCCGTAGGCGCCATAAGTCAAAATATTGCTAATTATTTGGTACTGGGATGGCATTTTATGGTGTTGGTCGTCCTACTGGAAAGGTAAATGAAGATATGCTAAAGCCAGCTGTGTTCAATGCGTTTTTAATATATTCACTCACTTGCGTAGCAACTTCGTTTTTAATATTTTGTATGTCTTCCTCTGCTGAAGTAAGATTGAATTTCAGATTTATGTCTTGGAGTCCCTCTATTTTGAATGTAATTGTTTCTGGGAAGCCCTCAAGTGCCTTTGCTAAATTTTCTGCCGTTTTTGTTGCTAAAGAGTTTTGTGCGTCTATTATATCCTTTGACTCTTTTTGAAGCTGTATTTGCGTGTTAGCAATTGCCTCAAGCTCAGTTTTAAGCTTATTTATTTCACTAAAACTATTTGATAGTCCAGTGTTAAAACCAGTCAAGCTCGGAACAATTGCCTGTCCTAGATTTATTAGATCGCTTAGTTGCGTACCAGTAAATCCAAATCCTTGAAGTGTTGCGCCACCAGCGCTTTGTGCAAGGCCAGTAGCACCAAGGAAATCTCCAGTTGCGCCTATTCTTCTTGCAAAATCTTCTGCTATGGCTTGCAGGGCTGGGCTATTTACTATTTTTTCAGGGGTTAGATCCTCTGGCTTGAAACCAGCCGCCTGAAGCTCAGAAGCAAGTCTTCGCAGATTATCTCTGTTTTTCTCTATTTCTTGACGTGCCAAGGCTTGCTCGTCTGGCGTCCCGCCAAATGCCTTGCTTACAATGTCTTTAGTAAAACCTAGGCTTGCTTGTAGCTGGCCTTGTATAATTTGAATCTGCTCAAGAACGCCCTGTCTTGATGCGTCTAGGTAATTTCCAAACTCATCAAAAAGTCTTGGTATAAGAGACTTTGTTTCGTTGAAGGCTCTAGTGACATCTGCTATGAGTTTATTTGGGTCTGTTTCTGCTACATTTACCTGGCCAACAGCTAGCTGTCTTGACTGTATTATGTTATTTATAAAAGAGCCGAATGCTGCTGGTGAGGACGCTGCGCTGGATATAGCTCCTGGCGCATAAAGACCCCTAGATATATTTTGAGAAAATCTAGCAAGGTTTGTTTGAACATCTGCCAACGCCCGACCAAGACCAGAAAATCCACCACCGCCGCCAGTCAATAGCCCAGTTGCGACACCTGGAAGCTGTGGCTTTATTGCACCAACACCACTCCTAAATTGCGCCTCACTTATATTTCCACTAGCGCGATCTATTTCTAAAAGCTGTCTTCTAAGAGAGTCTTGTATGCTTACTATTTGTTTTTGAACGTCAAGTTGCTGGAATCGCTTCTGTGTCGCTAAATCAGATAGAGCTACAGCGTCTTTTAAATACTCGTTTTGCTCTTTAATAAGTTCATTAATTGAGGCTATTCTGGCCTCTCTTAGCTTATCGATCCCTAGAAGTGCCTCTCCTACATTTACCTCTCCAGATTTAGCTAGCTGTTCAAATCTTTTTTGAATTTCTGACTCTCTGCCTCTCAAGTCTCTCTCGTTGTCGTCCTCTCCAGCAGCAGCTTGTGCCGCCTGTCTTGCTATGAATAGGGGTGGGGCGCCAGAAAAAGAACCAGACCTAAACTGTTCGGCAAGTGTGTTTATTTGGTTTATTCTCTGCTGAAGATCTGGCGTTATTAATGGCGTTGCTCCAAAACGAGAAAAGAGCTGGGCCTCTGATGTAAACTGCGAAAGCTCTGTTGTCCTTGGAGTGAACGCTCCTGTTCCAAATATAGATGAAAGGGCGTCAGCACCTAAAACGTTTCTATTTCTGACATTTTGTCTTAGCTGCGAGCTTTGGCTGACTCTTCCAAGCGACGCAAATATTCTTGCGGATGAAAGTTCAAGACTTTGAGCGTAATCATTTAAAACCTCATCAAGGCTCAGTGATGCTCTTCCAACTTTACCGAATTGCTTGACAAGGGAATTGAATACCTTTTCAATTTCTTTTCCTTGCACCACAACGCCTGCTGAGGGTCTTGACAGAAGGGTTTGCAGTTCTTTTTTAACAAATGCATCAGCTTTAGCACCAGTAAGACCAAGATTTTGCGCTCTTACGAACGCGCTCTTAAGTGACTGCCTCAGAATCTCAAGCGCTTGCGTTCCGCCTCCTTCTGGGCTTGTGAGATCCTTTACCGCATCAGCTATTTGTTCTGAAGTCAGATTTGGGTCAGACCTTCTGACAAGATTTTCTAGCGATCCTTTTACATTGCCCTCTCTTTTAATAATTAAAGAAACAAGAGCGTCTATTCTTTGAGGCAAGGCGTTTTTATCAAGGAAGAATCTTTCTATGTTTGGTCCAAGTGTCGGGACGCCGCCTTGTGCTATTCTTCCGCTTGATACAAATTCTGCAGTTATGTTCTGCCTAGCAGAAAGCTGTTCTTGCTGTCTTTGCTGTTCTGCTATTCTTTGATCTTCTCTTCTTTGATTTATTACTTTAAAAGTCTCTAGCCCAGCGCCAGCAATAACACCAGCTGCTGTGCCACGAAGACCAAACCCTAAAAGTCTTGCAAATCCAGCCCCTCCAAGTCCGCCACCTAAAATATTTATTGCAGACGAAGCCTCTCCTGCGATATTTCTTTCTCTTTGATTTGTACCAAGCCTAGAAACAAAATCAGACAATATTGAAGTTAGGCCAGAGGCTAAGAAAAGACCAGTTCCCTGTCCAAGCGGAGAAAATATAGCATTCTTTAAAAACCCACCACCTCTACCACCTCCTGCGCCACCACCACCACCTGGTGGTCCTCCTGGTATCGAAGTGCCTCTTCCGCTAAGCGCTGTAATGTTGTTGTTAAGAATGGAAATTGTTCTATTAACCGAATCGAGTCCAGTTGTAAGTCTTTGGCTGCTTGTGATTAGTGCTCGGTACGTAACAATAGAAGACTTTATGATGTTTACTAGAGCATAAATTGCTACTGCAAAACCTGCAGGCGCAGCAACAGGCGCTATTGCGCCAAGAGTTGGCGCTATTGCTCCGCTAACTAGATTTGCGCCAGACTTAAATACTTCTCTTATAAACGGGTTATCAACAAGACCAACTGCAGCTTCTTGCAGAGAAATTCTAGCTCTCTCTATCGACTTTCCAACAGTTTCTAGCTGCGTCTGAGCATCACGAAGAACTGATCCAGCGGCTTTCTCTGTTGTTTGTCTTAAGTTTTCAGCCTGTGAGTTTAGAGCCTCAAAAAGAGCAAGCACCCTTGATGCGTTTCTTACGTCTACAAATTGCGATATAGCAGAGACTTTTTCAGACTCTGTTCCAAATCTAGTCTGGAAAAGATTTGCCACTGCCTGAAGTCTTCTAGACGGGTTAAGCTCTTGAAGTATTTTTGGGTCGATACCGCCTATAAATTTTTCAAACTTTGGCTTGAATAAAGACGTTGTTATTGTCTTTAGCGATGTACCGATAACAGAGGCGGATTCTCTAGTCTGCTGCCTAAGCGCAGAGGATATGCCGAGAAACTCTTGGAAGTTTCCGCCAAGCTCAGCAAATGCAGAACCGCCACGCTTAACTATTTCAAAAAGATCTTGTGACTCTACTGCATAGTCTTTAGAGAACTGGTTTACAAGATCTAATATGTTTTTAGTATCCGAAAGCGTTAAGTTAAATTGCCTATAAACGGCAATAAGACCGTCAACTGTTTGCTCTTGGGAACCAAACGATGGGCCAAGTCTAGCCTGGGATATTGCTTCTATGGCTCCTTTAAGCTCTGATACGTTTGTGAAGCCAGCCTGAGCAAGCAATGCGACACCACTAGCGATTTCACTAGGGGCTATTCCAAGAGATGTGCCTAGGTTCTTTATGAAGCCTGAAAGCTCTTTTATCTTTCCGTTATTTTCTGTCGTGTCACCAAGCACCTGCCGTACTTTAGTAAGCTGCTGCTCAAGTTTAAAGAATTCACTAGTGGAGTTTCTTATGAAAGAAACTGTACCATATATTCCAGACGCGCCTATTACATAGGCTGCAATTCTTTGAGTAGCAATTGTTACTTGTGCCCCGAGTCTCTCAAAGCTGTTTCCAAATCTAGCCGTGAATTGAAGAACGCTTTGTCTTCCACCCTCAACATCTCTAAGCGCTTGATTAAATTCACGAAGCGCGTTTTTTGCGTCTTTTGACGCTTTTGTGGTTCTTCCAAGCGCACCCTCAAGTGAAGCCCCAGTTAGGCTTGAAATATTGACACCAGTAAGCTTGTTTACCTCAAGCGCTTGTTTTGCAAGCTCAGCATTGCTTAATTTTGTGTATCCAGGACCAGCTTTTCTAGCAACCTCGTTGTTTAGTTTTACAAGAGCGTCGTAAGTTTCACGAACACGATCTCTTATTTTTTGTCTCTTTTTAGCCTCTTCTTCAAGAACTGCCTGTCTTTGTGAAATTTCTTTACTGACAAGCTTTTCGCGCTCGGCTTGACTTCTTGCAAATGTTGCTCTTTCCGCGTTTGCCGTTATTATGTCTGCCTGGGTGGCTGGAGCAGCCCCAGGCGCAATAATTCCAAATCGCCCTTCAACGCTTGCAGCTATATCAGCTCTTGATCTCGAAGCCCTACTTCTGCCCTTTAACTTGTCAAGCTCAACAAGCTTTTGCTCAAGCGCAATTTCTTTTTCGATCAATCCTCTTAGGGATTCACGAAATCTTAACTGGTCAAGTATCGCCTTGCTTCGTTCTTTTTCTTTTGCTGTTAATTTATCTGTAAGGTCTTTGGCTTCCTTTTTAGCAGCAACACCTTCTGCTTTTATTGTGTCTTCAACCCGCCTTCTGTCTAGCGGCGCTATTTTACCGCCACCAGACAGCAATGCTGCGACTTCTGGTCTAGACCTTATGTCTCTCTCTATTTCTGAGGCAGATCTTGCTTTGTAAAATGTTCCTGATTTTGCCGCTGTTGCAGCCTTAGCCGCTTCTGCTTTGACCTGCTCATCTACTGTTTTCTTGATGGCCTGCTCTACGCTATAAATCTTGTTTGCGTTCGCCTCTCTTATCTTGTAAGCAGCGTTTGCGTCTTTAACAGCCTTTGATGTGTTAAAGTTTTCTGCAGATATTTTTTGCGTTTCACCACGAACTTTATTTATCAGATCATTTGCTTCACGCAGCGTGTTTACTGAGCCTGGATCAAATAGGCTTAAAGCTTCAGATCTTATGTCCTGTCTTGTTTTTGCGACATAAGAAGGGTCTAGCTGTGCGCGCTGCTCTTCCTGAGCAGAGCGCGCTCTAATAAATTGCCCTATTGAAGAACCAAGAACCTGTTGTCTAGTTGCTAGTCTTGTTTTTAGGGTTTCTGTTTTTTCCAAGGCCTTGTCTATTGCTTCTGTGTCAAACTCAAGCTTTATTGCCCGCTTTGCATCGCGCTGCAATACTTTTATTTCTTCGCTTAAAAACTGAAAAAGAGTAACAAGATCCTGAGAATCCTTGAAGGTCTTTGGGTTTAGCTGAATTAATCTTATCGCTTCTCTTGCGCCAGCAGAAGCGCCCTTAAGGGCGTTAACTGATTTGAAAAGACCCTCTACGTCCCTTGAACCAGCTGCGCCAACTTTCAGTTTCGGATCATTTATGATCTTTCTTGCCTGGTCTGCTACTTTTGATATCTGGCCAAAAAGCTCGGTTGCGTCTCCTGGGCTAAAATTTACAGCAACATCAACAGCAGCCCTTTGATTAAGGGCGCTCTGTATAGCCTTTGCCGCTTGCGAAACAGCAGACTTATTTACATTAATTGTGTTGACAAGCGCGCCAAACCTTAAAAAGAAGTCCTCTGCCACTTTGCGTCCTCTAGATTAAATACACTAGAGTCGCCTTATTTTACTGAGGTCTTTTTCTTCTTTGGTTTTTCTTCGCTAGTGGCCTTATCTACAACTGGTGGATTTTGTGTTTCTTCACCGTGTTTTTCTAGCCATTCATTTTCAGGTCTAAGCTTTTCAATCTGTCTCAGGATTTCTTGTGTACCCTCATAGATAAAGGACATTATTTCAGAGGCGGCTCTGTTTGCGAGCGGCGAATCATCGTCCTCAAACTCCTTGAAGGATGACCATATTTTTGTGCCGTCTTCTCTAGAGCAGCAGGCAAAAGCATAGTAGTTAAATCTTCTGTTTTCAGCGAACAGTGTCGCGGATTGTGAGTTTAACTCATATCTTGCGCTGTCAACTTCGTCCATAGCCTTACGCTCTGATCGTATTTCTTCTACGATCTTCATTCCATCGGATTTCTTTTCAGTTTTTTCAAGCTTATCCAGAAGTCTATCTATTTTCGCTTGGGATTCTTTTCTCTCGCCTTCACGAGAATATCTGTCAAGCCCACGCTCTTTAAGTATTTTTTCAACTTCTGCCTCTAAAAAAAGACCGTTTGCGATTGCTTCACGATAAGCTCTCGCGTATATCGCATCGCTTTCTCTTCTTATTTTGTTGGTGGGCTTAATTATTCTGTAATGCGCGCCTTCAAATTCAAATTTTCTTACTTCTTCCATTTTGTTGTCCTAGTTGTATTTTAGTTTCTTTTAGAGAAATTTTAAAGTTATTAATGTCTTTTGTTATTCTGTTTTTTTCAGTGTTGCCTTGGTCAAATATTGCCTCTCGTAGATCAAGAAATTTATTAAACCACTTTTTCTGATCTGATGTCATCTTAGATTCGTCTACGCCTTCTAGCTCACCCCAAAGAGAACCAAAGAAATGCTCTATTTTTGAAACAGCGCCAACAAAAACGGTTTCCATTCTTGAGCAAGCGATTTTTTGCAGTATTTCTGAACACTTTTGCTCGTTTACCTCTTGGAGTTTTTGCTGTTGTATTAAGCGAAGCCGTTCACGAGCCTCTTTGTAATTCATTTTTTAACCTTCAAGTTGTTCTGTTGAATTTGAATATCAACCTGCACATCGGGCAGCTCATGTTCCTTTATTGCCCCCTTCGTCTCTAATTTCCTGTTTCTGCTTTGTATACTAGCGAGACCAAGAGGGGTATTCATTGATGAATACACTTTTTGTGCGTCCTGGGGCGTTTGTGCAACTATAAATACTTCTTTTGCTGCTGCTATTTTTGGGTTTGTTGTAAATGCCGTTTTCTTTTTGTTTGTTTTGTTGTACTGTTCTTCAAACCACTTGTCTAGCGCCTCATCGTCGTCTATTACTGACCAATCTGGTCTTTCGTGACTCTCAAATACATTATCGTATATGTTTGACCAATAAGTCAAATCCCTTTGCGACTTAGCCATGTCTGCAAGGGGTCTACCAAATAAATCGCCGCCAGAATTACTATATGTTTTCCATATTGATCTCCACGGCTCGGATCTAGCAATTTTTCGTATTTCTTTCTCTGAGTAGAAGTCTTTAAGGATTTCGCCAGTAAGGCAATTAATTAAATCTGCACTCATTTCTTCATCAAATTCTTTTTGGTCTTTCCACAAAAGCGCACCATTAAAGTATATTGAATACGGCAAAATAGAAGAGGCTTGATATTTTTTCAGTTGATAATCTATTGTCTGCGTAAAGAAAGACATCTTTAATTCAAGAAGCTCTTTAAGCTTTGTCTCTGCCATTTTTTTTCTAGAGACAAGCATGTTTTTTTCTATCGTCTTGTACTCAAATTCTGGTAGTGATTTAGTTATTTCTCTTATTATTGTTTTTGTGTTTTCAAACTCTTTTTCTAAATCATCACTCCAAAGGCCGTGCTTGTATAGCAGCTCTTTTTCTTCTTCACTAGATAAAAAACCGTCTTTCTTGAAGCGGTTTTCATTTATATTGGATGAGTTATAAATCCTTGAAGAAGTAATTATTCCTGGCTGTCTAAATACGTATTGTTTGTCACCGCAATGAATACAAAATTCACCGGATATTATTGAGTAAACCAAGGAGTCGGATATCACTAGTATAGTATAGAAAAAACCCGGCCTTTCGGTCGGGTCTTTCTTTAGTACTAAAACTAAGATTAGGTTGGTGGTCCTGAGAACGCGCCTGCAACGCCAACGTTTGCTCCACCAGTCGAAAGCAGCTGGCCTGTAATTGCTGCGCCAGCAATGTCTTTGGGGTCTCTAATGTAGAGGGTGTTGTAGCTAGTGTAGGTATAAGTTGTTGTTCTGTTACCACCACCAGTATCGCCACCAGTATCAGAAACTGATGTAAGCTTATTCTTAAGACCCATATCAAAAAGAGTGCCGTCATTCAGACCAATGATAATTGGCTCGTTTGTCAAGTTTGCGGTGTTATCTAGCGCAGACACCCTATCGCCAGCGCGGTTGATAATTTCAAAAGTTGTAGTTACTTCGACTGGGAAGTCAATGTAACGCGCATATGGAGCACGACGACCGAGCTGGAAGATCTCTGGGCGACCAAAGTCTGTAGAAATCTGTATGGACTGTATTCTTGGCAAGTATCCACCGTCTTCACCAGTTGCGCTTTGGCCAGAAGCTGGTAGTGTTCCAGTCGCTGCTGCTATTGGTCTTACACCAGCAAGGCTTCGTGGAAGAATTGAGCCAGTTGGGTTCCAGTTGTATCTTCTGCGAACTCCAGTGGAGTCGATATCAGCGCCAAAGTTGTTTGGATTGAAAAATCCGGTTGCTGCTCCACCAGCTACACCTGTTCCGAGCGTCCAAAGCTTGTTATTACCAACAAAGGTGACGCTATGGGTGAAGTTTCCGTCAACGGGCAAATTAAAGTTGATGGAGTTTACGTACATGCCGCTCATGATGCAAGTACCGCTTGGTAGTGCAGCGTATCCAGTTCCTGTGCCCATTACAGTAACTGTGTCTTCCCAGAAGCCAACGGCGATGTTGCACTGCTCGTTAGAGAAGCGGCCAACTAGAGTACCGGTTGTCGCACCCTGTGTTCCAAGAGAAGAAAGCAGGGTTGCGCCGCAGAGAACTTGCTCCATTGTGCATTCTACAGCCGGAAGATTTTCTGGCTGATCAAAAAGCTCAAGCTCACCAAGTTGGAAAACGGTATCTAGATTAAAGCTTGTGTCTATACCAACACTTTGAAGGCCGCTTACGGGAATCCAGCCAGTTGTATAGCCAACTATGCCAGTTGCAGTATTTCTTGCAATACCAACCCCGTATGCTGCGTAATATAGTCTTTTGTTGTCAGCCATTTAAGTTTTAGTCTCCGTTTGATAATACACAATTAAGTAACTATTTCAAAATCAAACACAACAGTAGATTTGTAAATAGGAAGAGCGGTATAACCCTCTATTTCAGTTGGATTATAATCAAATCTTCCAGTTTTCCATGGATACAGTGCGTACATTTGATCAGCACTTATTCTATTTTCAACTTGACCCTTGTGATCAAGAGGGTATTTTCTGTTTTCTATTGCTTTATTTACGTCAAACATCTTTGTGCCCTGTCCAGCTAGGGCTAGCGTTGCATCAACAATAGTGTCGTGAAGACCTGGGTCTTCAGAAACAATATCAAGAGAAATGCTGAAGTTTTGCAGTTTATTTATGTCACCAAGCTGGAAAGGATCCCCGTTTGACTGTGAGACATCAATAAAAACAGCTGGCATAAATGATCTAAGTTCATTTGGAACAGAGTCAACCCCTGATCCTGGGGTATAGTTTTCAAACCTTTTAAGATGCTCCGTAAAAAGCATTTTGTATTGACTAGACTTTGTTGGATATACAAATATTGCCCTTTCAGATCTATTGCAGTAGATTACGTTCCCGCTTTCTGTAAGTGCGTTAGCAAAAACTATACCGCCTCTTGCGTAATCAACGTAGTATTCGTAAATTCCAGTAGTTCCTGTTGGATAAAAAACATCATTAATAAATATACCACTTACCTGTATTGGATTTGTACCTCCAGTGTAAGTTGGCGATGCGTTTTCCCAGACCCAATCAGAGCTAAGGCCTTGCCAAAACTTAAATCCAGAAGAGTTGTGAAGCTCTGGTCTGTAAGACGGTTTTAAAACACCCATCTCGCTTCCGTCAAAAGATTTTACGCCAGATTCTATGTTGTAATAAGCGCCAATGTTTATAAAAGCCTCACGTAATCTCCATGTAAGATTTTCTCGTATCTGTGCACGATTACTGTATTGGCCAAGGTATGTTAAGTTTCTAAACATTAAATTCTCAAACCCCCTATCTGACTAACGATCTTTAAAAGATCCTGTATTGGTTTACCCATAAATGTTTTTTCTCCCCTTTGCGCGGCTTCTACTATTTTCTCTGCAAGCTCCCTTGCTGAAGCCTTAGCCTCTGGGCTAGCTTCTTTTGATGCTCTTTGGGAAATTGGACCAGCGCGACCTTCTGAAATCTCTCCCTTTTTATAGGCTCCGTATTTTAGCACTTGCTCGCGTAAAGCAACACGAAAATAATCACGAGCATCATCATTAATTGTTCTAATAAACTCTTTATCGATATCTACGTCTCTTTTTCTTTTTACCCAAGACTTTATAGAAAAAGAACCACCAAAAAGCATTGTGTGCGTTCCGCTCCTAGAGCGCTTTGCTATATTTGCCTTGATTGTGTCTTTAAGCGGTTCTAGTTTCGGGTTTAGTTTTTCATTTCCGTTTACACCAGGCCAAACACTAAAGCCCTGAATGTTACCAGTTGATGGCCTTAATAGCCACTCAAACCAATTAATTTTTTGTGATGTTGATTTTTTAACCTTTGTGTCTGAATACGGGTTTAAGAATGTTTTTTTTGAGATGTAAAATATAGAAGACGCTATCTTGTCGAGGTCTGTTTGGTTTTTGAATCTTACTGTGCCATCTGATCCGTTTTGGTTTATTTCGACCTTAAAAAAGGCTCTAGATTTTTTAAAGATCAAATCTTCAACCTTGGTATCTTTTCTTAAACCAAGCGCGCCTCTAAGCTCTAAGTCAGTCATTGCCTGTTTTATATTTGGGTCATTAATAACGTGTTGGCGAAATCTGTCTGCTAAAAACGCAGCTGTTTTCTTTGCGGCTACACTAACAGCCCTCTTCATCAATCTTGATATTGCACCAAGGCCCTTTAAGTCTTTTTCGAGCTGCTTGATTGCAGAAGAGTACTCAGTTTGATCAAGTATTAGAAATGTAGTGCTGACTTTGGCGGGTTTAGCCATTTGATGTCTCCACCCAGTATGTCTTAACTTGATGATATCCACCAAGGCCATACGGGACAGGAGCCATAATTAGTTTTACTTTTATTTCTCTGCCCTTAAAAGAGGCGTCAAATACAGCGTCTGTGCACCTTAGTAGGTCTGGGGAATACTCTTTTGCGCATATCATTTTCCAGACGTTTTCAGATATGCCAGCTGCTGGATTTAGCTCTTTAAACTCTTTGTTGGCTCCATAAACTCTAGCGGTTATTGTTTTTGTGTTTTCCTGTATCTTCAAACCAGTTGGAGAAACAGGAAGGTTGGCTAAACTAATACCTGGCACAAGTCTTGGGTTCGATCTACCCCCAAAAGACGGCATGTAGGCTTCTTTTTTACCAATTGGATCTTGTGAAACAGCTGGCGTGGCCTCAACCGCATGTGCAAAAATAAGCTTGCAAGAAAGACCAAAGCTGTCAGTCAAGTCAGTTGCTATACTGCGCCATTCTGATTTTATTGCGCTTAATTCTGAACTTGACAGGGTTCCCATTTTTATCTCCTATGAACTGTTGGCCAGTAGAAATCGACGCTTGTTTGACCAATATTTGCGCTTTCGTATGCGCCAAATATAGCCTTGAGTGTTGCTCTGTTTCCTCTTTCCCAAGCCCATCGTGCCTTTTCGTAATTTTCAAGATAAAATTTGTACGAATCGCCACGAACTTTTAACGCAGCAGTTCCATCATAAGAAGTAACGTCATCACGAATTTTTACACCGTATTTGGCAGCGTCTCTTCTTACTTCAGACATTGCAAGAATTGCTCCTGCCTTAAAAACAAAAAGCGCTGGAATGCCAGGATCTACATCACCGCTAATTATTGGATCTGGTGATATTGTATTGTTTGCTGTATCTATAGTAAAAGTGTTGTTTATTAGCTTGACTTCTGTGACTACGGCTGCTGCAGCGAGAGTAATAAAACTTTCAAGTATTGCGTCAGTATATCGCTGTGGCGAATCTAAGTCGCCTATATAATAGCGCAATCTTTCTGGCAAAACGTCTGTCCAGCTGTTTACTGTTGGCATTTTTTAGACCCAGTGATCTTTTGGATATGTTTGTACGTAAATGACTTGACCAGCACCAGAGTCGCCAGATACTGTTTTTGCCCAAGCATTTCTTACGGTTCCTATATTTTGACCACCAAACTGTATGCTGTCACCAGAACCAAGAGGAAAGCCAGGCTCAGAGGACCAGCTGCCAGAAACTGGTATGTTGTAACCAACGCGCATTGCTGTTGGGCCTGGATTGTAAATTAGAATAGACTCAACTGGCTCTCCGTGATGACCACTTTCTGAAGCAAAAAGATATCTTCCAGTAGAGTCTATTGAAGGCCATCCTGTTGCAAAAGGCTTGATTGTTTTATCGTATACAAACTGATTGGCTACTATATTTTCTGAAACAAGACCTATTACACCATAAGTAATACTTTGCTGTACTGTGGGATTTTGATAAACAATAGCGCGATTTGTTACACCGCTAACATTGCTTGGATTTGTTGGGGCTAATGGCATTTTTTCCTCTATTTTAGATACACAAATAAAAATCCCGCCCCAAACGGAGCGGGATTCTTAGTATTTGCGTTACTGTAAATCAGAAGGAGCCAGCGAGGATGTATCTGACGTCTAGGCAAGCCCATCCGCCTTCCATCGATCCGTAGAAGCCAACGAGACCGTGTCTGTGGAGATTCTCATCTTCAGTGATCTCAATCTTCTGAGATACTGGGTGGATGAAAGACTTGTCTGGCTGAGTTAGGTCAAGACCGATTACAAGCTCTTCGTCGGAAGCAGCGAGTGAGCCGCTTAGTACGCCTGTGTAGTAGAGCTGGTACTCTTGGCCAACACCAAGCTCATCAAGGTCGTGGAAGTTTACGCCGTACATACCACGGACAGCGCCTTCTTCACTTCTTTGAATTGAGGTTCTGATGTCATCAGAGACTAAGCTTAGACCCCACGCGCTCATGTCTTCAAATGCCTCTGGGGACATGTAAAGATCGGTGAGCTTGCGACGATTGGTGCTAGTGGAGTTACCGCCACCGTTTCTACGAACGATGGTCTTCATGAGGCTAACGAGCTTTGGTGTGAAAGAACCAGCTGGTGCGTCAGCATCATAAGCAGCGATACCACGACCGTAGGCTGCAGCGAGAAGTGTCTGCCAACCGTCGTCGTTGTTCTTCTTTACGAAGGACATGTTGAGGACTTCGATCATTCTACGAAGAACGTCGAATCTAGCGTTCTTGAGGAATTTTCTTGTGCAATCAATTGAGCTGCCTATCATGTAGGTGTTCAATTGAATGTAGTCAGCCTCAACTCTACGCATTGGTATCTTACCGTGATCTGGGATAACGTAGGCAACGTGATCCTTTTCAGTGCCTGGGGCAAGGAGATCAAGAGGAATGCGAAGGTCATTGGTTGTGCTGAAGTCTTCGGTTACGAAGATATCAGAAACAACGTCACCCTTGAGCACGCCTTCTCTGATTGGGCCTTCAACGGCCTCAGAGTAGTTGAACTCGTTTAGTGCGGAAGCAATGCCTTTTGCAATTTGAGCCTGCGCTCTCATGGAGACCGCCTTGTCATTACTGCCAGCATCGGAAAGCAGCTGCTTTGCTGCGTCGGTTAATTCTTGTGTTTCTACGCTGTCTTTGATTTCGTTGTTCATTTTATACCTATTTCTTTTGTTTTTATTCAGCTTTTAACTCAATCATAGATCAACGTAAACCTTGGCGTAACCGTCCTCGTCAACCTTGGAGAGGAACTTACCGATTACGTAAGAGCCAGAAGCGCTGTTAAGCATTGAGCGTGAAAGCGCGTCGCCAGCTCCAGGAGCCATATGGAGAGTACCAGATGCAACGCTAGTAATGAAGCCGCTTGGCCCAGTGAAAGCTGGGGCGCCAGGAACTACAGTTACGCTGTTTGCGCCCATAGTAGTTACGACTCTGTTGGTGACTACATAGCCCTTCTTAAGGACTGTAATCTTGTCACCTACCTGAACCTCGCTCTTGTATGGGTTGAGGATCTGTCTGGTAAGGTCGATGTTTACTACGTCGTTTAGAAGAATGCCTAGCGGACGAACGCCTGTCGCGTTTAGGCCGTACCAAACTTGGTTAGCGGCTTGGTCCATAGCGGCACCAGAAGCAACGGTTGAGCCAGTTGCGCTGACCCAGCCACCACGCTCGCTGCCGTAACCAATACCGGTAGCCCAGAAATAAGAGATGTCTACGTCTAGTTCGTTTCTATCAGGTTTTAATGCCATTTTTTTACCCTTGTTATGTTATACACAAATTAAAAATTTGCTTTAATTATTTTCTACGTAGCGCATGAGCTATGAGATTTTTCGCCACGTCGGCCTTGTTTTCACGCTTAGTCGCTACTACAAAATTCGGAGTTTGAGACTGTTGTTTCTTTGCTGCTGCAATTGCCTGTGAAGCCTTTGCAACAATTTCTTGTTCTGTGATTACTTTTTCAATCTTGTTGCTTACTTTGCTTACAGCCTTTCTTAGCTCAGCAAACGCCTCTTCTGACATGGCCTTAAGCTCTGGAAGGTCTTCTTCTGTGTAGCTTTCACCAACCATCTCTCGCATTTCGGCAAGTCTGTCAGCGCCCACTTTGTTTTCGTAGGCTTGATCAATAAGCTGTTCTGCTTGTGTCTTGAAGTCTTCTAGTTCTTCTAGACGGGCAAGCTTAAGGTTCATGTTTTCAATATGAGTTGTAGCCAAAGCAATTGCTTGTTCGGCGTAAACTAATTGTTCTTTAAGATCAAGAACCTCGTTATCGTTTTTTGTATTAGTGTCTGACATTTTTTCCTCTTTGTTTTTATACACAAAATTATTTTTATTTTCTAAACTACTGTCTTTTTTGTTTGCTTGGCTTAAAGCATTTTCGCCAGCAGATCCTGGGGCTGGTGCTGATTGGGTGGCTTGTTGCCCGCTTTGGTTTTCTTGTGGATTAAAAGTGCCCTCTTCAATATCACCAGAATCGCCCTCTGGCTTGTCTATATAATAAGAGGTTTCTGATTCTTGGGAGATACCAAGCTCCTTTAGAACAAAACGAAGCTCACGCTCGTCTTCGCATGGGCGATACTGAGGTATTGCCATTTGTTTTTCAATATCTGTTGGGTCTGCAATTAAAGCAGAGTAAAGAAGCGGCTTATCGCCGTGTCTGTCTTCCTGATAAAGGTGGTATCCAGTGCAGCCAAGCTTTATTTTGCCAACGCTTTCGGCTTCTTTTGCTGTGAAGAACAAGAATCCATCAGCTGGCGGCTTGAATGAGGTTGGCATTTCTCTTTTGTTTTTGAGGTCTTGTGGTGTGTCTGTTCTAGAGACATTTGAGGTGTCGTCTGGCATTTCTGCGGGATTTAATATAGCCCCAGGCTCTTGAAGGGTGGATATTGGAGAGTTTGCGTTCATAATGTCCTGTGCTGTTTGTGCAAAAATTATGCTGTATATTTTGTTCTTCTTTTTGTTTGCTGGTTCGTAAACCACGCCCTGGCCAGAAAAGGTTATGTTCTTTAGCCATCTTCCAATTTGGTATCTCTGACCTTTGTATTGGGTGATACCTTTTCCACCAAAGGCCAAAAGATCTTTAGACATTTTTGAATTTGCGTCGGACCTGTCAAGGAATATTATTTCAGAGTCATCATCTTTTCTTAGCGCGTATCCGAAGTCCTCAAAGAAGCATTCCATTGAAACAAATAGCTTTCCGTCTTCAATGCCCTTTTTTATTTTCTGGGCATAGGTCGGGAAGTAACCAGACCAAATTATACCGTCTTGTTTAACGTGTATTTTCCCGCTGCAAGAGCGTGGGTTTTTGCAAGAAGACTCATCAGCTTTAATTATGTTAACTTCTGGAACGTCGCCTTCAACGAGTGTGGTTTCAAGCATGACACCTATGTTTTCATTTTCGGTGTCCTCGGAACCCTTGTGCATCCAATTAATTGGTTTAAATTTCGCTGTTGAGTATCTTGAGAGTATTTCTTCGGATGTAAAAACGTCGTCGTTTGCGTTCCATATGTCACTAACAAGTATTGATGATAGAGCAGTTACATCATCGGTTGGCTTGTAGCCATCCGGTGCAATTGAGGCGATTGCACAAGCATTGCCCTTGCAAACATTATTAAGAGAGTCTGTTTTTACAGAAATGTCTGTGACTAGAGTTGAGTCACACTTTGTTTTGTTATTAACTAAAAGTGAAGCTATTTCTTTTTCGCCTTCAAAGACTTTCATGTTTTAATATACACATTAGTTTTAAAGAGTAAAAGTTCTATAATATTTCATGCACGCGAACTCGCCAGTTATAAAAGTTTTCATAAAAAACGATTTCTTGTACGACATGGAAGAAAAGGAAGGCTTTACTGAAGGTCATGTTTTTGGTGTTAGGTCAATGCGAGCAAGAAGTTTGCTTTTTCATGTAATGCTTAAAACTGGAGCGCACTGGCGTGGTCTTCCACTTCATTCAATGTGGTGGTACGAGCCAGAAGAAGGCTCCGAGCACTACAGCCTTGAGAATTTGCAGTTATGGGATTGCTTTACTGAAAAAATACAAATAATACAGTGGGACTATTTACTTGGCCACCAATGCGACTGTTTTTTAAGAAACAGAAAGGTGGTACAAGGAGAGTATTGGTTTACGGTTGAATGGCTAAAAGACGAAAATCCGGATACATCATTTGTTTACACTCCTGATCAGGACAAATGTGCTCATATAGTAAAATTAGATAACGGGCAGATTGCGGCGCTGCCAACAAATAGAATAGCGTTTAAGGATGCTTACTTCATTGGAAACAAACCAAATCCTAGCGCTGAGGGATATAAAGTTTCTTCTAGAGTGTGGAGTGCTGAAACTTGCGATAGGTGGTCTGTTTCTGAAGAAAAAGGTGTATTTTATTTAGATGAAGAAGAAAAAGAATGCAATTCGCAACAAGAATAAAAAACCTACTGAGGCTGAGTTTTATTACTTTTGCGCGTTTTTGGAATCAGACGGGGACGTTTATCCGCTTCTTTTGACTAGAAACGAGCTAAAAAGAGCAAAATCAAGAGCTGTAAAAAATAAAGAAGACGTACCTTCTGAGTTTTTGGTTTTTCAGTACTCTGGCGGAACATTGAAGAAATTAAACAGTGAAAGCTTGAATAAGTCATAAAAGCAGGCGCATACATCCTAGGCCCGCCGAATACTAATCAAGCTCTCACGTGTTGTCTTCCTTTTTGTCTTCTAGTTCGTCTTTTACGTCACCATCATCACAAAGAAGTGGCTTTCTTATAAACTCTCTATACGCCCAAAGCAAGGCTATTAGTGCAACTGGCGCGTACCAAAAAAGCCAACCGTAGCCAGTTGTGTCTGTAGACTGGTGCTCTATAGATTTTTTAATAGAGAGCATAACGGCACTATCTCCAGTTGTGTCTGGAATAATCTTTGGTGTTGTGTCGCAGCCAAAAAGAGAAACCGTAAAAAACAATGGCCATATTATTTTAGACATAAATTTCATGACTTCCTCGCTGCTGCAGACGTGCCAAAGTAAAATCCAACTATGCTGAGTAATATTTGTCGATTTTCTGATGAGTATAAAAACCCGTTTACCTCAACAAAAAATTTCTTGCTAGTTTCTGGAATTATGCCAAAAAGACCCTCTGGATTTGTTGCGTCAACTTCAACAAATGTTGGTACTCCAAAAAATGGAAGTATAAAAGGTGCTGCTATAGAACCAAAAAGAACAGTTAAGACAATAAGCTGTCTAACTCCCTTTCCTACGTCTATTGGAACTCTTTTAGCAGCCTGGTCTTGATTTGAGGTTGTTTGCTTGTTCGCCTCAATTACTCTTTCAAAGAGTTCTTTTTCGTCCTGCCTTTTTTCGGCTAGGTAGCGAAAAATAAACCCCAAAGTGCTACCACCAATCATTGATAAAAGCTCAATCGGCATATTTACCTCATGAGCTAATACACATTTTTTAATAGCTATTTATTTAAGTGCTCTTTTTGTTATCAGCACGAGTTCTTTTCTTAACTTTTCTCGTAACAGTATCCTTTGCACCATCTGGCCTTCCAGCTTTGCCTGGAGGCTCTTGCGATCCGGGCGTTTGCTCTCGCAACTGTTGCAACTCTTTTGCTTTTTTGTGGTTGCTTTCAGGTATAATAGTTTGAATGAACGGGCTAAGCTTATCAAGAACCTCACCATCTTTTCTCATCTCGCTTTCGTTCTTTACTCTTGCCTTTTCAATGTTCCACATTTCCCCGATTTTCTCTAGAATGGTTTGATTAGAAATGATGTTTCTATCTGCAAGCTCAATAAGTAGCTTAAAGTAGCTTGGTTGATCAAATAGATTGTCGTTATTGAATCTGACCTTTGGTCTTTCTTGAAAGCCCATGTCGTCACAAATTTGATTCACCTCATGCATGATCCAATCAGACATCGCTCTTCTTACGCAATCTATTCTTTTCATAAGATTTCTAAGCCCTATGAATGAGTCCGAGCTTCCTGGAACATTGCTGTCGCCACCTATCAAGCTCTTGTGGACACCAAGACCAAGAAGCATTGATTCGTAGTTTTCTTCAAAGTTTTGTAGCTTCTCTATTGGCGGGAAAAACTGTTCGTAATCTAACATTGAATCCCAAATTACATCTAACGTTCCACCAGTGTGGTTTTCGAGTATTTTAGCAAGCTTTACAATAGAGCCTGTATCTGGCAAAATTTCAGCTTTGTGATCACCAAGCTTCCAAAGACGAACAGAGTTGTACCAGCTGTCAAGGGCGCTTATTTTTGCCATTCGCAGCTTTTCATTGTAGATTACGTCGTGTAAAATGCTAAAAATAAAACTTTTAGCCCATATTTCGCTGTCTTTTTTCTTGTAGTGTGCTACGTACACCTCATCTTCTGGAATCGGTATTACGGTTTCTCCAACGCTAGTTTTTTCACCAATTAGTTTTTTAATTTCTTCTGGAACACTTTTAAGTATGCTCTTGTCTTGAGCGTAAGCGTCTTTAAGATCTTGAACCTGCGCAGAGCTTACTTTAATTCCCCAGCGCTTGACTCCAGAAAAAATAGCTAGCTCACCACCGAGAAGTCTTATTGTTTGTGGATCATAAAAAACGTATTCAGTTGGTATGTCTATTTTTTCAACAGCGTTAGCTCTTTTCATTCTTCTTACTGTTGGAGTATCGATTTGCGATGTTTTTCTTCTTACAACTACATTGCCTTCAACGACAAAATAATTCGCAAATCTTTCACTTCTTTCTTTGAGCGCCACATTGCTTGACCAAACCTTGAAAAAGTTTGTTATGTTTTCGTTTTCGCTTACTATTTCAAGACCTTCAACCGCTGTTTCTGTGATCAAATCAACAACAGATCTAATAACGCCAACGCTTTGATAAGCGTTTCTGCAAGACGTCATTATGTCGTTGTCTTTATCTGGAATCCGCTCGTGCGGTCTGAATCTTTCGTATGTCGTTCTTGTAAAAGGTGGTCGAACAGATATATTTTCTTCTAGATTTGAATAGAATCCAGCGACTGCCATATCCTGGCTAGCCATAGCTCGACCAAGTTTATTTAGTCCTTCTTGCCTGCCCTGATCTGGCGATATATAAAAGTTCTGTTCCTCTGACATGTTAACCTATTCTAGCTATAAGGTCAATACACTAATACGCTATGTTCCCCTGTCTTCCTTCTTCCATCGATATATTTGAAGATCTTTGGGTACCTTTCATTTTTCTCATGCCCTTGCCCTGATACATCGAGTCTGACCTTATGTTGTTTTGCACAATGTATTTTGAGGAGTAGCCGCCAAATGTAGATATGCCTTGCTGCTGCTGATTGTCTAAGTTTCTTGCTGCGTCATTTGCCAATAACAGACTTGTGAAATGGTCTTTTTTAAGTCGAAGTTTTATACCCTCTGTTACAACGCCTTTTATTTTTGGCAAGTCCCATCTTTTTTGACCCTTTGCTGTAGTCTGCTCTTGTATCAAAGTTGTTTGATATTTACACTCTTCTATTTCGGATAGAATATTGTCGTGACTGTAGTCGTCATCTGAATCAAGGCCCAATATTTTAGACTGCTCTATTCCTACGGCATCGTATTCTGGAAATAATATTTTCATCGTTGTAATGTCTTTGAGTAAGTTAAAGTGAGATGACTCGTACCACTCACGAGATGAGAATTCAATTACTTTTATTACGTGAAGTCCTACTTTGTCAGAGCAGTCTTCATCGTCCATATCGTACAGACAATACTCTCCGTCTTTCAGTTTCGTATGATCTTTTAAGCCTTCAATTATTGATCTACCACCGCCACCAGAGTCAAGATGCATTCGAACAATATTGAATCTAGCGAAAAGATCATGTATTTTTCTGAGAATAAAGGTGTTGTAATCTGGGATCTCTTTGTATCTATCTGGATACTTCTTTTTATCCGCCTCAAATCGTTTTCTGTTTGTGCTCCAGCAAAAAACTAGCTGTCTACTGTTTTCTGTAACCTTTATGATGCTTATGGCAAGATTGTCTCTTTCTGATGCTGGGTCTATTCCAAGAACGTACTTTGCAGTCTTATCTCCGTAAGACTCAACGGTAAAAGAAACTTCTCCGTCTGGTGTTTTGACTGGGCTTGTGGCTGCGTATATGGCTGAGGCTGGATAGAAACCCTCTGAGTCTTTTGCAAAAACGCAACCGTATTCCATTTTGAAAATTACTGAATCCATCGTTGCCCTACCTTGATTCAATATTGTTTCATCCATAATCCCTGGAGGCATTTGATCAAACGGTATTCGGACTATTGCGTATTCACTTGGATCAACGCCAGCCTTTCCTTCAGACGATATAATGTTGGCGTAGTCTTGGTAGTACTTGTAGAAGTGATTGAATTGATAGCTAACAGTACCAGCAAGTATTATTTGGTTACCTTTGTTTTTTAGGTTGTCGTCAATCGCGTCTTCTCCAAGCGTTTCTTTTAATGCTCTTCTTATATACTCTTGCTTTACTTTTTCAAAGGTGTTTTGGCTCTGTACAGCAGCAAAGCCTCTGATTACAACCTCAAATATGTCTGGGTTAACTGAAGCAAACTCGTCAACGATAATTACGTTTGCTCTAAGACCTCTGATTTTTTCACCAGTTCCTATTGGAATGCCCATGATCTTGCTGTCACCAAGATCCCAATTGAAACCAAGAACGCTTCTTTTTGGTCCGTTGTTTGGTCCGCATATGTCCTGCAAGACAGGCGCGTTCTTCCATATGTTTTCCATAGACTCGAACACGAGGCCAGACTGTCTTAAACCAGCACCAGCAATTACTATTTTTGAGCCTTGGTTAAACATTGCCTTTAGTATTGCTGTAATACCAAGCATTGTTGTTTTTGCACCACCTCTAGTCGCAATAAGTATTGGAAGTCTTTTGTTCCATATTTCATTTAATACGGCCATCTGATACGGGAACAAATTAACGCCAAGAAAATGCTTAGCGGTAAATCCAACGTATCTTGGGTCCATTCCAATTTTTATAAGCTCTTCTGCCGTTTTTTCTTTTGGCGAATAAATATCAATTGGGTTTTTGATATCAAAGGCGCTTGTATCACCAAGCTCAAGATAAAGATTTTCAAGATACTCTTGGCTCAGTGTCATTTTTAACCTCTCCTAGAATTGATCTAAAAATATTGCACGCGTATCTTCTTGCAAAATATTTATTGCTTAGAAAAAGCGTTTTGATTCCCCACTTATGATCAATCTCTGAAACTCTTGAAAGAACAAAATCTGGAGGCAGCGTAAAATACATTCCTTTTTTAGGATTTCTTCCCATGTACTTTGCGTAAGCGTCATGCAGATCGTCTTCAACTATTATGAGTGGCTTTGCATACTTTTGTAGTCCATCTAGTTCTCTTTGAAATCGCTCCCAGTTTTTTCCTATATTTCCCAGAAGCTCCTCAACAGACGCTTTTCGTTCAATAATTATACTGTTTTTAAACTCGGGCATATCATAGCCCTCTAGCGTATAATCACCGTACTCTAGATTTTTAACCAAAACATTTTTTACAAAAAATTTAGATGGTAGCTTTTCTGAAAAGTCCCACGGCTTTTTTTCTTGGTTGTCAATGATAACGCTTGCGTATATAGCGCTCTCTACTGTTTTTTTGGCCTTCTTTAGGGAACCCTTGTTTCCTGAGTTCATTTATCCTCTGTATTTCTTCGGTGTTTTTTTGACAAATAATTTTGAAAAACTCCGATTCAAACTGCTCTTCTTTTCCTGTTACTAGCTCGTGATGTTTTTTGCAAAGAGTTATTCCATTGAATTTCTCTGTTCTTAGCCTTGCCGAGCTTGCATATTTTTTTATATGATGTACCTCAAGTCCTCTTTTTTCGCAACATCCTGGAAATTGGCATGAAAACTCATCTCTTTTTAGAACCTCTTTTCTGAAACGCCAATACTCTGGTGAGTATCTACCGTCTCTACGCCTGAACTTGGGTTTCCTCAGCCTTTTCTTTGCCACCGTTATTTAATACACTTTGGGCATAATTAATACTGTAATCGTGCTTGTACATCTCGTAAAGCAAGTCTCTCCATGTGTACTCTGGTTGCCAACCAAGCTCTCTTTTAATCTTTGATGGATCGCCACAAAGAACGTTTACCTCTAATGGACGATTAAATGATGGGTTTATTTTGCAAGCATCTTCTGGATTAACATCTGCTAATCCACAGACATAATGAAGTGCGTCTTTAATTGATATAGTTTCTCCAGTCGCAACAACATAATCGCTTGGCGTTTGCGCCTGAAGCATCATCCACATCGCCTTAACATAATCTTTCGCATGACCCCAGTCTCTTTTGGCGGCAAGATTTCCAAGCTCAATTGGACCAGAAAGGCCAAGTTTATATCTAGCTATGCCGTTTGTTATCTTTCTAGTAACAAAATCAAAGCCTCTTCTTGGGCTTTCATGATTGAATAGTATTCCGCAGCACGCATAAATGCCGTAAGACTTTCGGTAAATATCAACCATGTTGTGTGCGTACATTTTTGCTGCCGAATAAGGGCTGCGTGGAACGAAAGGCGTGTTTTCGGATTGATTTTCAGTTACGCCACCAAACATCTCAGATGTAGATGCTTGGTAAAATCTTGTGTGTGGCGAGTGCTTTGCTATTGCTTCTAAAACTATTGTTACAGCAGTCCCATTAACGTATGCACAAGATATTGGTTCTTTAAAGCTTTGGCCAACGTGAGACATTGCTGCGAGGTTGTAATACTCATCTGGTCTTATGTGGGATATAATGCTAAATATACCAGAGGCATCTGTTATATCAAGGTTTATTTGATGAAAGTTTGGGTTTTTTTCTGCCTCAAACATATTAGAGGCGTTTTTTTCTGTTGAGCTTCTTCTGTATATTCCGTATACTTTGTATCCTTTGCTTAGCAAAAGCTCTGTCAAATATGAGGCGTCTTGACCTGGGCAACCTGTTACTATTGCTGTTTTCATTGTTGTTCTCTTGTTTTCTTTACTGTTTCCGAATCTAGTAATTGCGGAGCTAGTTCCCCGTCCATATATTCTATGGCGTTACGCATGCTGTCTTGTTTCTTTTCCATAGAAAGCCGAAGTAGTTCTGCCATGCGACCCTCTTTCTCCCTTGTCTGCATAGATTCAAACTTTTTACAAAGGGAGAAGAAGGTGTCCCCACCAACTTTTCCTTTTTCTTCTCTTTGGCGTCTGGTCGCATTGAGTGTTTCGTTCAGCTTTGTAGATTTTTCTAATAAATCTTTGTACTCTTTATTTAAATCTGTTGCCCGCATAGAAGCATTGAATATTTTTTGATATAGCTCAGCCTGTTTTGGGTCTGACAGATCTAAATCCTTGACATCAACAATGTCATTGTTTGCCATAAGAGAGTCACGTATTCTCATGGCGTCATAATAGTCTTTTTGGTTTTTGTCTATTCTTAGCTTTAAAAAAATTAGCTGCTCGACAGTATTTTGCTCCGTGTGCGTTAAATCTTCAAGCTGAATTTTATAGTTTGCCCACTCCTCGGAGAACAAGATCCAGTCTTCTTCTGGTAATTGTTTTTTTATTCTCGCCCCTCTTGGGCTTGTCTCAAATGAGCGAACGTGAAAATCAAATATATCTCTGTTTTGATAGTCTTTTCTTTGTTCAATCATCACAACCGGGTCTTTGGTTGTGTTTTTCATCATGCCAATACTTTTTCTGTATCGCTCTACAGTTTTAATTGAACAACCGATATGTTTTGCTATGTCAGCGTCTGTTTTGTATTTGCAATTATTTTCTATGTATATCTTGTCAGCTTCGTCAATTCGTTTTGCCATCTCGCCACTCCCCCATTATTTGTGTTATTTCTAAACGAAGCTTGTTTTTATAGTATGAATTTACTGGCTCTTCGGAAAGACAGGCTCTGTATATTTCAAGCCCCTCCTCAGATAGCCTAGCCTCAACAAAGTCTTTCAGTTCCCCAAAAACAACTGAGTTTTCTGTTTCGTTTTTTCCAGTCGCAGGCTCGTATAAAACAGCGTCGTCTTTTGAGTTTCTTGCTTTTGCGCTAAGTGAAACTCTAGCTTTTTTGTGTTGTTCATTTAAGCTGCCGCAATGATCTCTATAAAAGTTTTTAAGTCTATTCTTAACAACCCTGTTAAGCCAACGCTCAAGCGAATTTATATCGTCCCAACCAATACCTTTTTCTGGTTCGTAAAACTTTAGCTGCTGCATGCAAATAAGACGAGCCTGTGAGGCTATGTCTTCTACTGTCATGTAAGCAAATGTTTTACCCATGTGGGTTTGGGCTATTTTTTCAACCAATGATAATACTTCGTCTCTTGAGATTTTCGCCCCAGATGTTTTTGAGATTTTTTTCAAAAAGATTGCGACTGCGTCTTTCTGAGGTCTTTTCACGTTCTATTATAGACTAGAAAGGTGTATTAATTACAGGAGAATATTATGCAGGACAAAAAAGAAAGATGGAGTGCGGAACACAAGAATTTTTTAAAGCTTGAGGCTGGAAAAATGAGAGACTGTGAAATAGCTTCAACCCTTGGAAGAACTCTTAAGTCGGTAAGGGAGATGAGAAGACGAATGGGTCTTGTTAAAATGTGTGGTCGTGGACGAGTAGAGCTAAGACCAATACAACAAGCGGGGGCATAAAATGGCAGATAAACCACCAGGTGAAGTGGGTCCTGGTTCTACAGAAATTCTTTTGTACAGGGTTTCAAGAAATGAGGCATCTAGCACTATTGAGTGCTATTTAGGAGACTCTATTTGTTGTGATGGCGAAGGAACGCTTTCTTATGCTCTTTTTTATAAACAATTTGGATCTCCTTCTTTTACGCAGATATTAAGTTATCAAGGTGGTGTTGGTGGTGGTGGCGAAACTAATTCATTTTTGAAAAATAAGGCCTGGACTTACACTCATCTGCATGGATCATCAGAGTCTGGACAGTACTATGTTGTTGTAACTAATACTGTTGAAATAGGTGAAATTTACATGTCTTCTACTGTTTCTTTTCCAAAGTTTTACGGATTTGGAAAAAAGAAAACTAGAGTCTCAGCAAATGATTCATTAAAATCTCAAGCTAAAACAAGAAACAGCATTCCAAAGTTCTAAAATGCCTATTACTTTATCAAACAGAACGTCAAACACAGTAACACTAACAGCCTCTGGCTTTAGTGGGCTAGGCACGGGGGCGTACATAAGAACAGGTGCTTTGGATGTTTTAACACAACAGACAAATCCAGATTTACTTTTAAGCTCATGGACTGTAGTATTAAGCGTATCCTCTTCTGGTGGAAGCTATATTTTTGCGACTTACACAACAAGTAAGGGCGGGGTTGTAAGCATTTTGGAAACTGAATCATTCAATGTAAGTGCTTATTTAGCGACTGACGCAAAACAAAAAAGAATAACAACAAACAGCCTATCTAGGTCTGGATCAAATCTCAAGTTAAGATCTGGATCAAGAAGAAGCTTTCCGACTATTTAAATTTTAATGCAGCGCATATAAAAATACATGCCTATCAACAAAAAAGGTGTGAAAATAAACTTTATTCCCACCAATGATATCCTGGCGACCAAGGATGTGGTGGTTTTGTAGTTGGTGATTGTGGTGGATTTGTGGCTGGGTTACTTACACCACATGGGTTTGTTCTTGCTGTTTCTGGATTTGATGGCGTAAATTTACCAATTTTTGTTGGTATATACGAACCGCCCGATCTCATTATCGCAATCATTGGTTCTTTTCTGTCGCTTTGAGTTTGATTATACCAAGTTGATCTCATCATCTGGTTTGCTGCTTCATTATAATCGGGTGGATTTTTAGTTAGTGCTTTTTTTAACTTAATAAATCCAGTTATATTTGCTTGATAGCTTAAACTTACTAAAACACACTGAACTGGATACGGTAGTCTAGCCCAGCTTTCTGGGCCAATAAAATTGAAAGCTGCAGTAAAGGCTTTTTGAACATCGCTTTCTGCCCACTGCCATGCAAGATCAACAGAGACTGGCGACTGTTGTGTGCCAGGCATTGGACTATTGCCATTTCTTGATCCTGGCGTGCCAGCTACTGGATCTGGATCAGATTCTATTCCATCCATTACACTAGCAAAGTGTTGTCCGAGTCTATTTTGAATTCTGCTTAGGGAAACTCTGTCTGTATCAATTAGCGTACCAATTCCTACAGTCCAGTATCCTTCACTATCTCTATAGCGATATGGTCTATATCCCTCCCAAAACGCAAGAACGCTTTTCCAGTATGGGCTTAACTTGAAACATGGAGGAGCTGCCGATGGTTTTTTCCCAGTGCTAGGCTCACTTATTGGATTAACGTTTAAAACTGTTGGGGTTGGGGCCTCAATGCCGAATATAAATCTAAGTTTAGAGATAGAATTAAACATATCAACTATTGATACACAAATAATAACCTGCCATCACTGGCGGGTTTTAAAATCTTTTACTGTTCAACCAGCCTGTTGCATACCAGCAAGATCATCACCAGTGAAAACACCGTCTTGTGGGCATGGGCCTTCGCTTACTATTCTAAAGCCCGGACCCTGCCCGCCACAAGTTACTGCACAGCCCTGACTTGTAGATGTGTAGCAGCAAGCGCCCTTAGGTAATTTTTTCCAATCAAGCTGACCAAAACGGTCAATTGGGCAATCACCTAGTCTTCTCATACCAGGAATCATTGATGGCTGTGGAGAAATCACAGATGGCATTTTTGCGGCAGTAATTGCGCTTGTGAGTTTTTGTATTGCTTTTTCTAGTGACATAGTCGTTCCTTATTTTTTTATACACTAATTATCTAAATGGATCAAGATTTGGGTACTCAATCATCATTTCAATGTTTGGTCTGTCTGGAATAATAACTCCTGGTTTCACAACGGTTGGCTTTATTGATGGCTTAGTTGTTTTTGTGTTTAATTTAATTATACCGCGTCTAATTAGCTCCATGCGAAAAGCTTTATAAACTCCTGAATACATTCCTTTTCCTGGATTTCCACACTTTTGGTTGAATAGATCGGAAAAAGATCGAATTATTTGTTCGACGCACTCGGAAGAAAGCTGCTGAGTCTTCGCCTTGATGGCTATATCTGACGCTATTTTAGAAATATCGGTTGGTTTCCATTTGCACGGAAGAGCACGCCTTGAAGGACTTATTTTTAAATACGAGCACGGCACAGCGTTTTGCTGATCAACAGCAAGAGATAGTTTTTTTATTGCGGCAATTATTTTTTCTTGCACGGTTTATTTCTCGCTATTCTTGCGGCTTTTTCTAAATAGCTATTTCTTATGTCTTCTTTCTTTTTATCAAATTTCTTTTTTCTGTCTGTAACTGTTGCTCCGTATGGGCTGCACTGAGCATTGTAAAGCTCTGTCTCTCGCTCCACCTCAAGAGAATACAGTATTTCGTTATGTTTTGCTAGAATCTTACATTTCTCTTCGTTCTTTTTAGCGTCTAGCCTGTCTCTATTAGTTGGCGCTTTGTCTCCAGGCTCCATAGAGTTAGGGGTCAAAACTGTTGGCATAACCGCGCTTCTTCCACGTCCTGGTCTCATTGATCCACCGTCTTGGTCTGGACCAACCGAACCTGCTTGCCCAAGCTTATGCTTTTCGCCTTCTGGCAAGAAAGACGTCTCTCCTTCTGGAGCACAGCTTTCCCATTTCCAGCTAAATGGCGTCATTCCGCTTTCTGGATGAGTGTTATCTATCCAAGTTATACGATCAGCAGCTCGTGTACCATCACTTTTGCAACTGTTTGCGCTGCTGATTTTTTTGTCGTATTTTGATCTTATTGTTTGACACTCTGTGGGAGCTGCACCCAAAACGTAAATTAATTTTGAAATTGAGTCATTCATTGTGGATTTACTCCTGCTGGAGCTGTTTGTGGCGTGCACGGTTTACACGCCGGCGTATCATTAACGTTAGATCTAAACTCGGCCTCCATACCACGGATTTGCTCTTTAAAAAAGTCTCGCTTTTGAGACGTGGTTGCGTTTTTCATGCCACCAGCAGACGCGTAAGGCTCACATCCCTTTGTTGCTAGCTCTATAGCCTCAAGAACATCTGCCGAATACATCAGATCAAATTTTCCGCGTATGTATTTACCTGATCTCGGGTCTTTATATCCCCGTAGAAGCGCGCACTTTCTTAGTGTTTTTATGCACGCAAGAAGCTTTTCTTTTTTTGCTAAATTTGGATCGTTTTGGGTCTCTGGGGCCGCCAATTGTGGATTTTGTGCGGCAGCAGCTGGAGGATATTGATTTGTTGCAACGTAAACACCCTGATCAACTGAAAACTTAAACATATTTGGCGGAAATGGATTTCCGTTTTGCGTATTCCATATTTCAAACTCCCAAACCTGACCAAGTGTGCCGTAAGTAAGGCCTTCGATCTGCTGCCTGCCAGCCTCGTACGCCTGGTTTATTTTTTGGCGAATTGAATCCCACTTTGCAGTTATCTCACGACATCTTGGTGGTGTAGACGGTGGTGCTGCACTTACGGCCAAATGCTTTGCTATGACTGTTTTCAGGTTCATACAGGTATTAATACACTGAATATTTTTTATTTTAAAGTGTATCTTAAGCCATGGACGCGTACCGTTTGTTTGTGGCTGCTATTAATAAACAGGTAGAGGTTTTAGGTCTAGACGACCAGCCTAAAAAAACTGATATTGAATCATGTCCAGAAATATCAATTGCAAAAACAATAGAAGATCTGGTTTCTAGTGTTCGATCTTGTTTTACTGCAGGTGGCGGCGTGATAAGCTCCGCTATTGTCGTTGGAATGATCGTTACTAAGCTTGGTGAACTCGCAATAGCAACAATAAGATCTAGTTCAGTATCAAACTGGAAAGATTTTTTTAGTATGCTGTGTTCTTTTCTAGAAACAATAATAAAAACACTCCGTGATATTGGGGTGATGTCTCAATTTTTGGCAAATCCAGCGCTAGTTCAAATACTGGTTAGCCAAATTGTTGGCAGGCTAGGCTTTCTTCTTGGCGAAACTTTCTACGGTATGAACAGTGCTGTTTTTGGAAGTCAAAACTTTAAGAATTTTTTACGCGATCTTTTGGTTGGCGGACCAAACAACATTTCTGCTTTTTGCAGAACAGTAGCTCAAATGACCGAAGAAGAGGTTGGTGAATTGATTAATACGATTATGGCCAATTTTGAATCTTTTTCAGCTGTTTTAGCGTCTGCTTACGGTGTTTTGTCTCGCGGATTGACCCAAATTGATTTGCGTCCCGCTTTGGTGATAGCAATGATTGCTGCGCTTGGAATAACTATTGCGAGCGGCGGCACGAGCACACCAATAACAGCGCCAACACTTGCAATATTAGTTGCCGCTTTTATTGTGTTGGGTATGGAGCCTCCATCGGAAGAGGAACTTTCGGGTTATGGAATAACCATTGGATAAAAAATGAAAAAAGAACTAAATTACAGATTTATATCCGCTTTAAACAAACAAGCAGAGGTTTACGAGCAGGCGGATCCGTCTGCAAAAGAGTCTGTTGTTGTAACAGAAAAAGACTGTGTGCGCAGAATTGAATCAAGCACAACATGGCAGCAGGCCCTTATTTCTTTTATGGAATGCGTGCCAACAATAAATGACCAGACTAAAGCTAGAGCAGAAATACCTAAAGACATATTTAGATTTATGAGCGCTCTTCAGTCGCTTCAAAGAGTAATAACTAGATCTGCTATTGGTTGGATTTCAGATGCAGTCGCATTAATAACAGCTGGACAAAGGGTTGTTGATAACAGTGGCCCCTGGTCTATGTTTATAAACGTATTATGTAGCGACGCACTTCAAAGTTTTTTCCGTGAGGTTGATGAAATATTTAGAAGATTTAGATGGCTTAGTAATTTTTGGGCGTCAAATATGGAAAGCTTTATAAATCATTTTGGTACTATTTTGGCTAATGCTCTTTCTGAAGCCCTTTCCTCTTTGGGTATTGCGCCAGTTAACAACATTAGTTTTGAGGAGCAGTTAGTTCGTTTTATGAAAATACGACTTGGTGGTTTTAGCGATGCTGCACTAGTTGATTTGTGCGCAACGTGGGGTGAACTGAATCAATTACTTAACACTATAAACGCGACACCAGAACAGCGAGAAAAGGCCTGTGAGGAACTGTGGGATCGGCTTTCAACCTACGTGCTAGGAATTGGCGGCATTGTGATAGACAGCGTAGGTGGGGCAAGAAACGCCATTTCATCCTTTGTGTCTTCTGTAAGCACTTTCATAAGAGAAAATGAAGAAACAATAAAAATAACTGTTCTTATAAGCTTGGCCATAGCTGCAGCGGTTGCGGCAGCGGCTTCTGGTGGAACAGCAGCGCCAGCTCTAGCTGTTGCTGTTTTGGCTCTAGCGGGAGCGCTTGGCATACAGACTGAAGGCTGGACCCGTGAATCAATAGAAAGGGCAATACAGAACGGCTCTGTTTAAGGGCTTGTGTATTTACAAATATGGAAAACTTCTCTCAAGGCGCAGAGTGGACAACTAGGTATAAAAATGATCTCCCTGACAGTGCTTTTCTTTATATTGAGGCTGGCGGCAAAAGGGACTCCGAGGGGAAAATCAAGCCTCGTTCGCTACGACACTTTCCGTACAAGGACGCGGACGGCAAAGTTGACCGCGCGCACATTCTTAATGCGATTGCGCGAATCCCACAGGCTAAATTCCTGTCTCAGGCCCAAAAGGACAGACTGCAGGCACGAGCAAGGAAAATATACCTGAACTGGGTAAAGAAAAACAGTAAAAAGGCCAACTCGTTTGTTGATATTTTAAACAAGCTGTCCGCAGCCGTTGGCGCTTCTGAAAGAATGCGAACTCGAATGGATGAGTCAGCGGAAAAAATAAAGCAAAAAATGGATCCAGCTACTCAGGAGGTTTACGATATAATCGGGAGTTTGTATTCTAGCAACGAATGCGTGATGAAGGCGCTTGGTGATCTTACTGTTTGGAGCAGTGGTAAAAGAGGAGATTGGAAGCCAGATTTTATGAGGTATTTAAAAAACCAAACGGAAGAACTAAGAAGACTAAATCCGATCTGGTCTGAAGACGTACTCAGGGCAAATTTAATGTCTTTGGCACACCAATGGTTTGAGGGCTATGCGCCACAGTGCTTTGGTGGTACTGTATTAGGATAAAAACCTATAATAATGGGTGGAAACCTGGAAGCCCCTAGCTAGAAACCCCAACTACGAAGTCAGCACCGAAGGTCGCGTCCGTGAAAAGGCGCGGCCTGTTTTTAACCGTGGCAGAATTCACTCAAAGCCCCCTAGAACTATTGAACCTTTTATCGACACAGAAGGCTACGCTTTTGTTGTTTTGAGAAAACCCATGGGAACAGGAGCAGAAAAGATATTTGTGCACAGACTGGTTATGGAGGTTTACCAGGGAGAGTGTCCAGACGAAATGACTGTTGACCACATTGACAGAGTGCGAACAAATAATGCACTCTCCAATTTACGGTACGCAACAAAGGCAGAACAGACAGAAAACAGAGATTTAAGCAGAATATCGGGGGAAAACTCGCGCTTCAGCAAATTAACCCAGGCAGACGTGGACGAAATACGAAAAATGATAGAGATTGGATTCCTGGACAGTGTAATTGCCGACAGATTTGGTGTTGGCGCAGGCGCAATACGTAACATACGAAACGGAAAAAGCTGGGCAAAGTCCTGATTTATGGCGAGCGCCCAGCCTTTTCAAAAACGATTCGCTGGTGTAATAAGTCCTCATATTTGGTTTTTCGCCTGTGAAATTGGGTGAACCCCCGCGCCCTCCGGAGCACCCATTGGTGTCGGGCGCGTGCCCGACAATCACCCCCCACGGCGCACAGCGCCAGGAGTTGTCTCATGCCCACCAAGTCTTCCGCCCGCACCGCCCCCGCCTCGCCCGCTGCCGTCCTGCGGCTCGCGGCCTCGACCGTCACCACCGAGGTGGCCGATTGGGGCCTCGACCGCGTGCTGGCCGCGCCGGCCACGTTCGGCAAGGCCGTCCTCGGCGACCTCACCGACCGCCGCAAGGCCCGCCGCCTGCCGGCCCAGGCCATGCGCGACGCTACCAAGGCCGCCGGCGTGTACGCCCGCACCCCGTGCCCGACGACCCAGGCCCCGTGGCTGCAGGCCCAGGCTCGGACCGCCGAGGCCATGGCATGGTTCGCGGGCGCGGTCGACCTCCTCGCGGCCATCCCGAATCCGCATGGGGTTACCATCGGCCGCATCCCGGGCGTGGCCGCCGACCGGGCCTTGACCGTCCGCGACCTCATCGACGGCCTGACGCTGCCCCCCTCGAAGTCCGAGGTGGCCGCGTGGTTGGCCTCCGCCGAGTGACCCCCCCTCCGGCCCCGCCTAACGGCGGGCGCCGGGGATTACATAGTACCGCGCACTAGTAGCGACCTACGCCCCGTGCGCGCGGCTTGCCGCTCGGCCCCGAGCCGAAACCGGAATCCGCGTGGCGGGAACGAAAGAGGCGCCTGGTGAGGCCCCGCCGCCCGGAACACGGGCAATCGAAGCGCGGGAGTCGCGGAACCCCTGGTTTCCAAGATCGGGAACGGTGCGCTAGGGCGCGCCGAGCCGGCCCGACCGAGACGCGCAAGCGTAGCGGTCCCCTCAACGGAGGTCGGTTATCCTGGATGCTTCGCTGCCGATAGCGCGTAGTGCGCTAGCGGAGCGGGACGGACAGCGTGTGGACGCTGTACCCTGCAGGGCAAGTAGTGGCGTCATGGATGGCGCTGCGAAGTACAGTACCCATATGATACAGCGAGTAGCGCTAGGCCATGCTCGCCAACGGTCGAAGGGTACGATAGGCTAGTTCCACCGACAGATACCGTAGGGCGGCTGTCGCGTGCTCCCCGGCTAGGCCGGCAGGTGCGCGGCGGTCCTACTGTGGTGATACGTGGGTGCGTTCGCTATCGCGTCAAGGCGTGATAGTGTGCGTGCCAGGCGGTCTGATATCTACGCAGCGGCTGCGAAGTTTCCTAACGGATTCGCTACGGCTGGGGTGCTCGTGACCCTGATAAGTAGCCAGCGAGGATATGCCACGGTCGATGATGCCCACGACCTAGATCCAATACTGCGGCGACTGATCCGATCATCCGGACATATTCCCAAGTGACGCGCTTGCGCTGATGGGATGGCTTCCCGATGATGATCACTAACCTGCAGGGCGGTCAGCCTCCGGGCTGACGACAACGGTGCGCTATGTCCGGTAGCCAACGGCTACGGGGTTGCATACGCGCGGCATGCGCACCAGGGAGTCGATCATGCGGGGTTGCTTAGCGACCAGCCACGCATGACACGGCGGTATCTGTAGGCTACACAGTAGTGGGGTAAGCGGACGATTCTACTGCAGTAGCCGAGTCACAGTCACCAGTAACCCGCAGCCGCACGCATGGCTGCAGATGGGCGGGGCTAGCGTGCTATCACGCCCCGTTTCCCTACCCCAGCACGGCGGAAACGCTGTGCTGTGGGTTTCCCGGATCTACCGGCAAGACCCTGGCGGTCAAACATCCGCTATGGGCACACAGTCTCACCCAGCCTTGACTGGCTGCGGTGGGCATTCACTTATGGACCGCAGCGTGCGGTTTCAAAGTCCTCATGTTACTTGCACTCGTAAAGTGCAGAAAGGTAGGATCTTGGTATGAAGATCAGCAATCAGACGACGTTCACTTGGGTGAATGGTTGGAGCCTGACGATTGTTCCGTCTTGGAACTGCGTGAAGATCAGCGTGATGGGGCCTCGTCAGGTGTTCTACAGGGTGTCGGAGGATCGGACGTACGTGCAGCCGTCCGCTGATGAGGTCTTTGACTACCTGGGCACCAAGGAGCTGACGGAGGTGATGATGCTGATTCAGCGAATGCCATCGCGTGTGACGGTGGAGCCGTTCACGGTGGAGGAACCAAAGAAGGAGCACCTGTCTGGTGTGCCGCTGCCGTCGTCTGTGCGACTGAGGGGCGAGGCGCCCATCGTGGATGAGTCCCTGGCCTACGACCCCAACGAGTTCAACAGCATGCAGTCCTGAAAGGAGGACTCACATGAACCAGAAATGGCAGTTACGAGGTCACTACTGCACCAACGAGTGGAGCGGTGGCTTGACCATGAACCGGTTCCCGAAGCCCAAGACCCCAGGGCGCACACTCATGCGCTCTGCAGCCAATGGCTTCCAGGTGGACCAGCAGGGTGGTAATCGCATCCCGAATGTGGGGCTAGAGCGCAGGGCAATCGCGCTCGGTCACACAGTGGTGCGACCCACTGAACCACTACCACTTCCTGGTCGTCTGCCAAGAAAAGTGAAGGCTCGCAATCGCCACGTGAAGCTGCGCGACGCTGCGCAGCAGTGGCGTCCGCTTCCCTCTCGTAGAGTGGAGGCGGTAGCACGCAGGGCAAGCGCTGCTCTGGTGCATGACTTCAAGGCGGCACTCGCCGCAAGAGGAGGTGTCCTGTGAGACTCGTCGTTGATACGGAGACGAACGCAATCGACTGGGCGTCGTGGAACGCTGGAGACACGTCGTCGCTGCACACCGTGCACTGCGTGTGTGCGTTGGACGTGGACACTGGTCGGGAGTTCCGGTTCCGCAAGTCGGAAGTGCGGAGCGGGATCAACTTCATCGCGCTCAACGCGCAGGAGATCATCGGGTTCAACGTGGAGTTCGACCGCAGGGTGATGTGCACCCACAACAAGATCGTGCTGCCATCGTGGGTGACGCTGAACGACACGCGGCGAACCGCAAAGTCCTTGTTCCCCAATGGGTTCAACGAGTACAGGGTGCCAGAGGCGTTGCGCGGGCGACACAGTCTGGAGGCGTGGGGGCTTCGCCTTGGGATGGACAAGGGCGACTTCTGCAAGCACACTGATTGGTCTCAGTGGTCGCAGGAAATGGAGGACTACTGTGTGCGTGATGTGCACGTCACTGCAGCGCTCTTCCAGTTTCTAGAGAATTGCAGGGCCACTGGTTTCCACGGCTGAGTGATCAGCCTCAACACTCCCACCATGGCTTAAGTGCTGTGGTGGGATTTACGGTGGTACGTATGCCACCGGTTTCACTCTCTCCATTCATAGGAGATTCACTATGCGTCAGAAGAAGACCCCGGTTCACTTCCTGTGCTGCAACGCGGCGCTCACGTCCCTGGCGATGATGTCGATCCAGGTGGACCAGTTGGCGTTCCAGGCGGTGCTCATGACGGGCGCCGACGAGTCCGACAGCAAGCCCTGCGAGATGCGCAACGCGATCGTGGCGCTCTCGGAGTCGCTCAGCGGGAGCCACATCGACTTCGAGGACGTCGTGAACAAGTGGGACGCGATCAAGGAGCTGTACTACTCCGGCATCTCGCCCGACAGCGACGGTGAGCCGCGCACCATGGACCTCTGCATCGGCGCCACGGAGGAGGCGATGCAGGCGCTCCTGACGTTCATGGACCGTTAAACTCCTCAACCCCAGTAGCTCAAACGGATAGAGCAGCCGCCTTCTAAGCGGCAGGTTACAGGTTCGAATCCTGTCTGGGGTGTTCACCCGTGGTATGTACGCCACGGGTTTTCTACTCTTTTGCCAATGGCAAAGGATCTGTTATGGTCAAGCGTTTCTTCTCGTCCGTTGCACGGTTTCTCTTTTTGGCGTGGATGATTATTGGGGCCATCTACGGTGTGGCTCAGCTGTGGCTTCCAATCCCGCACAAGGCGACAGTCAATGAGTTCACCATTTTTGCAATTGGTTTGCTCATCTTGCTCCGCATGAAGTCGATCATCGAAGACATGTTCTTCTGGAGCACTGAGGTCCACAAGATCCTCAACGAGAAGGAGTGACCATGTCAGACATTGACAAGCTCATCCATCAGGTAGTTCGATGCCTGATGCGGCGTAAGAACATCAGTTTCGCGGAAGCCTGTCGTATCGTGTATACGAGGGTGGACGTGCTTCAGTCCTGCGAAAAGGCTTCGGCCCTGTGACAGTTCGCTGTCTCTAGCTCAACGGCTCGTATCGGAGAAATCCGGTACGAGCTTTTTCTTTTGGCATGGTGCCATTAGATCCTTCAGAAAGGAAGGTGCTTGTATGAACGCTAAGGAATTGGTTGAGGCCCTGATGTCCACCGCAAAAGACTATCGTGAGGGCGGGCAAGATCTGCCGGGGTTCGAGGAGGGCAAGTGGGGCAAGCTCGTGCTGATGCTCGAAGAAGCAGCAAAGGCGGTCGAGGCTCTGCAGGTGTGCGATCGCCACATGCACGACATGCAGGGAGTGATCGATCGCCTCGACAAGAAGATCAGCAGCCTCACGGAAGAGCGTGATGAGGCGAGAAAGATGTACTGCAACATGACTGCGTACGGCAATGAGAGAGACGCACGGTACATCGCAAAAAGGTGGAGCTGGGACTGCTTCAGCAAGAAGGAGGGCGAGCTGTGAGAAAGGTCATGACTCTGTACCTGATTCGTGGTCTTCCAGGATCTGGAAAGTCCACACTCGCAAAGCGTCTCGTTGGCAGAGACAGCTTCTTTGAGGCTGATCAGTACTTCACTGATCCAGTGAGCGGCGATTACAAGTTCGATCCATTCAATCTGCGAAGCGCGCATCACGACTGTCTTCTTCGGACGATAGACGCAATGCGCAGCCGATACAGGGAGGAGTGTTTCGGTGAGACCGATCGTGATGGCAACGACGTCTACAGAAACGTTCTTCACGATCTGCGGCCAGTCGCAGTCTCAAACACGTTCTCTCAGCTATGGGAGATGGAACCGTACATGGACCTTGTCAAGCGTGAGGAGTTCGCTGACTGGGTTGTGTGTGTGATTGAGTGCCAAAACGACTTTGGTAGTGTTCACGGCGTACCCACCGAGGCCGTTGAACGCATGCGCAACCGGTGGGAGAGGATCTGACATGAGCGTTCTTCAGAAGATGACTACTCGCTGTGGCAGAGTGATTCAGCATGTTGAGTTGGAGCGCGCAATCAACACTCTTCACAGAAGCCTTAGACTTCCACGTGGCTACATGTGGGTGAGTGTCACTCGTGACAACTGCTTCGAGGACAAGGAGAGATGGACTCTGGAAAGCCCAGAGCAGAATCGCTCTGACAACTGTCGTTATGTTGCGACTGGTCTGTCTGAGAGTGATCTGTACTGGGAGATCTACAAGATTCAGCAGGGAATCAGTCTGTTCTTACTGTACAACGACTAACAAGCGCCCACGCTCCGGAAACGGGTCGTGGGCAATTTCTGCAGGGGCGCCTGCAGTAACCACTCTTTCCTGAAATGTCTCAGGTAGATGGTATCTATACGCATTGTGTGACTAGTTCACACAGAAAGGGTTGGCAATGTCCAACACCACCGTTTCGTCGTCCGTTACCACCTCGCCCGCCAACGTCGCCCGCAACGCGACCAAGAAGGAGGCCTCGCGTGTGGCCGAGATCCTGGTCGAGTTCCGCAAGGCTGGCACCGCGTCGTCTGCGGTGTCCCAGGTGCGCCGCGTCGTGGGCCAGGTGCTGAACACCCGCACCATGAGCGCTGAGGACCGCGTCACCGCGATCACGGCAGGCTACGAGGCGCTGAAGGCGCAGATCGTGGCGCTCGTGGAGCAGGAGGCTCAGGCAGCGCTGGAGCTGTCGCAGATCCCGGACGGAACCACCGGTCCGGGCGGCATTCACATCGCTGACGTGAAGACGGAGATGTTCGCTGCCGCCTCGAAGAAGACGGCAACGGAGAACAACAGCTCTGCGCTCCGCAAGGCTGGAATGCTGGCGTAATTTCACTTTCGCACGAGGGTTCGGGGGTGGGGCCGAAGCGCCTCACCCCTGGCCTTCCAGGAACAGGAGAACGCGACATGAAGCAAGGAAATCAAGAGATCTCTGCCATGGTTGCGACCATGCGTGAGATGAACGCCAAGTCAACGCTCAACAGCAGTGAAATTCTGTTGGGCAAGATCATTGTTCACACCTTAATGACAGTCTCTCATCCAGACATGCTCTCAGAAGGAGAGCTGGTTGACATGAACACGTTCGTGAACAAGATCGGACTGACACCGGACGACTTGATTCGCATGGCTGCCAGAATCATGGCAGAGCGCTTGGTTCAGAAGATGGAAGATCACGGCATGCTTCCATACCAGCAGTGACGGTCTCATAAAAACTCCTCAAAGCGGCCCAGTCCGCTAAGTGAATGACTTGGACACTACTGGGAGTGTCTACTTTGACCAAAGGAGGTCAAAATGCAGTTTGTCAAGGTTATGCAGCTCGTGCACCGTGTGCACAGGGACTCGAACGGTAGGTTCTTTTACTCAAGCGTCATTCCTGAGCTGAGTGAGGTTCTGTACGCAGGCAGCAACTTTGCTGCGGCGCAGGACTTCTACTACTCCTACTGCGATTCCGCACGCAAGACCTTCCGACACGTTCCGCGTGGTTACTGTGTCGAGATCGTGATCCAGGGATACATGAACTCGACAGGCCCGAGTGGGATTGTCGGTGACAAGCCATGGCAGGATCGTATCGTGAAGGAGCGTTCCTTCGAGATTCCTGCCCATTCCATGAGTTGAGAAAGAGACCAAAATGCAGATCACTCTGTCAGAGGCTGTGCAGAAAATCGAAGAGGCCAAGGAGTCTGGCCGGGTCTTCGGAGTCACCTTCGTCAAGCGCACCGATGGATCTGTGCGTGACATGAACTGTCGTGGCGGTGTGAAGAAGGGTGTGACTGGACAGGGCATGAAGTACGACCCTGCATCCAAGAACCTTGTCACCGTCTTCGACATGCAGAAGGGCGAGTTTCGCCACATCAACCAAGACACCATCACTCGTGTCACCATGAACGGTGTTACGTTCACCGTTATCAAGGACTGACACTCAAACTCCTCATTTAGGCAACTCAAAAGCCTAACAAAGAGACAACACCATACCGTGTTACTAGTGTTGATTCACACGCAACTTTCACTTAGGACTTAGAACCATGACCACTCTCAACACCTCCGTCGAGACCCTCGCCTCCAGCACCATCGACGCCACCAAGAAGGGCGCAGCCAAGCTGACGACCCTGGTGACGGAGTACCGTGACGACAAGGCGACCCCGTCGAAGGCCATGTCTCAGCTCAACGCCCAGGTCGCGTCGCTCCTGAACGCGTCCGTTCCGGTCACCGAAGAGGCCCTGCGTGCTTTCGGTGAGTCCGCGAAGGCAGCTGCTATCGCAGCTATCGATCGCCAGATGGAGAGGGCTGTTGCTCTCGCTAGCATCGCACGTGGCACCACTGGCAAGGGTGGCATCCACCGCGACGACGTTGTGACTGAGCTGTTCGCCGCTCAGAAGAAGTCTCAGGCTGTGGAGAACAACACGGCAGCTCTCAAGGCTGCTGGTGTTCGCGCCTGATTTGAGCTGACGAGTAGTGTGGGGGTGGCGTTCAATGTGGGCGCCACCCCCTTTCTCTTTCGAGGTTTTCTGTTGTCCAAAAAGCTTACAGACGAAGATCGTGATCGAGTTGTTTGCTCTGTTTCTCGTGCAGGCATGAGTCTGTTGATGCTGTGCGAGGAAACACAAGATCCTGTTTTGTCCTCAAAACTAAATAAGATTTTGAACGACGTCAGATGTGCAAACGAAACGCTTTGCCAAAACAGGCAAGGAGACGCAGATGAGAATTGGAACGAATCCTGGTTTCACAGCAACTGATCAGAGTGTGATTGGCCACAGAGGATTTCATATGGAATTCTCGAACGGCTGGTCTTTGTCAGTTCAATGGGGCTGGATGAACTACTGTTCAAATCATAGCCACGTAAGCAGACACGAAGACAGAATGGAGACTCCGTTCAACTCCAGGACTGCAGAAATACTGATCATGTGGAAGGGAGAGCCAGTTCCTGTAAAGGCTTTCCCGCGTTCTCTTTTCCATACTTGGCAATACGTGTTTGATGAGTTTGGTGTTGCCTCAAATCTCTCTACTGACTCAGTTGCTAGGCTCATGAGAGACGTTGTCGTTTTGGACGCAGTTCACGATAATCCTCTTAACGAGAAGAGCGACAACTCAAGTAGCCCTGATCTAGACGCTGTTCTAGACGACGCGCTGGAGCAATTGACTGGTGGAGTCCAAGAAACAGAAGATGATGCCGATTGAAATCAGAAGCAGAAAAACTGGCGTCGTGTGTTCGTGCGTACATGGATTGTGTGCACAATAGCTCCTCGAAACAAGAACAGGAACTAGCAAGGACCGCAATGTTTCTGGCTTTGGCTCTATATGACAAAGCTAGAAAAAGAGACAAGGAATCGGAATAGGGCCTGGTTTTTTCTCGCAACACTAACAACGATTCTTTTGCACTATGGACACAGTTAGAAACTGCGCTGGATGCGGGTCTCTCATACCTCAGGCACGTATAGAGGCTTTACCAAACACATCCCGGTGTGTCAAGTGTTCAAACGAAAAACCGATGAAGGGTTACATGGTCTTTGGTCATAAGACTGCGCCTGATCTCATTTGCGTACCAACAGAAGACTCCGAAGCAATAAGAATCGCAGATCGTGCAAACTCTAGGTCACGCTGACACGAAAACTCCTCAAGGAGATCACTCATGAACATCACTTTTGGCACTCGTCACCTTCCTTACACGAACGATCCGCAGTTTTACGATTCTTTCAATCGTGCAAAGGAAAAGCGTCGTAACGATCTAGCAGAGAGAAGCAGGGCGATTGCAGAAATCGCTGGATCACAAACTAACCCAGACAATCTTGCTCTGATTCGTTCTAGGTACGACCAGAGATCCCATCTGCGAACTACAGGTCGTGAGCTTTTGCTTACTATGGACTTTGTTCCGACTCCACCGAATATCATTGGCAGACACAGCCAGCTTCATGATGAGCTGTGGACAGCCATTGAGTGTCTTGCAAAGTGTGGAGTTTTCCTGATGAACACAAACCACCTTTCAGACATCGATCTGTACTGCCGTCTGTACTACAAGATCCTGGACGAAGAGTGTGCAATCATGCCTCCTAGTGATGAGGCTCACGAGTACATTGACTGCATGCACGAAATTGATCAGTTCTTTCTTCGTGGGAAGATGGACCATCAAGACATCACTGGCAATAGAAACGAAAGCATTTACGCGAGAGGCCCAATCTGCAAGAAGTTCACCAAAGAGGCTGCATGTGGTGTCGTAAATCACAATAGGGACTTTTACTTGCCCTACCCCGGTATTGTTCACCTCTGAATCTTTTTAGAAAGGATCATCAATGGGACTTGATCAATGGTGCTACGCGTGTGACTGCGATGAGATTCCTGATGGGGTTCGTGTTGACTTCTGTAGGCCAGATACCAGTATTGAAGTTGCTTACTGGCGAAAGCATCCGAATCTTCACGGTTGGATGGAGAGTCTCTACAGGGAACGCGGTGGTGTTGATGAGCAGTTTAACTGCGCTGCTGTGGAGCTGACACTGAGTGACCTTGAAAATCTCGAAGACTTCATTCGTGAAGATAGACTTCCTGAGACCTCTGGTTTCTTCTTTGGTCAGTCTTACAGAGATGAAGAACAGAGAAAGGAAGATCTTGACTTTGTAGAAAGAGCTAAGAAGTTAATCGTTGAGGAAGACAAGCGAATCTTCTACACTTCTTGGTGGTGAATACATTTCTTTCTAGAAGAAGAATTATTCACACAAAGCGTTACTCAACACGACAAACCCCAATACATGATGGATACTGAAAATGGGCATTCTACAAGAAAATGTCCAGATTCTAAAAGAAAGTAAGAAAATGCGAAACCTCAGCAGACAAAAGCTCATTCTTATCATCGTTCTTTTCGTTGTAAGTCTTTGCATCACAGGGCTTTGCTACTACATGGCCTGGAAGGGTCAGTATTGGGGACTTTGTGGAGCGTTCGGACTTACTTTGTGGGGTGGAGTAGCTAGAGTCATTGGTAAAGCAATCACGGAGGCCTAATGGAACAGAGCAAAACAACCATCTCTGGTAGGTGTGTAATCACTGGCGAGGACTATGCTGTCACAGTGAACACACCTGATTACATTGCATGGAAAAACCGAAAAGTCCTTGCTCAAAACGCGTTTCCCTATCTCAGCAGGGAAGATCGTGAGTTCATCATTAGTAGGATCTCGCCAAAGGGATGGGAGCAAATCTACGATGTACCTTGAAAACCAGGAACTTCTTGATATGAGGGCTTACGAGCGCGGAATCTACTGTGCCATGATGAACTTTGAACTTCCTGGCATAGAAACTGGTATTTCTGCGTCTCCTTGGGTTATTCGTGGCTTCAAAATGGGTCTCAAGTACGGTGACAAGGCCTATGACATGTATCAAGAGGCCAAATCAATCCGTATTCGCGTAGCCAACTAAAACCATCAAAAACCACAGAAACCCAACACCACCCCATACAGTACACAGGGGTAACACCATGCAAGACCACGAAAAACCACACGCTGATATGAGGACTTCTGTGAAAAATAATTCTCTTGGTGAAACTCCTCAATACACCGACCTTCTTCTCCACTCTTCTCCCCTATATACTAATGGTGTTAGGAGAGGTAGTGTGGATGTGTTTGTGTGCAGTAATTCACTCAAAAAGCAGCCCTGGCTGCTCAGAAACGCCCTTTTGTCTCGTATGTGGGATCGTGTTCGTGGTTTCTATTTTGATTGGAGACTCAAGATGACTGGCAACAAAAAGGCTGAACAAAAGTCCACGGTTAAGCTAATGTCTACTGACGTCCGACCTCCCAATGATGACAGGCAGTTGTCTATTTACGAGCTGCTTTACGCCACGCAATGTCAGGCGATTTCCGAGTTCATTGAGATGATGGTGCGTGACGGAAACATGACGGATGCACAGTTGGACTTTGTTCAGAGAAAGCTTCTTGGGGGACTTACGGATAGCGCAAAGGCATCTCTTGTTATTCGCGCTATGTACGGAAACAGAAAGGATCATTTCACGTTTGCAGACAAGGCAAACAATGACTGAACTCACTAAAGAAGAACTTAAGGACATTTGTGATTCTCTCATCTATCACAGGAAGTGCATTGTGCGTGAGCTTCACGGACTTTTGAAGTGGGGCAGCACACCCGAAGACATGGAGCGTACCTGGAAACTTGGCGATGAGCGCGAAAAGATAGAGGGACTTCTAGTAAAGATCATTGGAGAAAAGCCATCTGATAATGTTTGGGACTTCATTGAGATCGACCACGAAGGAATTGTTAATGACGGTATCTTTTGGCGGCGAGAGCCGGAGGTTTTCTGATGCTTACACACGAAGTTGAATTTGATACGAAGACCCTCAAGAACAAACCATTCTGTGATGTGATGCGGCGTGAGTTTGGGGACTTTAACAAGATCACCGTTCAGTTTTCTGTTACTAAATGGCGTTCTTTCCTTGAGTCTCCAAGGCATTACACATACGAAGCAAAGGAAATCCTTGTTCACAGTGTTTATGCCACAAATACCGAAACAGACGATTACGTTGAATACGAAGATCCACAGGACGCACTGAGCGAAAACGGATACAGGCACATAATTGGTCTGTGTTTTAACGAATGCTCAGAAAACCCAAATGTAGTTGTGGAGTTTGTTGAAGAGGCTCGCAATAGGAACCAGCCCGACAGATACGAGGAAGCTTGACATGGAACCAAAGATTGATAAGAATTGTGCAGACCACATTTCTCGTGAAGTCAATAAGATTCTGAGAATGGCAAGCCACAAGATGTCTGAGGAGGACTTTTTTAGCATTGAGATGGCTGCAGAAGGTCTTATGCAATACATTTACAAGAACTCAATGACTGAAGAGGAAGAAGAAGCCCAGTCTCTTCTTGATGAGCAAACTGCAAATTATTACAGAGATCTTGGGCTGTAAAGAAAAGGAGCACAAAATGAATGACGCCGAAATCATGAATTCATTGATGCGAATTGACGGAAGATCGCAGAGCATCAATATGATTGCTTCGAATCGAATTCGAGATCTAAATATCGAAATTGAACGCCTTACCACCGATCGTGATAATGCACGACAGGAAGTTTGCTTTCTTTTGTCTCGTAACGTCACACATGGATGTGACGGAGACACCCCAGAGTTTCATGCCACCGCCCGTGGGTGGTGCTACCTGCTTGAGGAGGACGAACAATGAGTGAACCATATCACTACAAGCCACATCAATATGACGAGAGAAAGGAGTTGCTTTTGCGGATTGAGCGTCTGACAGATGAGCGAGATGAGGTACGCCGTATGTGGTGTGAAGCCGAAGTCGTTGGTAACTGCCTATCCGTGGATGACATGTATCGACGCGCCCGCGCTGAAGCCAAGCGCAGAGCGTGGGATTGCTACAAGGAGGAAACCAAGTGAACTGTATGCCATACATGAAACTCAATCCGCACCTACCGCAGATTATCGAAACGCTGCGGGAGGACGGACAAAAAGCGCACCCCCGCGACATTCGAACAGCCGTGGACGAACTGGAGAGCATGGCAAGACGGATCGACGCGCTGGAGGAATTGGCGGAACGCCTCACCGCCGAGCGTGACGAGATGAGGCGGCAACGGGACGAAGCACGAAGGGAAGTATGTAAGAGAGTCGAATCGGCTAGTTGTTTGAGCGATGGTGAACCGACCACGCTTGCTTCCGATTACGCCCGTTGGTGTGGTTGGGACTGCTTCAAGGAGGACGGCAAGTGAAAGACACAGACATCATTGCGGCGATTGCTCCTGACGCGGTATCGCTGATGGACAAGGCAATCGCAGAGATCAAGCGACTTCGGCAGGAGAACGCAACCCTCACCGCCGAGCGCGACCATGCGAGGCGGATGTATTGCAAAGCCGTTGCCGATCACTATGAATATGCGTGCAACGCAGAACTTGATGGTGCTGGCCCTTACACGCAGAAGGATGTAGCAAAGGATGAAGGCTGGGACTGCTTCCCACAGGAGGACGGCAAGTGAACGACGAAGAGCGTGAATACCTGAACGAAATGATCCGAGGCCTCAACAGTCAACTCGTTGATGCGTTGCGAGAGCGCGACGAGGCGAGGCGGATGTACTGCAGACAAACAGCTGATTCTTTGGAGCATTACAGAGAACCAGAAAGAATTGCAGAAGACAGAAACTGGGATTGTTTTAAAATCGAAAACACTCCTGCGAACAGCGAAAAGACTGGAGAAGAGCACCTGAGTTTAGCCCATCAAGAAGAGGCTAGACAAGCTTGGTATGATAATACTTACGGTCCAGATGGAATGGATTTTGATGACCGCGACGATTATGACCAAGCAGAAGATGAGGACTTGGATGATGATGTCGGCAGTAGTGATTTAAAAAGCTCAATGAATAAGGTTTTCGATAAATACGAAGACGTTTTCAGGAGACTTAGTGGAACAGACTCAAATAATCGTACTCATAAGGAAGGTGCTGACTAATGGATCAGCAAGCAATCATGCATATGTTTATTTCTGATCTCTCTACCGCCATTTTCACAAACAAGCCAGTCAAGGAGGTCTTTGATGCCTACGAGCAAACTTTCAGAGTCTGTGCTAAGCCTTCCAGTGATAACGACAGGAGTGATTCAGAGGTACAAGGGCAAAATCTCAACGGATCTACAGAAGTTCAAGACAATCAAGCAAGCTGATCTAGTTCACGGTAAGTTTTCGTCCCCATCAAAAATGCCTGGATGGGGATACGCCTTGCCGTCAAGCAAGTGCAAAACAGGTGGAAAGCTGAGGTTTGTTGCTGGTTCTGTTTGCTTTTCTTGCTATGCAGCTGACGACTGGGCTTGGGCCAAGCAAGGAGGCCATCACTCAAACTATCCCTGGAGCAATGTAAAGTCAGCGAACGCAAGGCGATTTGAGTCTTTGACTAACCAGCAATGGGTTCCATCAATCGTTTTCACCATCCTCAAGAGGAAGTGTAAGGAGTTCAGGTGGCACGACAGCGGAGACCTGCAGTCACTTAATCATTTCTTCAATATCTGCAAGGTTTGCGAGCACACACCAAATACAATTCACTGGCTTCCTACAAGAGAGTACGAAATCATTGATTCGGTTGATTTCAGCATTCCTGACAACCTTTGTGTTCGTGTTTCTGCACATATTGTCGGAAAGAACGCGCCAAGACGATTCGCTAACACATCAATAGTTGTAGATGACCCCTCTGGTCACCAACATGTTTGCCCTGTGACAACAGACGAAAACCGTAAAAACTGCGAAGACTGCAGAAACTGCTGGGACAGGTCTATTCCAACCATTGCTTATGTGAGGCACTAATGAAAGACATTGCTCTTATTTTCAAGAACGTTTACGTTCCAAACGACTCAGTTCCGTACACGATCAGAATTGAGGCCTCTGTTGACTTCTTGAACGAGGACGAAGACGACGACGATTGTCACATGGACTTTGTTTCTTCAGTCTGGGATATCAAGGAAATCAGACTCACTGACTACACTAGACACAGCAAGGCTAGTGTTCAGACATCCTGGGGCGTTGGTTTTTCACTTGTTGACAATAGCGAATACAAGAAGGTTGCTGATTTTGTAAGCTCATTTGATTTTGCAGAGATGGTTTACGACAGGATCGCATCTGGAAACACAGGATCTGAAATCATTTACGGAGACTACTGGCTATGAAGGTTATAGTCGTTTTTGATTTTCCTGACATCAAGGACGTTGAGTCAAATGAGGCTGATTTTTGGATTGATGCGCTGAGCGCAGACCTTAAGAATCTTGAAGATAATGTTGGCTACAACTGGCATATTGAAGACGCAACCGAGGCCTAATAGGAGAAACTATGTCAAACTTTGTCACCATTGTTGTTCTTAACGACGGCGAAACCTTTACCGATATCCGTGGCTGCTCCATCTGTGTTGTTCCAGAAGAACAATACAATAGTGTTGTTGATTCTGGTGGTGACGCAAAGGATTTCGAGCCTATTGTTGAGATTGGTCTTGAGTCGATTGGAGGATTAAGTGGAATGTGATTGCGGAAGCGGACTTCAGAAAAATCGCCAGTTTGACGCTCGCGGAATTTTTCTCTGTTCAACCTGCAAGGAATGCAAGGATCGAAAGCTTCGCAAGTACAGACAAGATGTTTTGAATAATCCTAATTACGACTGTGACGAGCAAATCGAACCGATTGACTGAGGTGAATCATGGCATTTAACAGATTCATGTTCAACAACAAGACTGTGGCTTCACTTGATGGCTTTGAGAACATCACAAGACGAAGACCAGCAGATATGGTTCCATTTGAAACTTACGTAAAGTTTTGGTCAAGGTCTTATGGAACTCTGACTGTTGGTTGCGAAATTTTTGTCTGCGACAGCGTTTACAAGTACACTAATCCCTGGTCAAAAAACCAAGTTTCTAGACCAACCATTCTTCGTGCATCATTTTGGCATTCTCAAGACCACAAGACTGAACCGATCAATTTCAAAATTTGTAGTTCTTACGGTCTAAGACTAGAGAATCCAGAAGATAGTTTTGAAGAATTCAAGCTTGCTTCTGTGATTATCTCCGAAAAGATCAAAAGTATGCTCTAGTGTATTACAAATATGGCACTGCAAATACGTCAAATCAAGTCCGATAAAAGCCTAGGACTTTTCTGGAACGGAAACACGTTTGCTGCTGTTGGTTCTGCAAAAACATTCACATCATTCAGGTCTGCGGCTATTGAAAGCGCTAGAATATCCGTGTCGTTTGGTGTACAAACAGAGGTTGTTGATTCTGTCTCAAATCAAAATGATGCAGATCTACAGTCTGTAAAATACAAGGCAACTCAAGAAGTTGGAAAGAAAACAGCGTCAGTCAAAGTTGAACTTTTGTCCCAAGATGAGATTTACAGGAAGACATGATTTCAAATATCACCCCTCCCACCGTTGAACGATTCGGTTCATTTACAGAGTCAAAGTTCGGTATTTCTTCAAGCGAGGATCTTGTCTACATCTTTGACATTCTTCGCAGCAAGCTTTACTCAAACAAGATCGCTGCTGTTGTCAGAGAGTACTCTACAAATGCCGCTGATGCAAATGTAGAAAACGGTCTGCGCGATAAGCCAATCGTAATTACAGCTCCGACAAGAATGGTCCCACAATTCAAGGTTCGTGACTTTGGTCGCGGACTTACTGAAGAAGAGATCAGGAATGTCTACTGTATGTACGGTCGAAGCACCAAGCGAAACAGCAATGACTATACTGGTCAGCTTGGTCTTGGCTCAAAGAGCGGATTTGCTTACGGTGACTCGTTCACAATCATTTCCTACAAGGACGGCGTAAAGCACACGTATACCGCGTACATTGACGAAACCAGGCTTGGCTCTATTGCAAAGGTTGACGAAAGCAAGACCAAGGAAGATAACGGTATTGAGATTGTCATTCCCGTAAACATTTCAGACATTCGCTCTTTCGAGAGCGAAATCGCAACCGCTGTCAAGTATTTCAAGGTCAAGCCAAGCGTTCTTAATATCAGCGACATCTCTTTTCAGTCTGACGAAAAAGAGATCCTTTCTGGAAACGGTTGGAAGGTTTACGGACATGGAGTAAGCTCCTACTATCAGAGCAGGGCTGTCGCAGTTATGGGAAACATTGGTTATCCCATCAATGTTCAGACCCTGACCAACAACACATACGCTGTAAACGCACTAACATCGCCAATCTGCATTGATTTTGAAATTGGAAAGCTCAGCATCTCAGCAAATAGAGAAGAGCTTGAGTACAATGAGGCAACAAAGAAGGCTATCCTTGATCGGGTAAAGGAGATCGAAGCTGAAATCATCGAATCTACCGAAAAGCAGCTAAAGGCCTGCAAGAACATCATTGAAGCCAAGAAGAAGTTTGGTTCTTTCAACAGGCATTTTAGCTGGATTATCAACGGTAAGGTAAAGTGGAACGGTATCACGATTAACAGCAGTAGCCTTGATATCAACACCACATTCTGTACCGCAAGACTGTACAATCCTAACGGCAAAAGCGAAGTTGTGCACCACATTTTCCTGGGCGACAACCACAGGAATGTTGAAGAGATCTTTTACCATGACGGTCAGCGTGGAAACTACGCAAAGGTAGCGCACCTCGCAAAGACCAAGAACTGCTTCTACTGCCTTATCCAGTTCCACGACAGAACCAACGATGATGGTGGAACCACACCGCCTGACGCATGGATGAAGGCAAACGGGCTTGAAAGGAGTCTTTTCAGAAACGCAAGCACCCTTGCTGATCCACCGAAGTCTGTTCGTCTCCCAAGAGTAAAGGGTCAGTCTTATTGCAACTGCCACTTCATCAAGGACGAGAAGTCGCTCAAGTCATGGGGAACAGCTTCTGAAAATTACGAGTCTGGAAAGTGTGACAAGAAAGCTGGCGGTCTTTATATCAAGGCAGACCACTTCCTTGTCAAGATTAACGGAAGCAGAATTGCAGCAAAGGACTTTGTTCGTGTTGCAAAGCTCTTCAATGAGATTACTGGAGAGTCAATCGACGTAAACAAGACTCCAGTTTTTAGAACAAGCGAAGCTGAATCGCTCAGTGATAAGTGGACTGATCTAAATGATTACATGATTGAGAAGCTTAACGGTTGCAGTACAATCGTAAAATACTCCAATCTGCAATCATACTCTGATCTTTACGAGTCTCTTGGTGGCTATTACGGTATCGGAATCTTCAACAAGAGCCTATTGAACGCCATTTCTTCACGGTCTAGCGAATTCTCAGATAAGCCAAGAGTTGCAAACCTTATTCGTCTCTGGGAAAACATCAAATCTTTCATGGAGGAAAACCAAAAGCAGATGAAGGGCGGTATGTACGAAAAGATCAGAGAAATTGGCCGCTTCTTCACAATCAACGCTGATACCAATAACAAGAATGAGCCAGAGCAGCTCAGAGAAGAAATTGAAAACATGGAAAAAGAATACCCCCTTCTTTCTATCATCAACAGGTCTAGCAGCAACAATACTGAACTGAATAACCACATCGTTAACTACATCGCAAAGCTCTGAGACTAAAGGAAATTACGCAATGAACACTCCTTCCATCATCTGCACTGATATCAGCATGACCGTTGTCTTCTCTGGCGAGTCACCGAAAGTGATCAATTCGAATCACCCGAACTTCCAGAAGTGCCGTGAAGCAATCCGAAACCGTGATTGGCAGTCTCTTCACAAGATGATCAATGTTGAAGAGGCGGTTCGCTCCTATGTTTCCGACAGCGGCAATATCACCGTTGCCAACGGAACGATTTACTACAAGGGTGAGCAGCTTCACGGCCTTATTGTTGATCGTGTTTTCCAGTTTATGCGAGAGAATCTTCCGTTTGAGCCTCTCATCAACTTCATCAACAACATGATGGAAAATCCGTCATTCCGATCTCGTAACGAGCTTTACGGATTCCTTGAGCATGAAGGTCTTCCTATCACGGAAGACGGCCATTTCCTGGCCTACAAGGCTGTTCGTAATGACTATTACGACATCTACAGCGGCAAGATCTACAACGGAATCGGCACTCGCGTTTCCTTTGCTCGCCGTAACGTGGATGACGACTGCAATCGTGGATGCTCTCATGGCCTCCATGCTGGTAGTCTTGACTATGTTCGCGGATATGGTCACTCTGACTCAAAGTTCCTGATCGTCAAGATCAACCCAAAGGATGTTGTTTCTGTTCCTTCGGAGGACAGTCGCAAGCTTCGCTGCTGCGAGTATGTTGTTCTTTCCGAGTTCAAGGAGCAGCTGAACAACCCCTGCTACGGTGTCGATGGTAGCGACTTTTCTTGGGAAGACGATTTTGAGGATGAAGACGATGACTGCTGCGGCAACGACTGCTGCACTAGCAAGGCCCCAAAGACTCGCGGTGACGAGTACGATTACTACAATTACTGAAAACACTGTAGACAAGCAACTGAATAATCGCTAGAATCATTTCGGGATGGGGGAGGTAGAGCGGCGTGTAGCTGTTTCTGCCTCCCCCACAACACTAAGGACTTACGATGAGCAACGAATGCCACAAGATTGACATGACGACTGGCAAGGCTGCTATGTTCTCCTCTCGCGGAATGGTTCCGTGGCACGGTCTTGGGACTGTGATTGAGGAAGACGCAGCAACTTCAGCAGACGCCATCAAGTATGCTGGTCTTGATTACTCTCTGTTCAAGACCAATCTCTGGACGATTGATGGTGACGGTAACAAGATTGATGTTCCAGAGAACTTTGCTGTTGTTCGCGGAGACACCAATGCTGTTCTTGGTGTTGTCGGCAAGAACTACAAGATTTTCCAGAACAGCGAAGCGTTTGAGTTCTTTGACAGCGTTGTTGGTGAAAAGCTCGCAATTTACGAAACTGCAGGTGCTATTCACGGAGGAAAGATTGTTTGGATTCTTGCCAAGCTTCCTGCTGAGCTGCGTGTTGCCAAGACTGACGATGCAACCAATGCATACGTCATGCTTGCTACTTCTCACGATGGAAGTATGAGTGTTACTATGATGCCGACTCTTGTTCGTGTCGTTTGCAACAACACCTTCACTCTTGCCATCAACGGATTCTCAATTGAGCGAGGCATCAAGATGCGCCACACGAAGAACATGTCAACGAAGATTGACATTGCTCGTGAGCGTCTTGGTATTGTCAACTCTCAGGTTGAAGAGTACAATGAGCAGATGAACGCTCTCGCAAAGCGCAATATCAACAAGACTGAACTCAAGTCCTATATTGAGTCTCTTTTCCCTGATAACGAAAACGCAAAGAACAATACTCGCACTGAAAACATGCGCGAGCAGATTTACGAGAACTGGGCAGAAACGGAATTCGCTCAGATTGAAGGTACTGCCTGGGCTGCATTCAATGCGGTGACTAAGTTTGTTGATCACCAGCGCAGCACGAAGGGTACTGATGACGCTGATCGCGCAAACAACAGGATGTACAGCGTCCTCATGTCTTCAGGAGCCGTAAAGAAGCGTGAAGCGTTTAATGCTGCGCTTGCGCTTATCTGAATCTAGTGATGGGGGCCGGGTGCGTTGCCCAGTCCCCAAAACTCCTCAAAAGGATTTACACATGAAGCTCATTATTGAAAAAACAAACAATTGCTATTACGCCTACACCGAAGATCAGCATCATCACGACACTGTTGAGCCTGGTCGAAGCGCAGAAAGTGTCAGGATGAAGCAGTCTTGGCTTGAAGAAAGCTGCGATCTTGCCGATATGCCAGAAGGCTCTTATATCGTTTTTGATATTAAGGAAGCCTGATATGAAGAAAGATATCGCAAAGAAGTGGACTAAAGAACTTAGGTCTGGAAGATGGGAGCAGGGACGAGACGCCCTGTGTTCTGTTGAAAGCAATGGTACTATGTGCTATTGCTGCCTTGGTGTCTTGACTGAGCTTTATAATCTAAATCAAAAGAAGTCAAGAAAGAAGACACTTAGCACAGAAAACATTGAAGATCGTGCATCAGACGGAAAAAATGTTATTTCATACAACGGCAAGGACGATGTTCTTCCAGATGAGGTTATGAGATGGGCTGGTATGTCTACGGAAATCGGATCTCTGATTGACTGCGAGCTTGATGTTGATTACGAACATCTTGCAGACATGAATGACTCTGGCAAATCTTTTGATTACATTGCCAGTATCATTGATCAGCACTACGAAAGCCTATAATAACAGTCTAGTCGCAGGAAACTGCGGCTAGATTTTTCATGAAAAACCAAAAATATCCAGCTTGGCTTGTTGTTTACAGAAAAGTAAGCAAACAAAAAGAGGCGATATACTGTGAGATGGTTCTTGATGATAAAGGACTAAAGAAAGCGATAGCTTCAGCAACTAGAGAGTTTCCAGAAAAAGAATACTTTGTTGAGCTTCAGAAAAAAGAACCTTTTATGGGGTGGTAAATGGCTAAAATCCTTGTAGCTTGCGAAGAAAGTCAGGCCGTAACAAAGGAGCTTAGGCTTCTTGGTCACGAAGCTTTTTCATGTGATATTGCTCCGTGCAGCGGACCAAATCCCGAGTGGCATCTTCAGCAGGACGTTCTGCCTCTTCTAGAAGATGATTGGGATATGATCATTGCGTTTCCGCCTTGCACACATTTGGCTGTTTCTGGTGCTGCGTGGTTTGAGCAAAAGCGCAAAGACGGAAGGCAGCAGGATGGTATAAACTTCTTCATGCAGTTTGCCAACGCAAAGTGCGACAAAATCGCTATTGAGAATCCTGTTGGTGTAATGTCTAGAGTTTGGCGAAAGCCAGACCAAATCATTCAGCCATACCAGTTCGGTGATTCATTTAGTAAAAGAACATGCCTTTGGTTGAAAAATCTACCATTGCTAAAACCAACGAATATTGTTTCATCAGGAGAGCGCGTTAAGTTCAAAAGCGGAAAAACCATGCCTAAGTGGTATTCTGACGCAGCTAAGCTTTCCCCTTTCGAAAGAGCAAAGCTCAGATCTAAAACCTTTCCAGGAATCGCAAAGGCAATGGCTGAACAATGGGGAAAGGTGCTATGATGAATTATCTAAGACACGTTATGTCAATGGATGGTGTCTGGTATAAAACAAACATATCTAAAGATTCAAGATTCAATCTTCCAGACGGCACTTGGATCACCGCTAATGTTGCTGATTACATTAGCGAAAAGCAAATAACTGTTGGAAACAAAAAGTGGCTTTGTTCTGCGGTTCTTGACAATAATGTGATTGTTGGTCTACAATTCCTAAAGGCGCGATAAATGAGCGAAAACGAACCACTAGATCTCAGAAAGTTCAACATTAATCTAGCAGATCCAAATTCTGTACTTAATAGAATCACCGATCTTGAAAAGAGGATCAGGGTGATGCGTGAACTTTTGTGGGAGTGGAACCCCTCAGCAGTTCCTGTTTGGGAGCATTACAAGCTTCAAAATGCTGGAGAGACTAGCGAAGACTATAACTTTATTAATGAAGACCCTGACTTCATAGACGAATATAAGCCATATGAGCCACCAGATGTTGAATACCCTGAATTCTGATGACAAAAACCGCGACAAAACCGCGAAAGGATCGCTACTTCTTGATTCTGCTATGATCAGAAGGCTGAATAAGTGCGTTGACCTCTCAATGTCTCTGATTGAAGACATCGACTCTGACTCAAAGCATGTTTCATTTGTTCTTAGGCGCAGCAAGATCATTGCTCTTGGCGTCAACAGAAGTATGCAGACACACCCTCTTGCATTCAAGCTGAATTGCAGATTTGGAACAATGCACTCCGAACTTTCCGCAATTTTGAAAGCAAAGAAGTCAAACGAGTTTTACAACGCAACACTTGTTAATGTTAGACTTAGCTCGTCATCTCTAACAGCTAGAACTCCAATACTGCGAAACTCAAAGCCGTGCCAGTCTTGCCAAAGGCTTATTCTGGCTTGTCCTGAAATAAAGAAGGTTATTTACAGCACAGACAATGGATGGTACGAATATGCTTAATGCAGAACAATCACTACAAATTGATTACTTTGGTGATGGTAAATATGTTCTTATGATTGGAGAGCCTTTCACAGGAAATGAAAGCCATTATTTCTCATCGGTAAAAGATGTCTTTGAGTGGGTGATGAGGAATTACGGCGATACTCCTGTTGAAATGAGCCAGGTTGCACACCTTGTTCTTACTATTGAGCTTGGAGTTGACCATGACACTAACTTCAGCGGTTAATAACAAAACAATTCCACAAGATGAGCTAGTTTTTATCTACAGAAATCTACACCGAAAGTGCTTCTCTGTAAGAAATGAGAGAACAAAGAGAGTTGTTGGCTACGACACTGGTCAGTTTGCCATAAACGCTGCTGAGTTTAAAGTTTCTCAGGCTGGCAGAAATCGCGTTCTTCGTTCTGGACAAAAGAACGTACACGCTGGTATTCGTGGTTATTTTGAAAAGCTCCCTAGTGGGTTTACTCTACCAGATGATATCGTAAAGATAACTTACGATCCATATATTAGCCAAGGATTCTACATCTTTGGAAGCCCAAAAGGGATTGCACTAAAAGGTGCAAGCGTTGTATACTTTACGCAATACGGACTTTACGCGAGGAAATCAGATGTTTATTAAGGCAATCGTTGGATTGACTAGTTTAGTATTGGCAAGCTCATGCCCACAATATAACAGTGTATACAATAGCATGAGCACTCACAGGGTTTGTTGTTGCAACAATATTGGCATTCTTACAGACCTAACAACTTTTAATGGTTCTGTTACTGCGCCATGTAAAACAGACTTTGAAAAGATGTACGAGGGAAAGGCCAATGTTATTCGGGTTGATAGCATTGAGGCCCTGAACTCTTGTTCTGTTGTTTTCTTTGGAGTTGTAAGACTTCAAGGGGCGTCAAGCCAGATCGCTTCACTTTATCCCAGCTACGATAATCACCTTGGCACGGGAAGTGCTGCTGCACTAAACGTAAAGCTTAATGAGTACGTTAAAAACGGTGGAAAAGTTGTGGCTATTGGAGACACAGTATCTAGAACTACATCTGGCACTGCTGCTGGTACATTAGAGTCAAACCTCAATACAATGAACAGCACATTCACCGCTTTTAGAGGTGGTGTCTCAACTGGTCTTACAATTCTACCAGATGTGGCTAGTGCAAATCTTACAAGCTGCACCCAAGCAAATCTTGGTTGTTCTTGCGGCGCACAACAGATTAATAGATACTGGACGGGAAGGGTTTCAGTGCCTTCAGGTGATCCTGAAGGAGATATATTTAAGTCTTCCGAAGACGCAAGCGAGCACTGGATATCCGCATTCGGTGTTGGTCATTCGTCTGGAGGGGTTTCACTAACTTCTGATATTTCAGCATCATTTACAAACCTATCACCAAATACTTGCACATCCACATCCGCAACACTAAGACCATTTGCTTACGAAAAAATCGAAAAGGGATACATTATCTATATTGGAGACAGAAATATGTTTGCTTGGCAGAGAAGTCTTGAGGGAGCTGCTATCGTTCCAAATCTAACACCATGCGGAGTTTCAAATACAACATTCCCAACAACAATTGACTGCTTTACAGGCCCTGCAGCAGAATATTCTGGTCTAAATGTTTACGAAGCAAATAAATTTTTCCTTTGGTCGTTGCTAAAGGCGTGCTCTAGTTGCTAAAATAAGCTGTCATGTCAGATGATACAAAGTTTAGTATTGCCAAAGCAACACAACTTCTTCAGTCTTTTTCTGGACTAATGAAAAATGGATGTGTTTCACTTCAAGTCTACCAAGACAGAAGAAAGGCTTGCGAAACATGTGACCAGGTTCAAAAGAGACCACGCGACGGCAAGATGTTCTGTGGTTCTTGTGGTTGCGGAACAAGAGATTTGGCGGCACTATTCGATCCAACGGTAGATCTTGAAAAAGACTACAGCCCTAGGCTTTGGATGCCAAAGTCTAATTGCCCGAAGGGTCTTCATAAAGACGAAGAAGGCACAGGTAACTATGCGCCAATTGGTGGCAAAATCAAGCAACTTGTTGCGTTTACAAAGGCAACTTTAGCTGAGGCCGCTGGGGTGTCAAACCCAGACGAGCAAACTGAAATGGTAAACGCTACAGCGCAGGCCGTAAAAGATGTGGTGTCTTCAGAAGAAGAGATAGACGAACTAACAAAGGAGATGGAAAATGATCAAGCCGCTTAATAATGTAATGCAACACATAGCAACTTTTAATTTTGGTATTGGCTTTGGTAATAAGGTTTTTGCTTGCACTATCCAGGTATGGCCTTTCGTTTGGGGTCTGAATGTAGCCAAGTCGAATGGCGTATTCGAGACTCGTATTGGTCCAATTACTGTATCTTTTGTAACACAGCAAAATGTATAGACTTCATATTGATATTCCGATGCCGTTTACAGAGAGCGACGCAAAGTCGCTTTCTTTGTCAATCATCCAAATGCTTGATAAGGAATCTATCAAAGCTATGGGAATTGATCAAATCAACTATCGTCTTGGTCATGACGAGGATCGACAAAAGTCAAATTACTTCATGACCAATGCTAGCGGACACGTAAACAACAAAAAGAGCAAGATTGTCCTTGTTGATGAAGAAAGTCCTGAAGCAGACATCTAAAATAGAACACAAGCGCACTTAAGCAGCCAAAGATAAAAGGCCAGGCTTATATGGATTAAGGCTCCTAGGGCCGAGAATTGAGAAGAGGTGCAAGACCTCCGGTGCGCTTTAATAGTTACTTCGCGTAGTGGGCGGACAGCTTCGCAGGCCGACTTATAATCGGCTCAAACCAGGGCAGCACTGGGACTACGCATTACGCCTCTATAGCTCAGATGGTAGAGCATTCGGCTTTTAACCGATAGGTCGTAGGTTCGATCCCTACTGGAGGCATTATGAAAAAACTACTGCTACTAGCAGCAACGTGCATTTGTTCGTCCTCAACCGCAGACAATGAGCCTAGTGCGTATTATGACGAGGACAGGCATCAGGTTGTTGTTGAAAACTCAGATGCTTATACTGTGCAAATGGGTTGGCTTGACAAAACTACATTCATTGACGTTGATGTTTGTTTGATGCCGCAAAACGAAGAGATTCATCTGTATGCATCACACTCAATCGAAGACATCAAGTGAAAGCTGGGGTCTTTGGTGCAAGACAATAAATGACTGGCTAATGGAAGACAGAAAGACAATCGCGTCTTGGTCAAGTGAAAAAGAAGCCGAGTCTTTTAGAAAAAACCACACAGTCCACAAAGATACTTACGAAACAAGGCTAATTAATGATTAGACATCTTGGATACGCTTGCCAGTGCCTTGGCATTCAAAATACTATCGCAAAAAAGAAAGATAAGATCTTTACAGATAGAACCCTCCGAATGGACGGGTTTTCTTTGTCTAGGGTTGGTGATCTAGCCTCTAAAAATGCAGCAGACCTCATCAAGATCCTAAAATGGAATGAAGAAAACGGAATAAAGTTTTTTAGGATTGGAAGCGGGATGTTTCCGTTCATGGATCACCCAACACTTGGCTGGACACTTGATGATATTGATTCATCGCACAAACACTCAATCAAAGAAAGCATGAAGGAGGCCGGAGAATTCGCAAAAGATAAAGGAATGCGTCTTTCTTGCCATCCAGGTCCGTATACTTGCATTTGTTCTCCAAGCCAAATGGTTGTTGCAAAAAGCGTAATGTGCCTTAATATGCACAGCCTTATAGGTGATTTGCTTGGCCTTGGTGATGACTTTGCAATTAACATCCATGTTGGCGGTGTTTACGGAGACAAGCAATCGACATCTACTCGTTTTGTTGAAAACTTTCAGTCGCTAGACGATAAACTAAAAAATAGAATTACTCTTGAAAACGATGACAAAGAAAGTATGTGGAGCATCACAGAGCTTTACGAGATGATTGCGTCTCGTTGCAGCGTCAAGCTTGTTCTTGACATCCATCATCACCGATTCTGCCAAAAAGAAAGCCTTACTGACGCGGCGCAAATGGCTTTCAGTACATGGGATGGCTTTTGCGAAATACCAAAAATTCACTACTCTGAAAGCGCCACAGATAAAAGACCACAGGCTCACAGCAACTGGATTGCTTCAAAAATTCCAGTGCTCAGTGAAACGATTGAATACGATGTAATGCTTGAAACCAAGATGAAAGACGAGGCATTGATTGCTTACAGAAACCTCTTCGGAAACAAGAAATCTGATCGACCACTACAAGTACTGGACGCATGAAGCAATAATGACAGACCTGGATACAAGAAGGAATAACTTCAGTGTCCTATGCTGCAATCTTGCAAACGACTTTAATATCGCTACAGTTGTACGAAACTCAAATGCCTTCCTTGCAGAAAAAGTTTTTATCTACGGAAACAAAAGATACGACAGACGAGGAACTGTTGGCACTCATCTGTATACTCATTTTAATCATGTAGCAAAAATTGACGATCTTAAAAACACAATAAATCTACTTGGCAAAAACAAGAAACATATCAGAATCGTCGGAGTTGACAATGTTTCTAACGCTCGTCCAGTAAACAAATACCAGTGGCCCAAGAACGAACACGTTATCATGATCTTTGGTCAAGAACAAATTGGTATTGACAAAGAAGTCCTTGAAATGTGTCACGATTTGATCTATATTGAGCAGTACGGCTCAGTAAGAAGCTTAAATGTCGGCACGGCAAGTGGAATTGCCATGTACGACTATTGCTCAAAGGTAATAACATGAAAAAGAAGACTATTAGTAAAAAGAAATACCATTACTTTATGGACTTTAAAAGAGGTGATTACTTTAAGATTACTCGCGGACTTGAGGATCAATATCCAAATCACTTTTACGGATGCGGTCTTGGAGTTAGTGGAATTGATGTTCACTGGTATTGCACATCAGACCAATTTAAAGTAATCAAGGCTTTTACAAAACGAAACTACACAAAATTCAAAGTAACCAGATATACTGAAGAAGAGCTGTACGCAGATTAAAAACCAAAGGCTGTAAATTACAGCCACATGGGGTCGTAGACCAACGGCAGAGTCAATTGACTCAAAATCAATAAAGTGTGGGTTCGAATCCCACCGGCCCTATTTATGAAAAAATTTACAGAAGAAAACTATCCAGCATGGATCTGCAACGACTGTGCGAAAGAAATGAATGCGAAAAAAGCAATACGAGTATCAACATACCATACAGGAATATGTGGATTCTGTGATCAAGAAAAGGGAGTTACAGAACCGCGAGACTGGGGATATCCAGGATATCCGAAGAAAAAAGACAAAATCAGAAATCGCTGAATCTTTTGTGTCTTATACTGCTATAATCATCACACTACTGTTTGCAATAATTCCACTGCTGCTTGTTGCTGCTGCGGTTATTGCTGCTAGTTTTAAATTTCCAAAATAACATGATCTGGCTTACATCCGACACACACTTTGGTCACGCAAATATTATTAAGTACTGCGATAGACCATTTTCTTCAGCCGAGCAAATGGAAGAAGTCATCATCAACAACATCAACTCAATGGTTGGTGAAAGAGATGAGCTTTACCATCTTGGTGATTTTTGTTTCTACTCTAACGGCAAGAAGTGGGAAACAGAGGTTAACAAGATTCTCGACAAGATCAAGTGCAAAAACGTTTATCTGGTTTGTGGAAACCACGACCCTTCCGCATCATACGCAAAAAATCGTATGACTGGATTCAAGGACGTTTTTGATTATCATGAGCTATCAGCCAAGCACCTATTTCTATCAATGCCAGAAAATAGGCGAAACACAAAAATTATTTTGATGCACTACCCAATTGAGTCTTGGAGTAGCCAAAACTACGGATCAATTCATCTTCACGGGCACACGCACGGAAAGCTTTTTTCAACGATCAAAAACAGATACGACGTTGGTGTCGATAGTAATAATTACATGCCGATTTCTCTTATGCAGGTTATGGACAAAATTGGAATGGAGAACAGCTAATGGAGTTTACTGATCAAAACGGTAAGAAGTGGACTGGTCTTGAAATGTTCACCGCTTTTCTTCTTCATACAACAATATTTGTTGGCAAGGTTGTCTTATTTTGCATCATCTTTAACAAAATGACTGGACGGATTGTATGACAGCAATAGTAGAAGTTAAAATAAACACACCAGAGGACATGGTTACTTTTGGAAATGCAATAAAGCAGTTTGATATTGAGCATCTAAATGTTTCATCAAGCTACGGTTATTCAACCGTTTCATACAATTGCACGAAGCGAGAACTGTCAAGAATAAGAGATTTTTGGAGAAATACTTTTGACAGCTGCCGCGTAGTAGCGTACTAAAACAATGTTCCCGTAGCTCAGTTGGATAGAGCAAGTGCCTTCTAAGCACTAGGTCGCGGGTTCGAATCCCTCCGGGAACGCTAAACCAAAGAAAAAAATGGACTACTCATTCTCTACAATTTATGGCGAAGGACAGCACTTCTACACAACTATCGACCAAGGATCGACATATCTTGGATTTTCTTTCACATCACCACTTAACTTTAATTACAATTACTCTATCACTGAACCAAGAGGGCCAGCATTAAACCCTCCAACAGTAGTTAATTATTCCACCCCTTCAAATAATTACTTCATGGGCAACTTTTCTGGTTTTTGGGTTCATAACATTTACAGAGACGGCCATCTAGTTTATACAACACAGGGCGTTAATCAACAGCTGTTTATCGCAATACAGCACGATTTTGTGGAAAGCGTCTCCATGTCCTTTGCTGCAGAATCAATTCCATATGACGGACCTGTCAGACCGCCAGTACCAGGACCATCAGTAATTTCAGCACTTGCGGTTGGGGCTTTAGTTTTTGCAGCTAGAAAAAGAATCCGATGAAAAGAAAGAAGGGCAAAAAAATGCCGGCACTTGAGAGAAGGCCTTTGTTTTCTGAAATGAACGATGGTCAGGCAAATGAATATATTGTTTGCTACATTGAAAACAGATTTCCAAGAAGTGGCCCACTAATCGGAAAGCTGCCAGTATCTGAAAGAGATGACGCCGTTCAAGAGATTTACATTGACCTTTGGGAAAACAGATTTTCATACGACCCTACAAAGGCAGATTTTTCTACCTATGCTTTTAATCGCGGTCGCGGTGTCGTCAAAGATCTGATGACAAAAAAGAACAAGACGTATCGTGTTGCTTCTAAGATTTTTGAAGAAAAGCCAAAGAGCTACTATGTTTCGAAAAACGGCAGGGAAGAGGTTGAGCAAGTAGAAAAAATACTCAAAAAGATCAGACCAGAGTACGCTCAAATAATGAAAATGCGATTTATTGAAGACATGACAATTGATGCAATCGCCAAGAGGATTAATTGCAGCAAGCAAAAAGTCTATCAGGTAATTTCTAGGGCTTGCGAAGAGAGTAAAAGGTGTATTAATATTTGATGAAACGGTACAATGATGCAAAAAAAATACTATTCGCAGACTACAAAAACATTATGTCTGCGTATAGCCTCATTTGTACCCAGATTGAATTTCAAGAAAATGATCTAAGCCCAGATCAAATATCAGCAAAGGCAGCATATTATACTGTTGTATGGAGATACCTTGATGGCGTTTCTCCGATGGTGTCGTCAATTGAGAAGTTTATCAAGCAAAACCTTGATATAGTTCTTACTGAGATAGACAACGAGCTTGCCATAGCAATTCTGATAGAGAGTAAGATACATGACCTTGAGATAAACGGGCTGGCTTCTGTTGTAAGAAACCAGGACGGCACAACCGTAATAAACCTCACGGACAAAGGTAAAGAGGTTTCGAAAAGACTCAAGAAAGACGTAAGAGATTAAAATGATTGAGCGATGCAACAAATCCGTACCAACCGAGGTTTTGTTTGTTCATATCACAACGAACCTTGCTATGCAGATGCAGTCAGTTGTTAGCAATAAAACCACAATGAGCGCTGCCGAAAGAGAATACGGCCTTATCAGCAAGCAGCTCAAAAAGAACTTCTCTTTCATTTACACGGTGCTTGAGTCGATAGTGTTGTTCAACAAGGAATGGGAAAAGCAGATCACGGTATCCGCAGCAATGCTTGCGGTGGAAGCATTCGCCATGTCTCAGCAAGAAGGCATTTCGGAGGAAAAAGCGAAAGATATTGAATGCATTTTGGACTGGACCGCTCTACAATATAAGAGTGGCACATATCGTGCCAATAAACCAGGATACAAATGGCGAGCAGCACTAATTTTCCTTCTACTAGACGAAGTAAGCAGCGAATCAAAACAGCAAAAACCAAAGCGAAAAGCAAAAAGCTAAAATTCAATAGCGGTATGTACGCGCAAATGCTTTTCCCATCCATCTGCCACTTAAATGGGTGGGAGTGCGCAAGGCCCCTACTAGAGGAGCTTCATTACGACTTTGTTGTTCGCGGATTCGACGGAGACAAGTTTTCAACAGTTCAAGTGAAGCAGTGCTATTATGACAGAAAAAAAGAATCATTCAGGTGCGATGTCCGCAAAAAGTCATCCGGCAACAAGAAAGTACCTTATGAAGACGGCGATTTTGATTTCCTGGCCGTATACAATCCGATCACGGACTCGTGGTATTTATTTTCGTGGGAATCCGTTAGCCATATCTCAAGCGAGATTTCAATAAATGACAGTCATTCTAGGCACAAAATCCGCGTGGATATACCGTTCACTGGACCAAATCTTGGAAGAATTCGAGCAAAGAAAAAGCGAAAATAAAAAACTTGCTCAGCAATTTAGCTATACTGATATGAACAAAGGTGACGGGAGTACGGTACTCGTCACTACCAACGACGAAGGCAAGCCAGAGGGCTGTTTGTGCAGGCACTGCTTTCAGAAACTGGACCATTTACCGTTTTCTTATGGAAAGTATGTAAGTCCAATATGCGTAAAGTGTTTACGCGATATCGCTTGGGTTGAGTCACCTAATAACACAAAGGAGATTAAGATGAAGAAGAGAACATCAAAGAACGATCCCGCTTCTGTACAGATCAATTGGTCAGAGTTTGAAACAATGGTTTCCAATGGAACCGCAAAGCTTGTCGCTCTTGCGCAATCACACAACGTTTATCCTAATGATATGCGAGACATGATTATCGCAAAGTACGGGGATAAGATTGAATTCAAGCGCGGCAAGAACGGTGGAGTTCGATTTAAGTCCGCAGTCCCTCAGCCTACAATGTAACATGAACTTCAGCTGGAAAAATTGCAAAGTCGTATCGGTTGTTGGAAACACAGGCAGCGGAAAAACCGCTGCTTGTTTTAATATTTTGGCGTCTGTAAAAGACAAAAAGACGTACATAGTAGACCATCCATTTCCAGAAGCGCTAGACGGTACGGGCGTTGAAAACATACCATCAATATCATTTGAGGAGCTTTCAGATTGCGTGATCTGGGTTGATGAGCCACAGCTCGTGTTTCCAAAATACGAAAGAAGAAACAATGACGCGCTGCTAATGATGTGCTCTCTTGCACGACAGCGAGACATTACTCTTGTTTTTTCAACTAGCGATACTCGTTGGATCAACAAAGGAATGGAGTCGTATGTTGATACCTGGCTTATCAAAAACCTTGATTTCAATATGGTAAAGCAGGGAAGCATAATCAAGAAAATTATTGCCCAAAAGAACCACAATATCATGCCTTCTACTTTTAAGCTAGCCCAAGAGGAGGCTATATTGTATTGCCCAAATCAAATAGACAGACCGCAGAAGGTCAAAATGGGATTGCCAAAGTTTTGGAGTGATAAGCTCAGTAAGCCGTATAAGTATTCAGCACTTAATTCATCATCAATTTTTGGAGAATAAAATGATCATCAAGGTAAAGAGCGAGACAGAAAACCCAAGCGTGTTCTGTGTGGATCAGCCAGCAAAGTACAACAACGGACATCATGAGCTGTACTGTATTTTTGATGGAATTGCGCCAGAGATCGGCAAAAGCTATAGCGCTAATCCAGTGCACAAATGGGTAGACATCAACTATAAAGAAACAGTAATTGCCCACTGTATTGTTTCTAATGGAGCATCAGTAGATGATAACTATTCAGTTTACGCTTGATGAAGGCGACTCATCGACAGATATACAATACGACGATCAATCAGAGATATCAGACGAAATCGCGTATAAGATTCTCTACTGCTCCCAGATATCTAAGGAGTGCTTTCTTGATTCCGCAGACGCCATTGCAGAAATAATTGGTCTTGAAAAGACACAGGCGATGGTTAATGGAATACTTGAAAGATCATCAACTCTTACAAGCTCAAGACCCGATAAAGAAGACACTGTCATACCAACCCTTTTTCTAAAAAATGACGACAACAGAAGAAATGATGAGGGCGATTGATAGCGCATACAGCTTTTTGCTAGATCTTATGAACCCTGGAAAAACCCCAAGGGTTCCAAAAGAAATAAGGCAAAGGGCGCGGCGTGTTTCAAAGCACTTTCCATTTAACCACGAATACCTTTTGATGCACACGGCAGATCTACAGCACAATCGTCTTGTGGATGAAATAGAGGTGCTTCAAAATACTTGTGATCATCTTCAGACAGACAGAAACTGCCTTGCAGATGGCATACCTCGCAAATACAAAATCGCAATGGAGGTACTTGAATCAGAGCAGTTTGCGTGGTTGATGGCTGGATCTAACCACGTCAGTTCAAATATTCACGAAATTAGGCCAGCGTACGAAGCCTGGAAAGAGGCTGGTGGCAAAGGATTTTTTAGTAAGGAACAAGATGCCAAAGGCTAAAAAAACAAAAGACTGCAGCGAATATCAACCAACAATTGTTGGAAACGGTTACGATGGTGAGTTGGAAATAGTTCCGTGGTACAGCTCTACAAGAAAAGAAAAGGTGGTTGACATAAGATCAGATATTTTGTCAAACAGCGGTTCCGCAGGACTAGCGGTTTCTTTTTATTCACCAGAGCGCCTAAGAAGAATCTCATCAGTAATTTCGTGTCTAGCTGACTGGATGGAAGATAAGAATGCAAACAAGGAGGATGACAATGGCTAAGAAAGCAACCAAGACTAAGACAATTACTAAGACTCTAAAACTTTTTCCTGATCAGGGTGTGCTTGGCCTCCTTATGGACATTGCCATCACTGCAATGTTTCTTGGTACAACGTTCATGATGATAATGCTGTGCGTTCAGTTGGCTGAGAAGATCACAATTACATTTGGAAAGTAATGCCTAACTACGAACCCCTAGACTACCGGCTACGCTGCCATAGCAAGCGTACCGATCTGCCCCCTGATGTTCTTCGGGATATCTGTGAGGCGTATGAGTACATGGAACTTCTTCGTGATGAATTGACCGAGCGTATTCATATGTGTGACATGCGTTCTGAAAAGATTCTGGAACTTACCGAAGAGCGTGATCTAGCACGGCGAGAGGTATGCAGAAGCCGAGCATATTGCATCAAGGACAAGCAGCCCGAAGAGATTGCTGACTCTTTGGAATGGGATTGCTTCAAGAACACACCAGTCGTCAAGACTCTAAATGGCGTAGTTGTTTCCAAAGGCAAGGCAATACCGCCAAAGTTTGAACTTGGAGATTATGACAAATGAGCGAAAAGATTTCAATGGTTAGACGGTTGCGGCTTGAAGCCAATGGGCTTGGCGAATTTCAGACTTACGCAAGCCGCGAATACCAAAGATTGTTGCTTGACGCAGCCGATGAGATTGAGCGGCTTGGCAAGGAGCGTGACGAGGCACGGATGGAAGTTTGCGAATGGGAACACCATTGGGATAAGACCTCATCCGAACAGTACTATGCAGACAAGCGTGGCTGGGACTGTTTCAAAGATAATGCTTGACAATACCAATAGACTGTACTATACTATACCAACAAGGAGATTGACAATGCTTGACTATGACACGCTGGCTGAACTTGCCGACATGTACAAGGAAAAGTACAACCGTTTGCTTGAGACGAATAACCGTCTTGAGGAAATGCTTGATGAGGCAAACGAGAAGATCGAAATTCTTACCAACAAGGCTTGACACCAGCACCCCTAACTGCTACACTACACCAACAAGGAGAACAACAATGACTAAGACCGCAACCAAGACCAAGAATATCACCGTTCATTCCGATGAGATCGTTACCGTTCACTCTGATGACCTTTACAAGATCGCAAAGACGATGGAAGGTATGTTCAAAAAAATTAACGATCTTGACAACAAAATCTCTTCCCGAGACATCAGTGGTCGTGATATTGAAGAGGCGCTTTCTGATATCTCATACAAGATGGGCGATGCGTTTGACACTCTGAAGAACATTCTCATCCACAATGAAATTGTCAGCGGACCTTCCTATCCCCTCACTCTGCCCAAGAAGGTTTGACAAAAAGGAACACAACAATGACTAAGACCAAGAAGAAGATCAAGCGCAATACCAAGACAGAGAAATTGCGTATGACGGCAGAGAATCGTCGCCCCAAGGGTGTGACTGTTACTGTGAGAGGACAATACGAGGTGGAGATTGTTCCTTCATACGACCCCATGATGAATCGGCGCATGGCGGGTGTTCGTGCCGACTATTGGGGCGATCCTGATGATCCCGCTGCACCGACTGTCTATATGGACAATCCACGAGACTTGCGAATCCTTGCCGAGGCTCTGAACAGGGCAGCGGAATGGATGGAGTGTGTAGACGAATGAACGACAACAAGAAGAATAACAACACCACACAGAAGGAGATTCGCCATGTTCAGTAACACCTGCGCCATGACACTTGCACAGAAGTCCGACCGCATCCTCGCCCAGACGCGGGGCTTGAGCGGAGCGACACCGAACGCCACGCAACTCATCGAAGAACTGCGGTCGGCGTTGGAGGAAAACATGAAGGAAGTGCAGGGGCTACGGAAGGAGGAAAGCAAGTGAGCGACGATTTCGGAATCGGAGTGATTGTCGGCATCGTCCTGACGATGCTGTGTTGCCTCGCAGGGATCGGGATAAGCGTGCTGTTTCCAAGACGCCCGAAGAAGGAAGGTCAGCCGTGATAAACGACACCCCACGCACCGACGCAGCAGAAACAAACTGGTGGAGTGAGGACGGTCTGCGGTCGGCGTTCATTGTTCGTGCAGAGTTTGCCCGTGAACTTGAACGCGAGATGGAACAACTCCGCAAAGAGCGCGACGAGGTAAGGCGGCTTCTGAAGGCTGTCGTAGACATGATGCGGGACAACATGGCTCCAGATGCCATGCATCCGAAGCATGTGTGCGACTTCATTTACTGCCCCGAAATCGCTACATGCATGGTGTGCGAGAACTGGACGGACGCACTAGTGATGTGCTACCCCGATGATTTTCAGGACGAGGAGGAAACCAAATGATTGAATACAAATGGGAAGAACTAATAGGCAAGCGGCTACTGCTGACGGACAGGATCACAAGAATCCAACGCAACGAATGGACGCTGCTTGAAATCTCTCTAAACGGCAAGGTGGGGAAGTTCCGCAACGAACTTGCCAACACCTGTTTTTGGACTGACCTTGATGATCTCGTCGTGATGGATGTGCTTCCCGACATGCACAAGGAGAAAAGCAAGTGACCCCACACAATCTCAACATCTTGCTTGGACTTTCCACAGTCGGATTCGTCGTGGTGTCCCTGCTCTACATGATTCACTTGCATGACACCAAGTGGAAACTCTTGAGCAAGGACAACAAGATTCGTCACCTTGAATCCGAGTTGCGCCACTACAGCAGTCTCTACTTTTCGGGATGCGCTTGCAAGAAGAACCACGCACACACCGAGGAAGCGGATAGTAGTAAGCCCAATGAGAAGCCCAGCAGCGGATGGTTCTCGTCCCTATTGAAGATGGGTGTCTTGGCAGCGTTTGCCTACCTTGCTTACTTCCTGTACAAGAAGTACAAGCAGCACTCAAAGCCCGTTCCCGTCACAGCAGAAGTCATCAACTGAAACACAGAAAGGAGAAAGCCATGAATAACTTTTGGAAGTACATCAAAGCTGCAGCCATTGTCATGGGAGTGTCCGTGATGGCATACTACGGCTACAAGCAGATTCGCAAGATGTTTGCTTGACACCACACTATTTACCTGCTATACTCTACCGACAAGGAGACACACAATGGATGACATTGATCCCAAGACCGAACGAAAACTGGTTGTGGATGCCTTGGAAAACGTTTTGCGTGACCTGTGGTACGAGGAAACACCGTACTATGATCACGAAACTTATCCAGAAGAGTTTCGGAAATTCTGTGAGAGTGTCCTGTATTCGGTATTGAAGAAAGGTGTAAAGTGAGCGACAAGCAATACGAGCCAACCTACGAAGGTCAACTGGACAAGTGTCAAGACGAACGACACTCACTCCAAATGCAACTTGAGGAATACATAGAAGCCTTTGAGTTTGAGCGCAAAGAGTTTCACGAAGCATTGGACGATCTTGCAAAAATGAAAGCAGAGCGCGACGAGGCGAGGAGATATTCTTGCGATCTAGAAGCACGAATCACCATGCTTGAGGAGGATCGTCGTGATACATCAAATAACTTTGGTACGAATCCGTGCTCAGAGATTATTCTGCCAGACT